ATCCCCAGTGTTCAAGACCGTGATTGGTACGAAGATGAATTCGATTGCTTTCGCAGGCTTGATAGCCACGTCAACATACAATTCGTTTCGGTCAATGCGGTCGGGAGTGTTGTTAGACTCGTCACAACGTGCTGCATAGTCGAACAGGGCACGCAGTGATTTCAGACCAGACAGGTAACGTTCCGTAACGATCTGCGCCGAGCGTCGTGTGACAGCGTCGTTCAGTTCGAACAGGAATGGTTCGAGCAGACGGGCAAGGTCATACTTCATCTTGGCGATGAGTCGGGAGACGTTGATTCTGTCTAGTGCAGAGGCAAAGCCTTGGTTTGTCTTTTGTCCGAGAACTGTCAGGCCACGGGATGGCAGGAACGCAATCGGGTTAATGCGATTTTCGTAAAGAACGTCGCGCTGTGGTTTTGTCAGAATCAGCGGGGTGTAATCACCGTCATTCGACAGGTGACCAACCGAAGCCGCGTTATCGACACGACCGCGCTGGAAGCCAGCCGGTGGGAACCACGGAGCAGCTACCGAGTCACTGAAAGCAATGGTACGCATTGCAATGTGGGTACCCGGCTGCATAACATCTTCGCCGTCAACATTGGTTGTCAGGCACCATGGGTACCAGAAACCAACAAAGGCGTTACCACCGGAAGCGAATCCACGCTCGCCAGTAGCTTCGACGTTGTTTGCATTGGTGATCCACTCAGCCGCAGTAACTTCGCGACCAACCGGAATTCCATTCGGAACCATGAACTTTGGAACATCACATGCTGCGAAGCTGACTTCGTTGTTGTCACCATTCAGGGTAACCATTTCGTCATACAGTTCTGGGTAACCCGGAGAAGCAATCAACTGGTAGTAGTTGGTTTCTGCACGAATTTCCTGATTCGAAATGAAGACGGCCTGTAGGGCTTCGACAACCAGATCGCGCTGAGAGCGACGACCAAAGATGTCACCAGTGTTTGGCTCCCAGAAGTTACCGGTCTGAGGAACAACATTGTATGAGCTACCGTCGAATTCTACGGTAACAGCTTCGAATGCCGGGTTATAAGTCTTCACGGTGTTACGGGTGATAGACTCACCAGTGTTACACCACAGGGTGTCATTCAGGACAGCAGAAGCAACCGGGTCATCAGGACTGAAGATTACAGAGCTACGGATGTCGATCCACTCACCACTGGTGAAGCGCTTGATAAGCGGGTATGCGTCCAGTGCTTCCGGAGTAGAAATGTCAACCCAGAAAGAACCCTCGGCAGGGAAACCCGGAGGCGACGCGGAAATAACCTTCTGCGTGCTGGTTGGGTTGCTGACGGTAGTGGTCTCAACCGGTACCCACTGGTTACCGAAACCAACGTTAGTACCTTCGAGGTACAGCGCGAAGTCAGTAAGGGTATCGTCGAACCACAGAGTTCCAGTTTCAGGCTCAGATACAGGAGCATCATTCTGAACAAAGGTGGACAGCGGAATGAAGGTCAATCCGGTGCCGATGAACAGAGGGCGTGCGCCAGTCGTGTTGATAGAAGAAATGTCTTCCCAAATCGTGTTCTCATTCGGAACAGGCATGATGGTGTCACGGATAACCGTCTGCTGAACCCATACACCATCCGCAGCACGGAAACGCTTGAGTTGCAGGTTTACACCACCACCGGAGGAAGTGGTCTTCCACCAGAAGTCACCATCTTCAGAAGCGCCCGGGGTAGTCGGGGAAACGTGAAGATTGGTAGTACCACCGAAGTCGGTAGACAGGTTTGCATCAGTAGCAGCTTTCCAGATGCCACCGAACTTGTAAACCATAGCGCCGTCAGCAGTGGAGTAGTCAAAACCCCAGTCGCCGTCAACACCATCAGCCGCAGTAGGAGCAGACTGGAAAACAGTGAAAGAATTCGTATCAGTGATTGGTGAGAAAACGCCACCAGAACGGACGAAGATTCCACCAACGACTGCATCAGAATCAATCCAGTATGTGCCATCAGGTGGCGGCTCAACCGGCTCTTGATCTGAAGGAACCAGAGCACCCAAGTCAATTGGAGCACGCAGGATGAATGCACGGCTACCACGACCCAAGAAGGAGTGGGCACCGAGCAATGCGTATTCGTTGGTTTCGTCACCATGGACCGGCTCACCGGCAGAGGTTACGAAGACTGGGTTACCGTAGTTCAGCAGCAGTTCGCGCTGTGAAGTGATCAAACGAAGAACGTCAGACTCGGTAGTACCGGGGGCCGTTGCTTGTCCGTCCGAAGAAATCTTGTTTGCTCGTGTTGCGATAACGTAAAGCGGAATCGTCTGAGGATTAGGCTCGGAATAAATCGAGGCGTCTGTGAGGGTCACATTGACCGCAGGACTCGTCATTTTGTCGTTCTCCTGAAGGAAATTTTGTTATGTTGATTATTTACCCGGGAGTGCCTATATACGTGGTATGATCCTAAAACATAACTGCTACCAATGTCACGGTTAACCACAGAAGAATTCATCTCACGAGCTAATAAAGTTCATGGAGATATTTATGATTATGGAGAAGTTAAATATGTCAATGCCGCAACAAAAGTGACAATTGGTTGTAAAAAGCATGGGAATTTCACACAGCGACCGGGAGATCATACCCGAGGGCAGGGTTGCCCAAAATGTGGTTATGATAAAAATCGTCGAGATAAGCAATTCATCGAGCGGGCAAAATCCATACATGGAGACAAATATGATTACTCCGAAGTGGTATACAAAAGAACCGATCAGAAGGTAACAATAATTTGTCCAGACCATGGAAAATGGCAGACTAAACCAATGACTCACCTCAGTGGATCACGGTGTCCCAAATGTGCATCCCTTCTAACACACGACGAGTTTCTTCAGAAAGCATTCGATATTCATGGACCAAAATATAACTATGACAAGACCATTTTCACGGAGACCCGGAATGATGTAATTATAACGTGTCTCGATCACGGAGATTTTGTTCAGCGTGCCAGTGCCCATTTGTTAGGCAACGGTTGTAAACAATGTGCTGATGATAAACGCCGCCTGACTACTGAGGATTTCATCCAGCGATCACATGATATTCATGAGGGATTCTATGATTATTCAAAGACAGATTACGTAAACTCCCATCAATATGTGACAATAACCTGTCCAATTCACGGGGATTTCCAAACAAAACCATATAATCATCTACAGGGAAGGCGCTGCCGTCGTTGTTTTTATGATAATCACCCGGGTGGTTACACCGAGGAGGTATTCAAATTAAGACCGGAACTCCGTACATTGCCGGGAGTATTCTACATCACCGAATATGAATTCCCGAAGGAACACTTCATTAAGGTCGGCATCACGCAGCACACCGCGTATTCGCGTGCCAAGAGTTATTGGCAATATGCGACTGTGTTAGTTGAGACGCCATTACCATTGTACGATGCATTCGTTCGGGAACAGGAAATATTACATCGTTCCGAGTTGCAGCAGTTCAAGTATTACCCAAAGAGCATCCGTGCAGGAAACACAGAGTGCTTCACTTTAGACGTTAAGCCGTATCTGTTTTGAGATCATCTCGCAAAACGTAGAATACGTGCATATCACCAAACGGTGGTGCAGAGAATTGTTCCTCATCGGCCAGCGAGTATCCAACTTTGGTCATTCGGCCTGCCAACCGTTTTGCCATCTTTGCGTAGGTGACATCACGACCTTCGTCGATGAGTGCTGCCACGGCGAATGCTTCGGGTTGTTCGGACCCGAGGAATTCTTCAAATATCTTGATTGCGGTTGAGAACACGAGGAATTCATTTCCAGTTCCGAGCAGATAGTTCCCCGAAACAAGGTCACCACCCTGATAGTTAGCTATCAAGGCACCCATTACAGTTTCGAATTGTTGCGGAATTGGAGATGATGAGAACGGCATGAAGTTGGTTTCATATGGCATCATAATGACTGCATAGGGGATATCTTCAACTTCAAAGGTTGCCGCAGGCACTCCCATGAAATCATGCCACTCGTAATCTGCTGTCTTGTCAAAAAGTTCCAGTAATTTCATTTTGGTGTTCCCACGATGGCTGGAACAGATTTCCGTCCAGCAACAAAGGATGCAGCAGTTCTATGCCACCCATCCCATATGTGCCATTCCCCAACATCGTTATATACCATAATTATGGGTTCTTGAATTTCTTCTTGTGCCAAATGCGCCCAACGTGATTTCCCTTCTGGTTCGTCGCTCATCGGATCGGTCCACATTTCGTTTTCTTGCTTAAACCACTCAACCCAATCTTCCAATTTATCCAATCCTGATTCGGCACTTTTACCAAGAAAAACTTTTAGAGGAAGCTCTGGAACTATTTCCCAATTATATTCGGATGCAGGTTTATCTTCGAGATTGTTATCGTACTCGAAGTAACTAGCTTGTTTCTCCAATTCATCCGGAGAATACATTTCGAAGAGCGTAACAATCTGTTCCATTATCCGAAGGTCTCGAAACGGAGGGTGTCTTCCTCGTCTGCTCTGATTACACACTTGTCCAGTTGTTCCAGATCATTGAATAACAAGGTATCCGCCATGACGGTTTCACCATCGTAGGTTCCCAAGTCTAAAATCGGAACATGGATTTCGTGGATGTTTTTGGTTTCCAAAACTTTGACAGGTGCCGACAACCACATGACCGTTCGGAACGACATTGAGTGAACGGTAAACGAGTCGGAATTGGTTCCGTCAGCCTGTACACTTTCTACACGGATGTCACCATCAAAATTCAAGGTGGATAAGAAACCCCAGTCAGCCATTCCATTGGATAACGCGATGTCGAGTTCCGGATTAAACACAACACCGATTTGTTCGATGAGTTGGAATGCTTGGTCCTTGTTTGAAGTCCAGATAGCCAATTCAAATGATACTTCGTAGGGGACCGGCATGTAACGCTCGACCGTGGTTTTCTTACCGGGCTGTCCAACAATAAGCTTTCCATCAGGATCGCGGGCTCTCTCGATGAATTGAAGTTTCTCGATGTGTTGTGGTTGTTGACGCCAGTCAGCTTTCTGAGCAAACCCGGTATCGATGAGTGACATGATTGGAAGGTATGCTACTGTATTCTCGGAACCACCCTGAAGAATATAACCAACAGCCCTGTCCATTCCACCGTAGATGATAGGCACATCCATGAAGTGATGCTTCCCGTCGCGTTGGACACCAGTCCGAACTTGATAACCGGCGAACGCCGCCAACACCTGTACTATGAGGCGCTTAAACTGGGCATCGTAGAAGAACGGCTTCCGGCGTAGGCCAGATAGTGATCGTTCTGGAGCATCAATGATAGTGCTCTGCTTTTGTGTTTCTGGCTGTCGTTGTGTCATTTACGTCGTATCCTGATTAGTGATGGGTCCATAACCATGCGAACCGTGGCCATCGGTCCATCACCTCTGTAGTTATCCTTAATCATGTGCACGTCAATGATGTCGTATCCCAACTCATCAACAATTGCAGCCAGAGATGTGGTAGAAAGTGTGCCACCGTCACCGCGAATCTGATGAGTAAATTGATCAATCAGGCGCTTGACACTCATTTCATCCATGCCATCCTGCACCAAGGCATTCTTCAGTGAGGCAACCTTGATACCACGAAAGTTTTGACCAGCACCACTAATTTCTAATGTCTTACCGGGCGCAACATCAACTTCAACCACCCCCGGGACAGCAGCTTGATAGTCGAAGGCTCTTCGGTCATCGGCATAGGTTCCGGCAACGTCTTGTCGGTCGCTCAGGAATATAGGTTTACGAATCGTCTTTCTGGTTCGTAATGCCGCTGCCGCATCCAACAAATCCATGTAAGGGTCAGACCCACTCGGATACTTTTCAAGCTCCTGCTGAATTTGCATCCACTTCTTCGGGTCAGTAATGTAATCAACGCTTTCAGTACGAGATTCGAAATTATCCCCGAGCTTCTGTAATTCAGGAGTTCCGTGATACCATGTTCCGTCTTCAGCCAATTCGTACTCGGTTGCATCAGTGGGCAACGGATAAATGGTTGGACCACCCGGGAGATCGCGGGATAGGAAGAAGGAATTGTCCATACCTTCCGGTATTTCGGTTCGTCCCATTAATTCCTGAATCTTCATCCTTTCTGTTCACCTTCGTTTTCATTGATCTCGAACGATTCCTTGTTCTCGGTTTTCTCTTCATAAGAAAGATCAGAACGATCATGGCGGCTCGTGAACACGTCATGGATACTTTTCAGTTCCCAATTACGTTCACGGTCTTCATCAGAACGGTCGGACATGAATTCTCGAAGTTGAACAACCCAGTTGTATGGTTGCCATTCTCGTTTGTTGTCCTTTTCCATCAGCTTCCAGCGCTGGTTTTCAGCGAACCGGTAAAGACGATTTGGTACGAAGTCAACACGCAGGAACCAATCACCAATCTGAGGATCGGATGGGAAGTCTGCACCTTGCTCGACGGGCTCGCCATTATCAGGCTTCCCGTCGCCAGTCCATCGGTACGGTTTGCGGTCCGGATGGTCCGGACAGAAATATAATAACGTGGTATCGAACCACGTGGTGTTCACATACTCGCGTGCCTTTTCTTGATTGGCTTGAGTCATCGACATCATGGCATCGAGATTCGACATCTGTTCTGCCAAGTTCTTTCCGTATTCGTCCATGCGATGGAAAAGGTCGAGGAATTCTTGCTGATGACGCATTGGGCGCAACACGATTGCTGATACGTGACGGGCATACATTGGGTCGATGCCGGTCGGTGACCACACAATGGAACTCACCTCGTACCATTTGTTTGCAACACGACCGTCGATACCAACTTCACGTAGGTGGGGCATCTCAATAACATCACCCGGGGCCAGTCGCCGCTCGCATTGTCGTTCCATTTCTTCGGTGTGGACTTCGATGGTGATAACATCATTCGATAGGGCCATACCAAAGCGAGCATATTCGAGTTCGTTCTGGCTGACCGTGTAGACCACACGGAGTATCGGAATCTCATCAAAATCGTATTCTCGATCCCGGTTCTCATTCAATACTGTATCTTGGACACCCAAGAAAGAACCAACATCAGTCGGTCCTTCATTTTTCGGTCCAAACGGATTTTCCCGTTGGTCATCTACGTCGAATAGGTTTTCTTCGTCGTCAGTGTCCGGGCCATGAGGATCATGCTTGACACCAAACTCATCTTCATCCTGAAGGAATGTTCCTTTCATGCGATAGACGTTGACATCAACACCACCCATGTCAATGTGCATCTTGATGAGATCGCTGGTGAACTGGCTAGTTTTGGTTTTGTTACCAAAATGGGAAGCCCCGTTCGTATCTTTAGCGAACCAAGAGAATGGGTTTTTAGGCTGAAATTTAGGCATTATCCGAACACCAGTACTATTCCCGCAGCCACGCCAAACACAACTCCCCAGAACACGATATGTACTAGGTTGAGCTTGAGGTCATCAGGTGCTCTTTTGTTGAGTTTGTCTAGCCACTTCATGTTTTAACCTCTGATTGGTTGCGGAACCATCGAACCATCGATGTACAGTAGCAGATCGTCTTCGAGTTTTTCTTTTTCAGCCAGTCCTTCAGACACCAATTGCTCACCCTTCATGGTAGTACCACCTTGGGCACCCGGGATGGTTGCAAAGACACGATATTTTTCACCAAGGATAATCTTCATTTCAGCGAGGTGATAATCTCGAAGCCATCTAGCAGCGAAGTGATCCTTCAACAATTCTAGATAAGATTTCAGAACCATGGATTCAATCAGTACTTCTTCCTGTTGTTGTGGAACCTGAGTCAGGAAAAGAGAATTCGTTTCGGTGCGGAACACAAACTGAAGTTCACGAACGAAAAGTCGGTCGAGTGTTTCTTGATATTGGAGAACCAAATCATAGGAAACCAAATCGAAGGCCGCACCGTTCTGCCCGATGCCACCACGAAGCAACGTGTTGGCCGTAGCGGCTCCAAAACTTTCGAAGGCACCTGAGCCACCAGAACTTCCACCAAAGAGGCCACGGGCTCTCCAAATGCGAATGACGTTGTCTACGCGTTCGTCCAATATTATCTCTTGGATTCCGGGCTGTAGCTGAAGGGCAGTCCACGATTTGTATACGGAACCACCACCGACTTGTCGATAGGTATCGACAGCCAACTGCCACGCGGTCGAATAATCATCATCTTCCAAATGGACATCAATGCTGGAACCACCCAGACGAATGTAATTGTTGTAATACATCCGTTCTAGGAGCCGATGGGTCTCTGGATTATTGGTCTCGTGGTCGGCTGGCTGCATCAATTCAGCGTTCGGACCGCCACCTAGTTGTGTTGGCATTCGCGTGTTCTCCCGATTGGTGTAGTTATTTACCGAAGTTTCTTGACTTTTAATTGATGAAGAAAGATATATAGAGGTAGGTGTACGATTTCTTCGAATCGGCACTGAGTATAAAAGTCCGAAGGCGGTAAGCCCTTGCGTGTTCAGCAAGGCCATTAAAGACCTCCGGCAGTACAATGGAGAAAGTATCATGTATAACTCGACACGTGAGTTCGAGGCTTGCATTCTTGTGAATGGTAAGCCAGTCACCGAAGTCGTCCACAACGGACAGACTTTCATCGAAGGTCGTAAGAAGTCTACTTACGAACTGTATTTCCGCAACAATTCCAGCCAGCAAGTTCTGGTAGTTCCGTCTGTGGATGGCTTGTCAGCTATCGACGGTCAGAGTGCTGGTAAGGATTCCCCGGGCTATGTTGTTGATCCATGGAGCGATGTTACCGTTCCGGGTTGGACAGTGAATGGTCAGGAAGCTGCGGAATTCATCTTCCATGCTCAAAACGCGTATTACGACGATGAGCAAACCTACGCAGAAGAGATGGGCGAAGACGAACGCAATCAGGGAGCCATCGGTTTTATGGTGTTCCGTCAAAAGCCTGCTCCAATTCGTAAGGCGTTTTCTAGCAGCCGTGCAAAACACCCATATCGACGAAACATGTTTGAATACGATGTGAGGGGGACAGGTAGTCCACCAAATAGTATTCTTCGTGGTTCGAGTGGTAATGTCCACAATGCTAGTTTTGATGCCAACTCGGTTTTGAATGTATCTAACACTATTGCTGGATCAGTTGGGTCAGCGGATAATGTTGCAACTTACACTGTCAACACATCCGACAATCTGGGCAACAGTGTGACGATGGATTTTATGGATGTAGATGAAGGGAAGTCCCTCGGGACCGGGTTCGGTGAAGCCGTTGAGTTCGAAACCCAACAGGTTGAGTTTCGACGTGAAGCAAATCCGTGTGCTGTTTTTGCGTTTTATTACGACACGGTTAAGAATCTTCGTCGCATGGGTGTTCCAGTGGAACACTTCAATCGGCACTATTCCGAATCAATTACCAATGCCCCAAATCCTTTTCCAGATTCACCAGAAGTAACGGGGTACGCAACTGCTCCCAGAGGGTGGACCGGTAAAGGTACGCGGGGTCGTCGTAGAAAGACACGTTCTTAAGCCTTAACCTAGAGGAAATTCCAATGGCTGATTTGAAAGTAAAAACCAACCGGGGCAGCAAGAAAGCTAAGACCCTACGCGCCGACACCATCATCACCATCGTGCTTGATGGATCGGGTTCCATGAATAGTATCACGGATGCAACACTTGAGGGATACAACGAGTTCATTCATAAACAGCGAGAGGAAGACGGTAAAGTTCTCGTCTCTCTGGTTATCTTTGACTCGACGTGGGAAACCAATAGTGAGGGCCACACATACTTTGGTGGGAATCAAAAACTGCGGATGATTCGTCCATATACCGCATTGGACCTTGATGAGGTTCCTGAGTTAACTCGTGAGGTTTACGAGGCTCATGGTGGTACTCCGTTGCGTGATGCAATCGGACGAAGCATCGGTTTCACAGATGACATTCATCAGCGTATTCACAAAGATGACGAGCCGGATACCTTGATGGTTATTATCACCGATGGTGGTGAGAATACCTCTCAGGATTTCGGTGCTGGTTTGATTAAGGAAATGATCAAATCACGTGAAGATGACGGATGGACATTCATTTACATGGGTGCCAATCAGGACTCTTGGTCCGAAACGCAAAATCTTGGATTCAATCAGGGCAACGTTATGAACTACGTTGCTCATGATATCAAAGAGGGTGCGTTTGCTAAGGTGGCGGCATCAACTGCAACTTATCGTTCCATGTCCAGTTCAGCTAAGGCGGGTGGTCTTGTTGGAACGTACACCACGACATCATTCTTTGATGATGCCGGGGTGACGGAAGACTCTCCGGTAGAGTAATCTACTTGCGATGATGGGGGAGCGTCGTCTTCTGGCGATGCTTCTCCATCCGCTCTCGGGCCAATTTGTTCTTGGGAAGATTGCGGCGTCGTTTTTCGTCCCGCACCGTTTGGTAATACCAGATTCCTACCAACCCAACAAGAAAAATTACAAAGGCCAGCAGAATCCACCCCAAAAGGAAGATTGGCCACAGGGCCATGGTAACGTACAACCACGGGTCCGCCCATGAGAACGGAATGTCGCTGGTCAGTAAGTGATAAAGGATGCCGATGCCGAGCCAGATGACGAAGCCAACGGAACCGAATTTGATTGTAACTTCACGTTTCATGAGGTTTCTCCAAGTACCTTTTCAACTTCCTGCTTGAGCAACGGGTCCATAAAATCTGAACAATCGACCGGGCAGTGTTTTTTCATCACCTGAGAAAGGAGATCAACGAGGTGGTTCTGATACGCCTCGCACGAATCGATTGCGCTGTTGTACCCTTCCAGATACGACATGTTAGGAGACATGCTCATTACGATTTTGTTTGGCTTTCTCATAATTTACCTCGCTTTCATAATTTCTTCGCGCATCTTATGGATGTTCGATGCTACCCCATACGATGCGTTGCTGTCGTTGATTGCTACTTCGGCAACACCCTTCAGTTTGAAGGCAGTTTCCTGCCATACCTTTTCCATTTCGATGGGTGTCAACTTGCCGAAGTCTCGGATGGTTTCCGCACTACGTATGATTTCGTCTGCGGTATCGTAATACAGTTGGTCTTGGTTCATACCAGCATCCCCCAACGGTCTTGTTCATTGAAGTAACCAACCATGGTGGTGTCGTCCTCGACGAAGTGTTCACCACTCTGATCAGTAGTCGTTCGAAGGCCACGCTCTTCCGCCGCCGTCTTCCACAACTCCAAGTTGGTGAAAGTGCGAACGGTTGTGCCTTCGATATAAATCTGTTCTTCAGACATTACCTTCTCCCTAACGCAATACTATGAGGCTTGTGAGGGTGCTAATTATAGCAGATACGAATAGAACCAAAACGAAACCTACCGCACGTTTGTTGTTTGGGATGTTGAATTCCGTTCGGAGAGCATCGAACAGAACAATCAGTAATGCTGCTGCTCCCACGTATGCCGCCAACGCGGTGGTGGTGCTTATGGAAATAACCACCATCAAAAATCCGAGCAATGCACCTACGAATGCGCTGAATGTGTAATATGCTATACGTTCCATCATCATTCTCCCTTTACCGGTGCGCTAATATGCACTCGCTGTTCGAGCCATGCCCAACCCACTCCGTCGATGGCAATGAGTTCGGCGTCTGTCATGTGCTCGCGTGACTTTTGTTGGTCGCGGTCGGCGTCGTCTTCGATCCAGTCGATGCGTTCGTCGATAACGCACATGGCTTCCTTCTTGGTGCTTCCACCATCAATCGGCCAATGCGACATGCCTTCTTCACGAATGCGCCAACCAGTGGCATCGACTGCAAGTTCGTAACCACGATACGCGTAGTGACCGGTTGCGATTTTCTTGGCTCCCATTACGAGAACTCCTTGCCGTCAGGATCGGGCTTAATGCGGGCTTCGATGTCGTCAACCAATTCGTTCAGGCAGATATCTTCCGGGTAGTTCACAACAACTCGGAGAATGTCACCTTCAACCTTCGCGTGTATCGAAGACTCGGGGCAGTTGATTCTAGCAGCAGCTTCGTAGCCGCGCTCCAAACCACCATCAGGTTTCAATTCAAATCGTAATTCCATGGCAAATTCCTCTCAATTAATACGTGCATTTTAACACACGTTTGGACTTTTGTCAAGAAAGTTCGTTGCGTTCGAAGGCGATTTGTTCGGCTTCCCAGTCGCCATTAACGTAGGCTTCTGAACCATAAGCTGCCGGAATTTCCTTCCAGTAATCCATGTTTAAATCCGGCTTGGTGGTGTTGAGATGATGAGCCAGTTCTTCCAAACGCGCAGAAGAAACGTCGCTTTTGGTAGTACCGTTAGGATAGGTGAGAGCCGTAGTTTGATTAGCAAAGCGACGACCAGTGGGGGTTTCAGCGATGATGTAATCAGCGTCACCATGGATGGCACCGCGAGGATTGCTCATGTCAGCCATTTCGGAATTGTAATCCACAACGACGATGTCAGTGCGGACGAAATAATTCAATTCGTTGAAGTTAATATCCATGTGTTCTGCCTCTCAACTCTCAATTGAAAGTACATTATACACGATTCTCAACTTTTGTCAAGAAATTTCGGAGGACGGTTATTCCGCAGTTGGGGCTGTAGCACTTTCGTTTAACCCTTTGATTTTACCGCGTTTTTCGGGATCAGCAGGATTTACTAACTCGCAACCACCACGCTCTCCAACAAAAATTTGGCGTATAGAACGGTTGGTAATTGCATCCATGCCAGACTCGTTGACCTTCCCGACCTCGATGACTACCTCAAGCATGCTGTTGCTTGCAAAGGGGTAAACCTCGAACCGCTTGTATTCGAACTCATCACCGTGATTAGTGATGACTTGCTCGTGAAGTGATTCAATAGTTTTGAGTTGGGAGGGAGTAACTGGAACTCCTTTATATTCCGTCATGTTATTGGAACATCCGATTCAGGTCGTTGCCGTTTTTTGATGCCGGAGCGTTCTCTTGTACACAAGCATTCCAGTATTGTTTAAACCAATCGCTTCGTAGTTCTTTGCTAGCGATGACATCATCCCCCAACTCTTCGTAAACAAATTTGGTCAGTTCGTGAAGTTCAGTTTCTCCGTCGGGATCGGGCGGCACGCCATTCTCTTTAGCTACGAAGCGGTAAAGTTTAATGTCCCACTCGTTCTGAAGTTGAGCTTCTTCGTAAGTGAAACCAGCAGCCCGTCGTGTAGCCAGTTCCATCGCGGTTTGGGTTTTGCTGTAGCACATAGTCATATGAGGTGCCGGTGTTGGTTGTTGTGCCCCAAGCGTACCGACACAAGCCAGACCAAACAGGAACGTAAAGTAGATGAGAATGGCTTTGTTCATGATGACTCCCGAAAGTTTTTCATATTTCAATATACTCCGGTCGGCATTACCTGTCAACCGTGTAAATAGTATATAGTCAAAACACCACTGAGAGAACAAACATGGGTCACAGCCTTCTTGGAAAAGACGTAGACGATATTTTGATTGAATTTTATGGTCCGCACACTGGTCGTAATTATTTCGAAACTACGGTCTCACCACAACTCCAACTTCAAGTTTTTGGAGCAGACCCGGCTGATTCTGTTATCGTTGAGCGGAACACCACCCTCATCATGTTTGGTACCAACAATTCAAACGCAATTGGTAGTACGCCAGTTCGCGGTGGTAAGCTGGAGCCATCTCGGGTTCCGGCAGACTGGGTTGCTGTTGGTGCTGCCGTAACTGTTGGCGACGGGCTTGTTACACGTGCTCTTCCTGCTGAAGATTTTGAGCACGGCGTTCGTGTTCGCGTTGTTACTAAAACCGATGGTCGTCTGGGTGCTGGTAGCGTAACAGTTGCTACTCAGTGGAACTAAAACGATTCCGTCGTAAGTTTCTCCAAGACCGCGATACAATCTTCAAATTATTTTCTACATGAAGACCGCACACCCGCCGTCCCCGTATGGGGATGTCGTGAACTATATGCATCGCGATTCCCATTTGGGCTTCCAGTCTCCTAGCTTCTAATTCCAACCGCTTGATGGCCTCGTGGTCTGTCCATGATGGAGTTGCCTGTTTTAGATGCTTATTGTGCCGGTATCTTGTTTGTTGAACTACGTGTTGGTCTGGGTTCTCCTGACGAAAGTTTCGGGCTTTTTTTCTGGTGCACACAATACATCCTCGGTTCGACCGATATCTTTCTGTTCCACCGCAGTGTTTGCAAGGTTTTCCTTGATATGTGCGCACAACTCAACCATTAACATACTTTCTGTACTGTTTACTTAAATACAGTCGTTAAACAAATTGTGCAAATCGCGCAAAACAATCAATTAATGGAGAATCAATAATGTCTCAACAGATGCTTTCTCAGACGGGTGCTGCTGCACCGGCTCCGGGTGGTACTGGTCCGATTGTCGCCTTTCCGGGTAGCAACGGAATTCGACTGATTCAGGTTAACCCTGCTGCGGGCACTCCGCTCACGGGTACTCTGGAAATTCGTGGTACCAACAAGCCCGCTCCGGGTGCTGGCGACTTCGCCGTCATCGCGACCATCGACTTTACCGGTCACACTGGTCCGTTTACTCTGTACGTTCAGAACTCTTCTACCAGCATGCAGGTTGCTCTTACGGCTGTCTCTTCTGGTCAGGTTTCTGTTTTCGGTGACAGCAACGACGGTGCGCTCGTTGGTGGTTCCGGTACTTCTCTTTCACAAGCAACTGCGGTTGTTACAGCACAAAGCACTGTAACCGTTGTTGGTCAGTTCGTTCACGTAGCTGCTGCTACCGTTCCGTCTATCACTTCTGATGACGTTGTTTACGCACTCGACTTCAATAGCACTGTTACTGATGAGCTTGCCAAGCATGACGCAATCCTCGAAGGCATCACCCTCGCTGGTGTTACCGTTGCGGACCTCAATCTGCTTGCTGGTAAAGACGCATACGGTCTGACAAGTGCCGATCTCTGCAAGCTGGCAGACATCGACGCATCGGCTTCCGAAATCAATTTCCTGACTGGTGTAACCAGTGGTGTTCAAGCACAAATTGATGGCAAAGCTGACGGCGCTGGTATTGACCTGACTGGTCTTACCGTTTCAGCCACAGACTTCAACACGTTCTTTGACGTTGCACCTACAGTTGCTCTGTCGTTCCTGAACACTGCTTTCACTGGTCTGGTTGCTACTGCTGCCGATCTGAACGCTCTGGCTGGTACGGCTGGTGACGTTGCTGCTGCTGACTTTGTCAAGCTTGGTGACATCACTGCTTCTGCATCCGAAATCAACACGCTGAACGGTCTGCTTGCTGCTGCTACTGAACTGAACATTCTTGCTGGCACATCTGCTGACGCAAGTGACATCAATGCTATCGCCGGTATCGGTGGTCTGGGCATCGACATCACTGAACTTCAGCACCTTGTCGGTCTGACTGAAAACGTTCAAACTGCACTCGACACCATCACTCCTTTGGGTGGTCTGACCTCTTCGGTTGACGACCTGAACCTACTGACTGGTGCGTTCGCTGGTACTGGTGCTTTCTCTGGTGGTGCTATCACTTCCGCAGAAATCGCTCACCTGAACGGTGTTTCTTCCGGTATTCAGGCTCAATTGGATTCCAAGCGTAACACTGCCGACACAATCGGTATCGCTGAAATCACTGGTGCGTCTATCACGACCACCGAACTGAACTACCTGTCTGGTTCAACTGCTAACATCCAAGCTCAGATTGATGCTCTTGGTGCTGGTGCTATCACCGCTGCTGGTGGTACGTTCACTGGTCCGATCTTCATCTTCGACGGAACCGCTGCTGCTCCGGGTCTTGGTTACGCGTCTTCTAACGATTCTGGTTTCTACCTCTTTGGTGCAACCGGCATTGGTATGACCGTAGCTGGCACTCGTGCTGGTACGCTGGATGGCACCAACTTGATCATCGGTGATAACCTCACCTCTGGTCAGCCGTTGGCTAAGCACTCTGGCATGGGCGAGTCCGATCCGACTTGGGCGTTTGTTGGCGACGAAGACACTGGTATGTACCGTGTCGGTCCTGACTCTGTTGGTATCGCTGCTGGTGGTACTGAGATGGCTCGTTTCGACGACACTGCTGGTGAAGTTGTTCTTGGTGGTGCTTCCGCTGGTAACCACGACGTTCGTGTCACTGGTATCTTCCAAGGTATCAAGGAACTGGGTCGTGTATCGGTTTCTGCTGGTGCTACCTCGGCTGCTGCTCCGAAGACCTCTCCGATCTACACCGTGCCTGCGGGTCGTACCGCAATCGTCACTCAGATTCTCGTTCGCCTGACGGCAGCGGTTGTCGGTGGCGGTGGTTACGTGACTGGTCCTCCGGGTAACAACACCCTTGAGTTGAACATTGGTTTCACCGCAGCAACCTACGATGAAATCGTGGACAACACCACGAACACCGGTATCTGGAACCCGGGTACATACGACTTCGATACCGCGATGCAGGTAATGCCTTTGGGCGCTGGTGACAACACCTTCCCTGCTATCTCTGGTAGCGCTGGTGCAGACTATCAAGCCCTCTCGGCTGGTGCTGTTTTGACCGCGTATGTCGGTACTCTGGCGAACCTTGATACGTTCGACCTCGACATCATCGTTTTCGGTTACGAACTGTAATCAATAGCGGGTGTCATGCTCCAACAAAAAAGGGAGGCCATTATGGTCTCCCTTTTTGCTTTTAAGTAAATAATACAGAACAACAAATAACTGCGGAATAACCACCCATGTCACAACAGCAATATTGGCAATTTGAAATTTTCGGCACCGACCCGGACATCATTGGCTTCTTCGGTGATGCCGGTATTATCCTCCCGGGCGGTACAACCGCTGAACGTCCATCGTCACCCTCTGTAGGACATATTCGTTACAACACCGACCTCGGACAATTTGAGGGATTCAACGGTGGTTGGCTTACTTTCGAAACTGGTGCTGCTACCACGTTCGACGCGCTGACTGATACCCCTGCTGGTAAAGCCGGTAGTGCCAATCGTGTGATGATTGTTAACTCCGGTGAAACTGCGCTTGAATATTCTTCGGCTCTGACACTGGAAAACGACGGCACGCTTCTTGTCGGAACAGCTTCATATGAAACACTCGTTGTTACTGATGACGTAGTTCCAAACAAGCGCTATGTTGATGACCAAGACGCTCTTCAATTGTCATTGTCTGGCGGCTTGATGACCGGCACCATTACGATGGGTGGTAATGCGATTTCTGGTCTTCCTCTTACTCCGACTGCTGCAAGCGAAGCGGCTTCGAAAAGTTATGTTGATGGACTGTTTGCTGGTATTGATCGCAAAGAGTCTGTTCGCCTTGCTACAACCACTGACCTGAACAGCGAAACTGGTGATTCATGGGTACCCGCAGGCTCCGGTGTTGGCAAGACGATTACTTCTGATGCAAACACTGCCACCATTGATGGTGTCGCTGTTGTAAACGGTGACCGTATTCTTATCAAGGACGAAGCCGGTGATATTGACAATGGTATCTACGACGTGTCTGGCGTTGGTGGTGCTGCTGTTGTTCTTACCCGTTCAACTGACATGGATGGTACTCCTTCGAACGAAGTGAGTGGTGGTACCACGACCTTCGTCGTTGAAGGTACAACTAATGCTGCGACACAATGGTCTGTCATTCATGATGGAAGCCTGACTGTAGACACCGATCCAATGGTGTGGACCGTAACCACTATTCTTTCCGGAACATTTCTGGAACTGGCTGGTGGTACCATGGTTGGTAACATCACATTCGGTGCTGCTAGCACTCAAATTCTCGGAGACACCACGACTACCACAGTTCCCTCATACTCCTTTGTTGGTGATACTGGAACTGGTCTCCACCAAACTTCCGGAGCAGGAACCCTCGCTCTCGTAATCGGTGCAACTTCCTCGTGGAACTACACTGCAACGGCGCTTACTCCTGCTGTTACCGAAACTCAAGATATTGGTTCGGCTGGCCTGAAGATGCGCGATGTCTACGCAGATCACTTTCTGCCTAACTTCGGTGCTGCTGGCGATCCGAGCTACAGCTTCGAAGGCGACTCTGACACCGGTATGTTCAATGGTGGCGGAGATGATTTGGAATTCGCAATCGGCGGAACTATCGTTGCTTCTTTCACCACATCAGAACTCGACCTTACTGCTCCTGATGGGACTGGTGCTGGTGCCGGTGGCGTTATTGATATCAACGCCGGTACTGGTGGCGCAACTGGTGATGGTGGTACCGTGGCAATTACCGCTGGTTCTGGTGGTGGTACTTCCGGTGACGGTGCTGATATTACACTAACCGGTGGTGGTGCAACTGACGGTAGTGGCGGTAACATCGACTTACTCGCCGGATCAGGTGCAGGAACGAACCAAGCCGGTGGTGGAGTTACCGTTTACGGTGGTGACAGTACTGGCTCTGCCGATGGTGGACCGGTCGCACTTTCTGGTGGTACTGGCGGAACAACTGCTGCTGGTGGTTACATCAACATTACTGCTGGTGATGGTGGTGCTACCTCTGGTGACGGTGGATCGGTTACTATTACCGGTGGTGATGTAAGCAGCGCGTCCGGAGATAACGGTGGTTCAGTTACATTGGTTGCTGGACAAGGTTCTACCTCTGACGAGGATGGAACAATTGTATTCTCCACACAACGTTCGAGCGAGATTGAAGTTTTCTATGGTTACTCTGAGACAGGTGTAACCGGCGCAGCAACCACCCTCATGACTATCCCTATCCCATCTGACGATAGTGCTATTTTCGAAGTCTTTGGAATTGCGCGGAGCGATAGTGCAACTGCTGGTTTCCGAATCTTTGGTGTTGTAGAGGAAGATGGTGGAGCTACGATTGCTGGTTCGACCGCAACTGATACATCAAACTCTGGAGGCGACTCGGCAGATTGGAACCTAACGGTTGATGTTAGTGGTTCTAACCTGATAGTTGTTACCGACAACGACGCTGAAGACGTTGATTGGAAACTCAAAGTCCGACTGACAAGTATCAACCTTCCATTTGGTGGCGGATCATAATAATTAAAGAGAACTAAACATGGCTGATATAAGAAAAAATCTAGGCGAAGATTCGATTACTCTTCCATCGACTTCGGCTCCATCTGATACCACCAACAAACTGTATAATGACGGTGGTACGATTACGTTTGACGGTGCAGCGTTGGGTAGCGGTAGTGGCGACGTAACTAAAGTTGGTACCCCAGTGGATAACCAAGTTGGTGTCTGGACTGGTGATGGAACTATTGAAGGTACGGCGGACTTCCAATGGGATACCGCAAGTGACACACTTACGATTGGTGATGGTACGGTAGTTACTCCGGGAATCACGATGAATGGTTCTGCGACTGGTATACCCGTCATCCGATTCCAACAACTTGGTTCAAATCAAGTAATCGTTCAATATGTTGATGGTTTCTCTGAATTTCGTATTAATACTACTGGTGCCGATGATATTTCATTTTGGACGAATGGTACTGAACAAGTTTATATTAGTGGTGCTGCCGCTAACGAAGGTAACCTGAATCTGGTTACTGGTGATCTTCAATTTTCAGAAAGATCGGACCATAATGTATCTGCTCCAGCCGCCAGCCAAGGTTACTTGTGGGTTCGCGATGATACCCCAAATGTTTTGGTATTCACTGACGACACTGGTACTGATACTGTTCTCGGGGCCGGTGGTGGCGGTGGTGGTGATGAAATATCCGATGTTGATGGTGATACTCGAATTCGTGTTGAAGCTGCTGCTGACGAAGACATCATTCGATTCGATACGGGTGATTCCATTGCTGGATTTCCGGCACAAGCGAATACCGCAATTTTGTCATCCGCACAGTTTACTATTGGCCTCCCTGCTGCAACAGGTGCTACAACCGGTGGACCAGTTAGTTTAACTGGTGGTACTGGTGGACCAACTGGTGATGGTGGTAATGCTACACTTGCTGCTGGTTCCGGTGGTGCAACTTCCGGTAATGGTGGTGACGTATCAATAACATCTGGTGCTGGCCCAACGTCTGGCACCGGTGGTGACATTTCTCTTACTGCTGGTGCTGGTAATTCTGGTGACGGAGGTGCGGTAAACATCACAGCCGGTGCTTCTAGTTATACTGGTGGTGATTCATTCGGTGGTGCTATTTCTCTCGTAGCAGGAAACTCTGCTGCGGGCGCTGATAATGCATACGGTGGTGCTATTAACCTTACTGGTGGTAGTGCAACTGGTACTTCCGGCGATGGTGGTACGATTGCTCTTACCGCTGGTGCTGGTGGTTATTCCCCGGGTCAGGTTACCATTACTGGTGGTGCTGTTGGAACCGGACAGGGTGATGCAGGAGATGTTGTCATAACTGGTGGTACTGGTGATGGTAACAACTATTACGGTGGTGATATAACCATTACTGGTGGTGCTAATGATTATGCTGCGGCAACTGCTTATGGTGGTAGCGTTAATATCTATAGTGGTGGCGCGGGGACTGGCTATGCTGGTAGCGTTTACATTGTCGGTGGCGTCGGTGGTGATACCAGTGGTAGTGTTTACATCACGGGTGGTAGCGGTTCCGGTGGTGGTGTTCCGGGCTCTGTGAATCTAACTGGTGGTGGTAGTAGTGGTAGTGCGAACGATGCTGGAGACGTTATCATCAATGGTGGTATAGCTACTGGTGCAAACCGTGGTGGTGATGCGTCCATTAACGGTGGTGACGGTGGACCAACCGGTGGACAAGGTGGTTCGGCAACAATGATCGCTGGTGATGGCGGTTCTACTTCCGGAGATGGACAAGGTGGTCTTGTTCAATTGCGTGCTGGTGATGGTGGTCCTACCAACGGTGCTGGTGGTGATATTACTCTTACTCCGGGTGCTGGTTCTGGAACCGGTACCGATGGCGCGGTAATTATTTCACAATCTAGTGCTGCACCAACGACTCCGGCCAACAAATTCTATAACCTAACTGGTGATATCTACTGGGGTGGAAATCTTTTATCCACCATCCATTCAGAATCTTTCGTTAATGGTGATCTGGCTGGCGGGGTTCTAACCGTTACCCATAGCTTGGGTCGTCAGTACGTTCATGTGAGCGTCTATGATAATAATAACGAATTGATCCAGCCAGATACAGTAACGGCGACTTCCACATCCGCAACGGCGATTGATCTAACTTCCTTTGGTACGCTGACGGGCACTTGGAATGTTGTAATTTCGTAAGAGAAAAATAATATGAAACTGAGAGTAAGCATACGCAAAGCGCTGAAGCAATATGTCACTGACAATGGTCCTTGTTCTTCTGAAGAAGCTGTTGTTAGTTGTACCATGACTGGAAAGCCGGAGCGCCGGGTTCGTCGGATTTTGGGCATGATGATTCGTGCCGGTAAAATCGTCGAAACAGGAAACGGGGATCAAATCCGTATTCCATAAAATAACAAGGCAAAAGAATTATGGCAAAGCGTACAGGTGATATTGAATTAATTGGTGCCGTGACCGCGCCTGATGGTGCAGCGGCAACTAATGTTGGTGAAGATATTTCTTTCACCGCTGGTACTGGTAATACTACCGGTGCCGGTGGCGCTATCACGATCACTGGAGGTGTTGGTGGAAACGCGGCTGACGGTGGTGATATCACAATTACTGGTGGTGGTGCAAACGCTAACGGTGGTGAGCCCCCAATTTTTGGTGGTGACATTAATATCACTGGTGGTGCAAATGTTTATGCCGGTGAATATGCTTATGGTGGTGCAGTAAACATTACCGGTGGTAACGGTGGCGGAACCGGTGGTGATGTCAACATTACCGGTGGTATTTCTACTAGTACATACGATTCCGGTTCCGTTCGTATTACTGGTGGTGAAGGTGGTAACTTTTCCGGTGAAGTAGAAATACGCGGTGGTGATGGTGCTGCGAGTCGAGAGCCGGGGGGCATTCAAATATACAGTGGTCGAACTGGTATTGGTGGTTCTTTTGACGCTGGTACTGTAGGGATTTATGGTGGTGTGGGTTACGAGGGGTATGCCGGTGGTAATGTCAGTATTTTAGGCGGTTCTGGTAATGGAGCCGGTGGTGCTGGTGACGGTGGCTACGCTCGAATTGCCGGGGGTAATAGTGGAACAACCGCCGACGGTGGTCAAGTTCAAATTACAGGTGGTAATGGCGGTGCAACATCAGGTGATGCTGGCGACATTGTTATAACACCGGGTACCGCAGCGGGCTCTGGCTCTGATGGTGCTATTGTAATTTCTCAAACTGCTGCTCCCACTGTAACGACAGACAAACTTTATAACGTTGGTGGTACTCTTACTTGGAACGGTACCGACATTTCGACTGCTGGTGGTGATGTCACCAAAGTTGGTACACCTGTCAATAATGAACTTGCTGTTTGGACAGGCGACGGGACTCTCGAAGGTGAGTCAGAACTTACATTTGTTGGTGGTGCGTTAACTGTCGGCATAACGGCTGGTGGTGAATTACGTTCTGGTACCGGTCAAATTCTATCTATCACCCCGGGATCAGGTGGTGTTGGAATGAACATCAATGGTTCCTTCAACGCAGCCGGAACAGGTGGTCTTACAACTGTTTCTGGTGGTACCTCTGGAAACGCAGATGGTGGTAACCTTGTCCTGCAAGGTGGTGCTCCTGCTGCTTCCGGTGATGGCGGTGATGTGACCATCAACGGTCGTGATGGTGGTGCTACTTCTGGTGATGGTGGTAGTGTCTTAATCACTTCCGGTACTGGTTCTGATCAGGGCGATGGTGGTAATATCACTCTGACCCCGGGTTCCGGTGCTGGTGCTGGTACCGATGGTATCGTAAATTTTGTCGGCCAAACAAGCGCATTGGATGTTTCCGGTGATATTACCCTTAACGATTCTGGTTTTGGTGGAGTTATTTCTAACCCGACTGATCGCATATTTAATTTCCAATCTGGTGATGCCGCAGAATCGGCAATGCGTTTTCAAAGTAGTGGTGCTGTAACATTCGGTCACATCTACGGAAACGCTTCAGACTTTGGTATCTACGATGATTCTCTTGTTGCAGCGGTTACTGTCTCTAGCAGTGGTAGTGTCACTATCCGTGACAGCGGTACTGGTCGAATTGCAACAGACGGTCAAGGAATCAACGTTACCGGTGAAATGGATATTACCAGTCATGTTAATTTAGGTGCGCTATCTGACCTCGTTTTCACTGAAAAAGCTGATCATACGTCAACTCCTACAGCGGGGTTTGGTTACCTATGGACCCGTAATGATTCTCCCAACACTCTGATATTCACAGACGATGCTGGAACAGATCATGACCTAACTGCTGCTGGTGGTGGAAACAATCTCTCAGTAACAACAGTAACGGGAACATCATTCACGGCGGCTGCATGGGATGCAGTAATGGTCGATGATGACACCGCAGGGTCCACGGTAACTATTACGCTTCCGGCTGGTTCTACTGACGATCAAATCGTTGTCAAGAAGTTGGGTACAACTGCTAACGTAATTGTTGATGGAGATGCTTCTGAAACGATTGACGGTGCTACTACTTTTACTCTTACTGCACAATACGCTTCCGTATCTTTGATTTGGAACGGATCAGAATGGAGCATAATCTAAATGTCATATCTACTACCCCAGAATGCTGGATCAGTTCAAACAACAGGTACATTTACACCAGCACTTACCCCCACTACTTCCGGAAGCATAACACTTGGTGATGATACCCTAAGTTACATCAAAACGGGACTTCATGTTCATATCGAAGGTTTTATCGATGTGGGCTCCACAAGCAGTCCGGTCGGCAATCTAACGCTAACTGGTCTTCCGTTTACATCTGAAGCAAGTGCCGTATCGTCTGAACACCTGAATGGGTTTCCAATCGTATCAGAACAATGGAGTTCCGCACCAGCAAACCTATTGATAGGACGGATTGGTGGTGGAAGCACAACAATTATTTTCTTGGATGGGGCGAACGGGACGGGTGGTACTAGCGCTGTATCGGCGGGTGACGTTCAATCATCAACGGGTTTTTACTTTAATTTCTCGTATACAGCGAACGCATAAATTAACATCATAGGTGTGGAAAACAAGTGGCCAAACGAACCGGTGGAATTGAATTAGTTGGTGGAATTATCTCTGCATCAGGTGCAGCTATTGGTGATCCCGGCGACAATATTAATATCACTGCGGGAGCGGGCAACGCGACATCAGGTGATGGTGGTTCCGTAAATCTAACAGCGGGTGCTGCTGTCGGTGCCGCTTCAAACCATGATGGTGGTGATGTTGTTCTTACCCCGGGTGCCGGAGTTGGTTCCGGTTCCGTTGGTGGTGTTGTTATAACGCCCGTTGGAACACCTACAGACACAACCAATAAACTCTATAATGATGGCGGTGCCCTTACGTGGAACGGGACTGATATTTCCACAGGCGGAAGCGGTGATGTCACAAAGGTCGGAACCCCAGTAGATAACCAAGTTGGTATCTGGACCGGTGACGGTACACTCGAAGGCGATGCCATTTTCACACTGAACAATTCCGCACCAACCGCAACGCTCACGTTTGGTGATGGTTCGACCATCGTAAGCCCAAATATCACCATGAATGGTACTGCCGCTGGCAGTCCTATTATCAATTTTCAGCAGGGTGGTGTACAGCGCGGTTCTGTTGGGTTCTTTGATAATATCGGTGGCTCGGCGGATACTGTCAGAATCACTTCTCAGTCTGGTCCCGTTCAACTTGCGCCCACCAACTCGTTAACACTTACCGCAACCAACGGTGAGGGTATTGAACTGTTTGATGGCGGGATAGTATTCAACGAGCGTGCTGATCATGCTACTACCCCCGTTGCGGCCAAGGGTGAATTGTGGGTTCGCAACGACACTCCTAATACTCTCGTGTACACGGATGACACGGGTACCGACTTTGACCTTCTAGCGGCTGGTGGTGATGTAACCAAAGTCGGTACTCCAGTTGATAATCAAATTGGTGTGTGGACCGGTGATGGAACCATTGAGGGGGATACTAATTTCCAATGGAACGGTAGCGTTCTATCCATTGGCGCAAGCGGGTGGCAACTAAGTGGGTTAAACACCACTACTTTCACATTCACTGGAGGAGCCGCTGGAACTGTTCAATTATTGATTGAGAATTCTGCCAATACTGATCTTGGTTCGATAATCGCACGGACTACCGGTTCTGGACAAATTGGTTTCACTGATGCCGGTGGTGGTAATACGTACATCGCAGAAAATGATGGTGACCATATTTGGTCTACAGATGGTGCTACCGAGATAATGCGGCTTAATAGAATTGCCGCTGGTGATGGTGTCCTTGAGTTAACTGGTAGTTTGGCTATCGACGAGCGCTCCGACCATGCCTTGACACCGACAGCCGGAATCGGTGAAATTTGGGTCCGTAATGATTCTCCGAATTCTCTGATGTTCACAGATGATGCTGGTACAGATTTTGTATTGAATAGTACTTCGGCAGGCGGTTCAGATACCCAACTACAATACAATAACGGTGGAGTTCTGGGAGGAATAGCTGGTACAGTATGGGACGATATTAACGGTGATCTTCGTTTCAACTCAACATTCACCGGACCATTCTTTTTCATCAACGGTAACACAGTTAACGGTTCTGATTTCGTAGCCAACATTGGATCGAACAACAATTCACTGAGTGGCGAAATTCTGGGAATTGATTACTCGGGCACAAACAGCGCGGACACGCTGCGTATTAATAATACTGGTACCGGTAGAAACCTTGTTGTTCAGGATAATGGTTCCACGGTCATGTCCATTGCGGCGACTGGATACATCGATGATTATCCCGGTTCTCCTGCCGATGGTGAGGTTCTTACGTGGAACACTTCAAATGGTAGAGCCGAATTTACTGCCGCCAGTGGTGCTTCGAAGTTTGCTCAAGACAACACCACAACCGCAACATCAGAAGTATTCAACCATGCTTTGGGTTCCCTTGATGTCATCGTTCAGGTTTTTGATTTAACAGTATCTCCCCGTGAACAATTTGTACCAACCACAGTGGAAATAACTGACGCCAATAATGTAACGATTACGGTTCCGACTGCGCCGGGTGCTGCTGGTGAATATCGTGTCGTTGTGATGGCGTAAATATAAGAATAATTTGAGGCAAGAATAATGAGATTTGGTGAAGTCGAACTGCTAGGAAATATCATCTCCGCAGATGGTGCTGCTGCTGGTGACCCGGGTGACAATATTACTATAACCGCTGGTTCTGGTAATGCTACGTCCGGTGATGGTGGTTCGGTTAATATTTCCGCTGGTGTTGGTGTTGACGCAGGCGACGGTGGTAACATCAACCTTACCCCGGGTGCAGGCGCAGGAGCGGGTTCAGCCGGTGCTATCATCATAGCTCAAACTGCTGCTCCTACCGTAACAACCGACAAACTATATAACGACGGCGGTGCCCTTACATGGAACGGAATAGACATATCCGCTGCTGCTGGTGACGTTACTAAAGTTGGAACCCCAGTTGATAATCAGGTCGGTGTTTGGACTGGTGATGGAACGATTGAGGGCGATGCCAATTTTGTTTGGACCGGAACCACACTTGATGTTAATGCAACCATCACACTCGGAACACAGAATTGGATAATTGGTGGTAACGGTACATCGCGGCTCACAATAAATTCGAATGATGTTGTTTCTTCGGGTATTACGTTTAACGATAGTGCTGGTGGAACAGTTGGCCATGTCTATGGTGATGATGACATTTACCTTGCAGCGGCAAACAACGACATAACTTTTCGTGGTCGTCAAAATGGTGCTGCTATCATGTACCACGATGATGTTGAGAAGTGGCATACAACCAATAATGGTGCAGCCCTAGATAGCGGACAACGCATTAACTTCGATGGGTCCGTTGGTACTGGTGATACATACATAATTTCCGACGCTACTGATGTATTGAATCTCTACGCTGGTGGCTCCGCTCTTGATTGGGACGGTACTACCGTCGGTGGTACACTGGGTGAACTTCGGTTTACCGAACGCGCAGATCACGCATCGATTGTTACAGCCGGAGAAGGTTACTTGTGGGTTCGGAATGATACTCCTAGTAGCTTGATATTCACCGATGATGCTGGTACTGATGTTGATCTAACAGCGATCAACGCGGCTGGAATATCAGGAACCCCGGTAAACAATCAAGTCGCCGTATGGGTAAATGATTCTGATATCGAAGGCGCTTCTGGTTTAACCTACGATGGAAATGAGCTTTTTATCTCTAGTTCATCAGCAGAAGTATTGGCTATCAATGATACCGGTGGAGCTACCGCAGCCGCCACCGACACCCGAATGACATTCCAAGGTAATGGAGCAGTTCGTGCCAGACTGCGATACTCGGGTGGAGATTTCCGCATGGAAAATCTCGAAGGACCAATCGACCTAAGTCCTGCACTCAGTAGTGGTGATGAAATCATCGATATTCTTCGGGGTGGACTACAGTTTCTTGAGCGGGCAGATCATCCAGTAACCGCAATTCCGGCACGTGGCCAGTTGTGGCTTCGTAATGATACACCAAACGTTTTGGTCTTTACCGATGATGCCGGAACAGATCACGATTTGACTGGTGGCGGAACTCCTATTAGCATATCGGATGCCGACGGTGATACCCAAATTCAGGTTGAAGAAGCTGCTGATGAAGATACCATTCGATTCGATACCGGTGACAACGTAACTGGTTTCCCTGCTCAAGCGAATGCTTTGATTGTATCGTCTGGTCAATTCACTCTTGCCCTACCCGCTGCAAACGTTGCAGCAACCGCTGGCGGTGATGTATCCCTGACAGCCGGTGTTGGTAACACAACTGGTACCGGTGGTGATGTATCTCTAACAGCCGGTGCGGGTGGTGCGACTGCTGCGGGTGGTGCGGTTTCCGTAACTGCTGGTGATGCTGGCGCAACCTCGGGTGATGGTGGTTCCATCACAATTACCGGTGGTGACGCAAGTGGTTCCGGTGATGGTGGTAGTATCAACCTTGTTCCGGGAACCGGTGCAGGTACGATTGGTATTGATGGTAAGACCAACGTTACCAACCTCGAAGCTCCAATGCCACTCAATAACCAGACTGGAACAACGTATGGTCCGGTTTTGGATGACGCTGATAAAATGATTACGCTGAACAATGCTTCGGCGGTCACGGTAACAATACCAGCCAACTCGTCTGTTGCCTTTCCGATTGGAACCAAATTGAACTTTATGCAATTGGGTGCCGGTCAGGTGACTATTGCAATTACGACAGACACGCTGAATATTCCATCTGCGTTAACAGCAAACCTTACTGAGCAATATGCGACGGCAACTGCGTTGAAAGTAACAAGCACATCTTGGGTACTATTTGGTAACCTAGAGGCAGCGTAATGTTAATCCTTGGTAGCATTAGCGTTCAGTCTACTATCACGGCAAGCGGTAACGATGTTGGCCGTGGTAGCTCCACGGCGCGTTCTAATTATCTAGGCACCTTGTCTATTGCCAAGACTTTCGAATATTTGTTTGAAGGTGGTGATCCGGATTATCTTCTGGAAGAAGGTGGTGATACAACCAATGATTTGTTTGTTGGTGATTCTACTGTTCTGCCTACCTTTTCTCAGCCAGCGCTTTCGTTTGCATCTTCGGATTCTATAACGTGGCCAAATGACGATTCTTTTGCTCAATTAGAAGGTACTGGTAATTGGGGTACCGGAAATTATATCTACGAACTATGGTACCAACAATCCGATTATACCGGTCATGGATTGGATGAAAATACCGATGATGGTTTCGTCCAAATGATCGGTGCGGCGAACAATAGCACTCGATACTTGGGACGTTATTTTAATGGCATATCTGGCGGAAACGAAGTATCTTATTTTCCTGCCGGTGGAAGAACCGGGAATAGAAACTGGGAATCTTTTGTTGATACGTATGGGGACGATGTCCCACATCAATTGCTAGAAGTACACGAGTCCGCCAACCGAGATAACTATCTTGTGATACTGGATGGAATTCCGATTGCAAGCGGAACAGACTCGGATGGGGTAATCCAAAGTTGGGATAATGCCAACGACATTGCATTCAATGGTAATGCAGCGCTGGCTGATGCTCAGCGTTCTGGTGCAACTATGGGATCATTCACACTATACGACAACGGTGAAAACGTCACCTTGCAAATGGCACGTGAGTTGTTTGAAGTTAGTGCATTAAACAATCAGGATATGCTCACAGTTCCGAAGTGGGTTCCATTAGATGCAGAAAACGTCACGGTCGAACCGTATATGTTCAATGTGGTAACAATGGGTGATGTATCAGGGGCAACTGGTGTACGCTCTGGCGCAATTCCTCGCGGCAATGGTGTTGGTAAAGTTTACTTTGAATTTGAAGTTATTGATCAAGGAGATAACACATCAGCAAGCCGTGTTGGTATTCGACGAATGATAACAATCGCTGATGTGGGTGATGTGACCGATGCGTCAGAAGATGGTCAAAAACACCATTTCTATATTGATTCAAACAACATTGAGTATGATGACGAAATCGACACTGGGGTAGATGTTGATCCATTAACAATCGGAATGCGTACCGGTGTTACGATCATGGTAGCCATTGATTGGAGTACGGGTGATTTTTGGTTTGGTCGTGATGGAACATGGGGAGATAATAGCGGTGATCCCGCAACCGGTGCCAATCCGGTAGACACAATTGATCGCAACACTAACTGGGCTGCGCATGTTTGGAATAATGGGACATCCGGTAATAGTGTTGTCCGTCTCAAGACCCACCTACATGAAATGTTGTATACACCACCGAGTGGGTTTACTGCATGGACTGGTAATATAACACCCGAGGTTGGTGGGCGTGGCCCAATTGCTCGCCGTGCCGCCATCGATAGTATGGGTTCCCAAATTGATCGAGAATATAAGTGGGAGGGTACAACCACGACATATCTGTATGATTTCAATGAAACTAATAAGCGATATCCATTAATTGAAGGTAGTGGTATGGGTGAGCGCACTCTAGGTGGTGCGCAACTTAGTCATGCCTCGGTTGATTCCGTAAATTGGGGTAATTCCAGTAATGATCCATTTGTTAATAATACGGCTAATATTTCGTTTGATAATGCGGCACACACATGGGAACTGTGGTTTCGGCAACCAGATAATTCGCAAGACCTGTCGATTCTGATTGGTGCAACCAACAATACTAATATTGTACTGGGTAAACCTACTGCGGCAATTAATATGCCAGCCGCACGTAACAATTTTAATGCAACATTGGCATGGGAATCAGAAATTGATGTCTATGGTGATAATCAAGCACACCAACTTATGGAAGTCCATGATGGTGCAAACGGAACTGATTACTTTGTTACGCTTGACGGGATGCCGGTTGCTAGTGGATCAAATAGTGGGTTTTGGGGGATTCTTTCCGCTGGAGCGTACCGATTCAATAGCGATGGCGCTAGCGGCGATGGTTCCGATGCGTCGGGTGCAGACTTTGGTTCATTTACCCAATATCGCGGGGGTCCAAGTTTGACATTGTTTGATTGTCGAAAATTATTCCGGGCTTCAGCGCTATCTGGACACCAAATGTTGACCTCCCCACAATGGTGTGCACTCGACTCTGTGAATTGTACATTTGGTGGAACAGGGAACAAAGATGTTACACTGGGCGATGTATCTAGCAACACTGGTGCTCGTTCCTACGCAATACCAAGAAACGGAAAAGTATATTTTGAAATCGAAGTGCTAGCCCAAGGTGATAGTACATTTGGCCGGGTTGGTGTTCGTAAGCTTCTTGATCGCTTCAATGTTGGTGATAATGCGGTAGAAAATGCGTCGGATATATTCTACCAAGTTAATACGAACTTTAACGATGGTGATGGTAGTATAGGAGCTACCGGACTTAGTAGCCAAACCACAGGACTTATCATGCAGTGTGCCATCGATTGGGATACCGGAAATCTTTGGTGGGGTAATGATGATACATGGGCATCAAGCGGCGAGCCCGATACCGATACAAACCCACTTGTGGTTATAGATGATGAAGAAGATTGGGCCGTTTGGGTTGGTGTGAACGGCGCTGTTGGTAACCAGCAATATCGATTGGTCACCGCAGCCGGAGATTTGAACCATACACTTCCAACCGGATACTCTGCATGGGAAGATGCAGACTAATGGATCGATAGCTTAATCAACTTGTATTCTAATAATAGTGGTATTATATTTTCTTCATGAAAATATTTGGCATCGGTCTATCCAAAACGGGGACAAATTCACTAACCATAGCGTTACAAAAGCTTGGTTATAACATAGCTCATTACCCGCCACCTAATATGTTCGAAGTCCTCGCGGTAGACGATTTGGATGGTTGCACGGATATCCCCACCGCATTACGATTCAAGGCACTAGATAAGAAGTTCCCGGGCAGTAAGTTCATATTGACTATACGGGACAAACCCTCGTGGATACGATCAATACAAGACCATTATCAACGTCGTCCGGCATCTACCTTAAATGACTGGGGTAAACAAAACCGAATTGATTTATATGGTGGTCTCACCATAGACGAATGTGATTTTGGAAAAGCCTACGAGGACCATTTATTCGACGTGTACGAATACTTCGGAAACGACCGTGATAATGACCTATTGGTGTTAGACATTGGATGGGACAACAAGTGGGAATTGTTGTGTAATTTCTTGGGACATGATGTCGTTAACGAGCCCTATCCGGTCGCAAATGAAAAACCAAAACAAACCAAGACCATCGATGCTGTTTATCCATATGCATCCCAAGGCGCAAAATGGGAAGAGTTACGTTACTCAATCAGATCACTTCATAAGAATTTCCTAGACCTTCGCGATATATGGGTTGTCGGTGATGGCAACCAACCATGGATGCAGGGAACAAAGTATATCGAAGCGAAGCGGAGTTACGATTATAGTGAAGATGCCTTCATTAAAAATTATGACTATACTCGGATGCTTTTGATAGCGGCCTTGAATCCGGAAATAAGCGATCCTTTCCTTGCTATCAATGATGACCATTATCTACTTGCACCCACCACAGGGGAACTAATTGATGAGCGCGTCATGGTTCGGGAGGACATGTCCGCATTTACCGCAGAACAACGAGCAAGTGCCGATTCGGAATGGCAGCGTGCTATGTGGGAGCAGTACGACCGCTTACGTGCTGTGGGACTGGGTGGCTGGAACTTTGAATGCCACACGCCCGTATTGGTGGAAAAACAAAAACTCCTTCATACATGGTCTTATTTTGGTTACGGTGAAGGAAAATTGATTTGGAAATCTGCATATTTCAATATGTTTCCTCCGACCAACACGAGTGCTTCGTTATCGGAAGTATCCGGGCATAAGTTCGGTGCTTATAAGGAATTATCCTATACCGAAATAAAACAGCGGGGCGGAGAGGCAATTTACTTGAATCATAATGACGAGGGATTGAACGACCACCTCAAACAATATATCCAAGAGCGGTTCCCTAATCCCTCTCCATATGAGGTTTAACAATCCACTTTATCGGTAAATATAGTTAGTGATTAGGAACTAACTATGTCAAAAGACGATTTCTGGAAAACCGTTTCCCTAGACCCTACCGGGGTCGTGGCTGGAACGTATAACATTCCACAACTTACTATTTCAGAAGACGGTCGTATCACCAGTGCATCCGGTGGTTCGGTGTCTACTGTTTCCACTGTATCCACAATTGCCGACCTTCCATCAGTCGTGGCACCATCCAATGGTGACTTGGCGGCGGTAATGGATGATGGGTCAGGAAACGAGCAACTGTATATCTGGAATGATGCCAATTCCGACCTTGGGAATCCATTGCTTCGTTGGCGTTTGGTTGGTTCTACCGAGACTTCGGTAACTCGTAAGGACTATCGTCAAAGTATTATCGACATCACCGCCGTGCAGGACATCGATTCAGTAATTCCTGATACCGGAATCATCAAACGCGTTACCGTGGAAATCACCACACCGTATTCGGGCGGTGCTACGATGGAAATACAGGATGCCGGTTCATTTGTTTATATGCCATTTTCGTCCATAAATCCTCAATTAGCAGGAACATACATCGAAGATTTATCAGGTAATGTGAACACCATTGCAACAAATGGGTCCGGACAAATCCGGGCAATTGTCGGTGGTGCTCCGGGTGTTGGAGATGGCGTAGTTTACGTCGAATGGATTAACGGTTAACTTCCGTATTTGTCAATCAACTCATAAATTTTGTCTTCGATGTGTTTCAGCACTTTCGGAGCATGAGTTTTCAGGTCGGACAATCCAGTACCAAAACCTTCGGTAGGGAACACCACTGTCTTTCCTGCTGACAGAAGTGTTTCCACTACGATGAAATCTTCATCGATTTTCGCAGTACAAACTTCGAATTCATCATCAGAATAAAATGATGTTGGGAGATCGTTGGGATGCTTCTTGGTACGAATACCGATGGCATTGCGCTCGCCACGCATTTCTTTGGCTTGTCCGCCCAGACCTACACGGTCATCATTGTCACCAAAACAATAAAATAGGTCCGGGTTCAGTTCGAGGTCGGAACGGTAAATTCGATATTGGAATATAATCATAATTATTTCTCCCGGGAATAAGATTCGACGACGAATTTCATCATCTCGTGATCCATCTCCTGTTTCATTTCAGCCCACTCAGGGGTCTCTGTTCTGTCACGGTCGTACAGGGTTTTAGCGATTCGGTAATCACCCCGACCCTCGTAATGGTCGAAACACATACCTACTACAGTTTCGTACATGACAGCGAAGAGAGGTTCATACTCTTCCTGTCCCATGTTACCTGTTTTCAGACGCATGACTACGTTTCGCATAACGCCAGTCGGAACATATGTGATTTTTCCTTCGTCTACGTAAGAGATAAGGAAAAGAAAAATTCGGATTGCGTTTGCAGCCTTCTTTGGCTTCCATCCATTTTTGATTGCATCGTCGTGGGCTTTGAGTGCCATGAACCATGCAGCACGAATGTTCGCAACCACATTCATTTCCACCATTGGTTTGAGGAAAGCCTGAATGATATAAGCAAAATCTGGCCGAGCCTTACACGTTGGTGAGAATATTGCTTCAAAATGATTCATACTTCCCTTCAAAACGAATTGGATGTATTTGTGAGCAGCAGAAAGTTGACAATCGAAGGCGTCAGTCACGAAGTTGAATTGGGGAAATGACGTATTGTAAAAGTCAGAAAGATTCGGCATGTAAACTGCCTTCATATCCAAATCCGAGTCTTCGGTTAGTAAATCGTAATTTACCGACCCTACCGGCGCAACCATGAGAATGTCGCGGGTGCCGTTGCATTCTTCAGTCCATTCTTCTAGCGCCGGGGCCAGAGCCGAGTGGATATCACCCATGTCTGGCTGTGAAGCAAAACGCTCAGGATGACTGAGCATATCAAGAACGAAATTAACGGCGCTTTCCGCCTTTCCAACTGACATCATTGAAGTGGCCTTATTTGGAAACGGTGCGCCAGTGATCGGGACCACGCGAGACATGGAACGTCCACTCCTTGGCAACTTCCGGGTTCTCCGGACGCTCACCCTGAAACGAGTCACGTTGTGCTTTCGCTTCGAGTTTGTTGGTGAAGCCGTCTTCGACGACCGCGTTGCCTTTTTTGACACAGAATAGATTGTTAGCCATGGTGCTCCTCGCTTGACAGGTTATTTGATGAAATATACAATACTTTACATCGATTGTCAATGAGCACGCATCATGAAGACTCCACCGAAGTACCCAAGTACACAACATTGGCCGTTCTCCGAAACGGTACATCGTGATGATACGATTTCGCTGTATAGCGAGAACTTCGTGGGCGTCCCTGTGGTCGTCACAGAGAAGATTGACGGTGGTAATACCTGTCTGTACCGTGGCGAGGTTTTCGCACGCTCAGTGGACACTCCGTGCCGTGAGGGATGGATGGGAATGGTACGCAAGCATCACGGCTGGAAAACCAACGGAAGCCGGTTCGAGGATTATGCTTATTACGGCGAGGACATCTTCGGTATTCATTCCATCGAGTACGAACCAGTCCGGGAACAGGATACCTTTCATTTGTTTGCGGTCCGTCAAACCAGTCAGGATTGGTGGTGTTCATGGAGCACGGTTGAAGATGCCGCGAAAGACCTTGATATGAAAACCGCACCAGTAATTTTCCGTGGTGTATTTCATAAGGTAGACGACATTACCAAGTTTTTCCGCGAGGAACTTCGTAAGCCATCAACCATTGGTGGTGATCGCGAGGGATTCGTTATGCGCCATGAGTTCGGATTCACCCACAACGAGTTCAAAAAATCCGTTTGCAAATACGTTCGCCCGAACCATGTACAGACCGACCAACACTGGCGACGGAATTGGCAACCTTGTAAATTACTCGGAGATTAAAATGAACAACGAAATTATCGACATGCTGGTGCACCCGTTCAACCACAAGTGGACCGTTCAGGGATTGGGAATGATGCGGACATACCTCGATGAAACCCGGCGTCTTCATATCTGGCATTCGGCGCTTAAAGTTCCGGGTGCTACTCCACTCCATGATCACCCATGGGATTTCACATCAGAAATCATATTCGGCAACATGAATCAAAATCGTTTCGAGATTGTCGAGGGAGAAACTTCATTACACCCGGTACCCATGATGAAACAAAAAATTCAGTGTGGTGAGGGTGGAGATATGGTTGGTGAGCCCGAGGAGGTTCGGTTGGTTGCAAAACCAATGGAAACTTATTACGAGGGACAATGGTATTCACAAGAGGCCCATGAGATTCATGATACCTTTCCGATGGATAACACCATCACCATAATCAACCGGGTATACCACGAGAACCGTGACTTCGCAAATGTATATTACGCGAAGGGCGGGGAATTCGTCAGTGCTCATCCCCGCCCCGCTTCTCCAGCCGAGGTGTTGTTTATCACCCGTGAAGTGTTACGCGCCTATCAGGCTTCTGGGTCTTCCAGTTCCGGAATATTTCGTCCGGCATGATCGACTGATGTGATCGCGTAAGATTTCGGCTTTTCTTCTTCCGGAATTTCCCGTTTCAGATTGACCAGAAGCATTCCGTTTTGAATAAACGGAGGATACTCGTCAGATACTTTGACGTGTTCTCCGAGGCGGGTAATAAAACGGAAATTGCGCTTGGCAAGCCCCTGATGTATGTATTCTGATTTAACATCATTGGCTACATCTGAGTCGTCGTGCGCACCACTGATTATCAGGTGGCTGTTTTCAACCACAACCGACAATTCATCCGGACGGAAACCAGCAACCGCAACTTCGATGATCCACGAGTCATCACTGGTTTTGATGATGTTACGTGGTGGATAACCGGCTTGCGCACTGATGGCAGCACGAAGGTCATTTACCAACGGATTGAATCCCAGAACACCGGGATGAGAAAAGAGAGATTCGAGGTCATCAAAGACACTCATCATGTTTTGCTTGGACATAATATGCCTCCTCTTAAAGCAAGGTTAATTACAAAATGGACCCTTTCGGCGTCCGCTTAAATGAGTTCCATTCGGCAACTCATATAACTATATTTATGGTCTATGAACTGAAAAATCAATAATTATAATCCGGGTATGTCCCCAAGAACATGCCTAACGACTTCCTCGTAGTATTCCCAATCAACAAATGTTTCCCTGTAATGAGATGGAGTCGTATAATCAATGAGGTCAAACTTCATCTGGAATTGTTTTTCCAACTCATGGTGATGGTACTCGGGATGAAGTTCTTCGGTAGTAATATTGATTGCTTCCGGGAATAGATCGAATAAGGATTTTGATTTCTGAATTATGGTCCAGTAAACAATATCCAGATATCGGTAATCCGTGAATCCGTTTCCATACAACTTTCCGGTACCACGAAACTGAATCGGGTCAACTCGTGAGGATTGATACCATGATTGACGGGTCATTCGTGAAATAATTGACGCCATGGAACTCGCTTCATCCATTCTGCGAAGGGTGACAAAGGTAGCGGGCAATTCACTCAAATAATGGATGTATTCTCTACCATGTCCGCAGACGATGGTTTTGAATGCCGCATTTTTATTCTTGGCCAAGAATTTATCAACGTACTCACTATCGCGGTCCCACGCGCTTACGTTGTTCGCGGGTTCCAACCAGAGGTAATCTCTGGTTGCCTGTCTGTCTCTCGGGTTTATCAGTTCATAATGATAGTTCTTACACACATCCAGCACGGGGGAGCGCACGAATTGGCTCATGAAGTACGTGCTACAGGAACGGGGCTCGGCTAAAACAATTAACTGGGGCATACTCAAATGTATACCCCAGTATTGGTTATATCAAGAAAAGTCAACCATCCGCTTGATAGGCACCCTCACACGCTCTATTTGAGCGTCTGTGATGTAATCTATCCGAACGCCGGTCTTACCATCCATCGCGTCTTGGACCTTCTGGAGCGTATTCAGCTTCATATACGGGCATGTCGTGCACCGACACCCGTTGTAAACAGGAACCTGATGAATATTCAGTTCGGGACGCATCTCTCGCATGATCTCCACGAGTTCATATTCCGTGGCCACATAGATGTGGGCGTCCCGTAGGCCATTGTAAGCGTCGATCCACTGAAGCATACCTTTGGTCGAGGATACATGATCCGACATGTTCAGGATGGCCAGAGGGCTCTCAGGGTGCGAGATAAGGAATCGCTTGGCTACGTCGTGCGCTGAGAACAGTTCATTCAACCGATCCCGGTCAAATTGGTCGTGCACTTCACACACCGCAGACCATGATGGTATATCGGTTCCGAGATTGTGGTTCAGGTACGCACCCATGTTTCGGTCGGGAGAGAATATTACCTTCCGACCCGCATCGAGGAGATGATTAACAATGGGTTCAACGTTGCGCGACGTTACAATCCAGTCAGCCTGTTCTTTTTGCTCGACACTGGAGTTGATATACATCACGTGCGTGTGGTCCGCGTGCGCCTCGCGCCAGCGGGTAAGTTCCTCAATATTGGTTTGTTCCACGAGTGAGCACGTAGCATTCCAATCCGGTATGATAACTTCCGCATCCGGGCAAAGTACTTTTGCAGTTTCGGCCATGAACCGGACACCAGCAAAGACAATTCTGTCTGCTTGTTCTTCTTCGGCTATGGTTGCTAGTTCTAGACTGTCCCCAACATAGTCTGCTATGCGTTGGACTTCGATGGGCGCATAATAATGCGCAAGTAGTAGTGTTGACATGACAAGGCTCCCTTGACAAATGATTGCCATCGGCCTATCCGATGGTCTTACCTATTATTTATCACTTCTTGGAAGAATTGTCAAATAAATCATCGATGGTAATTTTCATGAACTGTTCCTTATGTTTTTCAACACTACCGAGAAAGTTCAGGGGAAGGATGGGTTCTTCACCGGGCTTCATCTGCATCCTCATGTTTTTCATGAAACGATTCCAGATTTCTTCTTTGGTTTCTTCATTATTCATTGTATAGTAGTCCCGAGCATTAGGTGTTTGCATTTCTTGAACATCGGGTTGCTGTGGCTTCGGTCTTGTCCATCGAGCCACAAGATGTAATGCATCATTTCGTGGCTGGTGACATATCCGTGTTCCCATCGAAGGTCGTTGAGAATAACCCGTGTGTATTGATGATCTACCCAAATAACCCCGGCAGCTTTCTTGGTATCTCCGTTGCTATCGGTGTATGTGACATTATCGGCATTGATGTAGTGAATGTGTAATGGTTTCTTCTTGATGTTCATCGTAATGCCGGTGCATTCTTCGATGGCTCTCCACCACTGATTCACCAAACTCAAGTACGACCCGGGCAAGGGATGGGTCAGTTTGAACTCGGCATTTCGTTCGGTAATATTCTCGGGGATATCTGGAGCATTAACATCACGAAGGTCGTCATCATCTACATCGAGGATTCCACAACCCACTATAAGCGCCGACAGTAATATCAAATATTTCATCATAGTTCCCAATCCGGCACGTCACGATCAACAGCATTCTCTTCACCACATGAAGGACAGCGACCATGCTCACCATTTGCGTATGACGGGCCTGCTGCAACGAATCCAATCTCATCGCCATGTAATTCAATACCACAGTGATGACAGTAATAGTATGCTCGCGGCCCTGCCGGATTCGTCCCACGCTTGTATGCGTATTTCGCGGTGCTCATATCCATGATTATTTCTCCGTAATGATAGTCAGTTGGCAGTGGTTGTCCAAACGGAACGATCCTTTGTCCAGACCTAGTTGCACAGCATGCTGAAACTCCGCAATGGTGATACGACCGAGGAACATTTCATGGGTTTCCTTCAGGGATGCCGTTTCGATTGCTTCGAGGTATTCCACAATCTTGTCGATGTTCTGTAAATTCTTTTCGGTGTCATTCATTGTTGGCTGTCTCCATGGTGGCCAGTTCAGCCCACCCGAGTTCAATAAGTTCATCAAGTGCCGCTAGATGTTTCTTCGATATGGAAACTACTTCGAGATCGTCAACCATGGCATCTACATTATCGTTGTCAAATGCGGCATAATTGGCTACTTCTTGTGCTGTGTACGCATCATAATCAAACGAAGCGCTGTAATCAGTATGATTGACAACCACACGTAGATATACCGTTTTCATGAAGCTGCTGGATTTCCACGGTAAGTCTTTTCCGTTGTTTTTATAATCCATGTACAATTCGAAGAACGAGCCCTCGTAATTTGTCAGTCGATCCAGACATACCTCAGCACCCTTCTTGAAAATCCGGGTGGATGAAGAAAATTTCCCATCAGATCGCTTACACCATTGCATGTAATTCCCGGCGAACAGTTTTTGAAACTCATAACCCATAGACTTGAGCTTACTGTAATCACCAACGAATTTGATGTATTTGTGAGTCGCCATGATTATTTCCCGATGTTCTCGTTGAAGAATTGTATCATACGTTGACGGCTGTCGTCACGTACTGATGCATTACCGGCAATGCTTCTTCCTTCATACGTTTGGTTTCGGACATTCAGGTCGAAAGCGTGCAAGGCATCCTCATACATGATAACCTCCATCGTTTCACCCTTAACCATTCGTTGTTTGGTTTCGCATTCATAGGGATCGAGCCAGTCGTCTTGTCCGGCAGCGAATACCAGAATAGGGGAAACGGTTTTATGCATGGTGATCCCACACCACGGGTAGTAAGCCACCACTGCACGGAATCGGAGGTCGGGGTTCATACTGAGTTTGGGGCTATTACCACCGCTAGCGGCCTGTAGGGCTACACTACCGCCGTTGCTTTGTCCGACGAGGAAGACGTTATCAGAATCAACTTGCGGGTGCTCACGGAGCACTGAGAGCGCGTGGAAGGCATCATACAGTCGGTAGTCATGTGCATGAGCCAATTCTATGGTATCACACTGGTGTTTCAGGCCACGCGGGCCGAAGCTATTCAGCACCAATGTAGCAAAGCCATTTTCACGAAGAACTTCGGCATGAGCATTCAGGCTGTCGATTCCTTTCTTGGTTCCACCACATCCATGCATCAGGATAACAGTGGGATATCGTCCGTTCGGGGAAGGGGTTCGGAAGTCACCAGTGATTGTGGCATCGTATTTGTCCATAGCCACATCACTTTGAATGGCAATCGCGTTCGGATTGGTAGACGCGCAACCGGTCAATACCATTAATCCGAAAATAAACAACAATCTGATACCCATAACTCTTCCTCACATAATTTCCTGACGAAAGTATAACACATGAGAGATTTATGTCAAGCAACAAAAAGGGCTCCCGAAGGAGCCCTTTTGATTTGGAACTAAGTTCCGCCTTTGCTTACAAGAAGCTCAGGGTGGCTGCGTTGATACCAACCAGACCAAGGTAGTCCGCACTGTTACCCAGAGAAGTTGCGCTATTAACGAACTCCACATATCCGTAACGAGAGTAGAACGAGGTAACCAGTTCGAACGTGTTCGGATCGGTTACAACACCGTGGGTCGTCAGAGGTACGTATGGGCAGTAGAACGTAGCAGCATCAACTTCGCTGGAACCCTTGTAGCCGATGAGGACTGGAGTGTCGTCGTCAGCGTAGTTGTCAACGTAGATGCGCATGCTGTTGTTCAGCGTACCAACGTACTTGTTGTTGGTTGGAGCATCAAAGGAACCCTCAGTCGTGCGTGCGAAAGCAGAAGCACGAGCAGACTCGATAACGGTCAGGATAGTCGGAGATACGACTGCCCAGTTACCTTTACCGCGACGGGTACGAACAGCGATGCGGTTTGCTTCGCGACCGATGAGTACTGCCAGAGCAGCGAACTCGTCAACAACCGAAGTAGCTTGACCAGAAACAGCGGACTGGTCGAAGGTGTTTGCGGCGGTTGGAGTAGGCGGCAGGGCGCGGAGGCTACGCAGGATTTCCTGATCGATTTCGACAGTGATGTCCTGTGCAACTGCGGCCAGCAGTTCTTCTTCAACGTCAACGCCGTACTGGTTCTGAGCGTCAGTCTGAGCTTCGACGGTCCAACGTGCGGACAGACGACGAGACTTGGCTTCAACAACCTGCTTCAGCATTTCGAGCTTAACTGCGTTACCCGGAACACCTTCAAGCTGTGCAGTCAGAGCACCAGCAGGTGTAGCGGCAACTTCGTTACCAGAGTAAGCGGCAGCAAGGTCACGAACGTGCAGCGGAGCCAGCATTTCTTCACCAGCGATGGTACCAGCGCCAGATGAAGTGGTGCCGTATACGTAGCGCAGAGTCATGATCTGAGCGACCGGACCCGGCATCGGCTGGACACCGACCAACTCGTTAGCGATAACGTTCGGCAGTACGCGGCGAATGATTGGAAGAATGACCTTGTTAAGGGTCGCGATGTTGCCGGTTGAGACGGCGGAAGCGGAAGCGTTCTCCATCAGGTACTTCTGACGGTTCACGAATTCCTTGCGCGTGTTCTCAAGGATGTGGCCCAGTTGCTTGGCACGCTTAGGAGCGAGACCGTCGCAAAGAGCATCCTTGATGCGCAGCCACTTGGAAGAAGCCTTCTCAGTGATTACGTTTGCCATTATTCTATTCCTCTCCTGTGAGTTTCGTTCGGAAATTTGTACGAGTATTTAGATTGTTGGGTTAAGTTACTCGTATTACACCCCGAAAAATGGTTAATTTTTAAAAAACGGGATGATTAATCGTTCATTCCCGCTCGACGTTGGATATCGACGATTTCGTCGTCGTCCTCGGTAGTTGCAGACTCAACCAGAGTCTTTGGACCACCAGTTTTGAGTTCAACGACGGCCTCCTCAATCTTTCGACTGCGGGTTTCTGTCGTACTCCTCTTTGCTTCATTCAACATTTCGGGGAGCAACTTCTTGTAGGTTGCTGCCAAACGATCTGTTGATGTCGCTTCTAGGATGTGCTTCATCTTTGTGTGGGTTGCACCCTTCAAAGGTTTCAGCATTTTGTTGATTGCCTGAGTCCGTACAACTGACTCTTCAATCTTCTTGGCCTTGCCTTCAGCAGATTGTGCACGCTGGTCGGCTTCCTTGACCATCTTCCAAGCCTTGTCCTTGACTGTGTTGAGTTCGCTCTTGGCTTCCTTCAACTGGTCAACAACCGCACGGAATTCCTTGCTGCTGTCGAAGAACTGACGACGGAAAGTAGTCATGAATGACTCATAAATTTCCCGACCGAAGTCTGCTTCGCGTGCAGCTTTAATGTCTTCACGAAGTTCGTCCAGTGTACCTTGAACTTGAACGTTAACGATGTTCTCAAGTACAGCGGCACCCTTCTGACGAAACGCTTCCTTGTCAGCTTCGGCTTGTGCCTTGGCTTCGGTGATGGCGTTCATGTAAGCGCGACGATTTACCTTTTCGGACTCGTGTAGTTCAGCAAGTTCCTTGGCGAGGACGTTTTCGATAACCTTTTCCAAAGCACCGAGGCGCTTTGCGACGTATGCACGAGCTTCTTCCTTGACTGCGACGGACTTTTCAGCATACTGCTTCTTCATTCCGTCAACTTCGTCAATACCTTTCTTGAAGTCAGCAACCGCACCAGAAAGTTCCTGTTCTAGGAACTGCTCCAAAGCAGCATGCATGTTCTTCTTTTCTTTGTTGTAGCGCTCGGACAATTCCGCACGAAGTGCCTTCTCTTGCTCCACCTTAGCTTCGTCGAGAACCTTAGCAAAGGTAGTAGAGAGCTTTTCCTTCGTAGCGTCGTCAAGTACATCGATACCCTCGAAGACGTTCTTCAGAGTGTTATCTAGTTTCATCTTGATTTTCTCCACTTGTACTGGTCCCTGATGTCAGTCAGAAAACCAGTAATTTCTTTTTCAAAATACTTCTGCGCTGCCGGGTCTGTTTTCACATACTCCGACAAATACACGGCCTCTTGACCGTGCTTATTCATTCGTAGACTTTCAGCCAAACTAATGTTCGGGTAAGCACCGTGTGCACTCGGGTTGGCAACAATGTCAACAGTTACGATGTCAAAATCACTTACGTGACCGCTTGAATCGATGTTGCCTGAACCCCGTGAACTAACACCTACCTGAAGACCAGCTTCAATGGCTCCACCAACGATGAGACCGAGACCAGCTTTAATGACCTTGATTGTTCCAACACCATTTGCTCCTTCCGAATGAATCTCCGTAATAACGTGGGAGATTCGGTCGAAGTTGATGTTCAAACCTTCGGGATGGTCACACTCTCCTGCGACTGGGCCGTGAGACTCAATCTTTTCTTGGAGTTGGCGGACCGCACCTTCAATCACATTCTTCGGGTAAACCCGACCATTGTGATTTTCGCGTTCACCTTCCAGAAATACACCCTTCAAATAGTAGAAACCACTATTATCAGTAGCCGCTTCAGCGATAAGTGACTTACCGTCTGCTGCGATCATTTCTGCTAGGTATTGCTTGGTCATAAACTGTTTCCGGTTAATGATTGACTATTAGTCTTCGTCCTTCTTCAGGAAGTCAGGCTTGTCGTCATCGTCATCATCATCGTCCTTGTCGTCATCATCCTTGTCGTCGTCGTCATCGCTGTCGTCGTCGCCTTTGGATTCCATACGGTAGGACTTGTCTTGGTGACCCATTCCTTCTTCGGCATCGATCTCTTCTTCGTCACCTACTGCTAGGTCACCACCCATTTCTGGGTCTTCGAGGTCAAGGTCAAAGTCGAAACCTTCGTCGCCGCCCATATCGTCATAGTCGTCACCCATTTCTGGTTCACCGCCCATTTCGTCATAGTCGCCGCCCATTTCTGGCTCGCCCATATCATCATAGTCGCCGTCCATTTCTGGCTCGCCGCCCATTTCGTCATCACCCATGGCCATTGATAGCGCGTCGTAGTCGTCATCGCCGTCTTCGACATCGCCGCCTTCGTCTTCGTAGCCAACACCACTAGCAATGCTTCCGGTACCCATACCGCCAGTCATTTCATCGAAAGGCATGTCAGGTCCAGCAGGTGCAGGAGTGTTCTGGTGATTATCCATGTGATCCATGTTCTCGAAGATGTCATCGAGGTTCAGGTCATCAGCAGACAGCAGTTCGGAAATGCTATCAGCAGATTCAAGAGCAGGCTCGGCTGGTGCATCAACTGCTGCGGCGTCTTCGGCAGGAGCAGATTGAGTAATAGCGCCAGACATGCTTGACGGATCAGTGTTGAGTTCTTCGAAGCGAATCTCTTCAGCTACAGAGGCGAGCGAGTCGTCAGCAGCTTCGAGGCGATCCCACAATTCGCGGGAGACTTCAAGTACTAGTTGGTGTAGAGATTCTTGGGCCTTCTCGGTGGCTCCCTCGTTTGAGACAACGAGCTTGCCGTTATCGTCCAAGGTGTAGCCCTCGAAGATGTTTTCCAAAACCTCAGTCATCATCTTGTTGTATCGGGACATTTTAAAATTTCCTCTTAGTCGTTGTCTAAACGTCGGAATACCGTGCTTTTATTTAATCAAGCACTTACTGAAACATGGAAGAAAGCCATGTTTTTGGTAATTTTTTCAAATTTTAAGTGTATAATCGGATTTATAATCCAAGACCGCCACCGCCGAGTCCGCCACCACCGAGGCCACCGGCATCATCAGCCGGTGTTACATACACCTTCTGAATCATTTTCATACGCTTGGAGTTTTCGACACGTCGCGACATGTGTGATTTTCTCACCTTCTGAAGCATCGCTAGTGTGATTGTTTGACCCCCGTTGTGGATGAAGTCCTCATGATTTTCTACATTCGTTCCAAGCGGATGTAGTTGGTCATTCGGAGTTTCTGCACGCCCGTGCTCATCGGATGCTTCCGGAGCAGGCTTAAGATCGGCACCTGTTATTGGTGCTTCTGTTAATAGTTCTCTGAAATTCACATCTTCTGCCTCGCCAAATCCAGCGCCACTACCGATGGCTCCGGACATTGCCATACCACCACCAGCGGCATCAGCGCCAGTTGCACCGAAGTCTCCTCCCATGTCTCCCATAGCTCCAAAACCAGAGTCGCCACCCGGTGCCAAACCAAGTGGGTCTCCCCCGGGAGGAGGCATAGAACCGAATCCACCACCGCCGAGGCCATCACCCATTTCTGCGAAGTCCGCAGCATCCTTCGGATCAAAGCGCTCTTCCAGAATCATCCTCTCATTACGAGCGATTTCATCCGGGGTCCAGTTCATATATTTTTCTAGGGCGAATCGACGGCTGATGTATGGCTCGTCTTTTACAGTTTGCCACACGTTGATATTATCTTGGTCGCGGGCATTGTTCTTAAAATCTTCGTAATTCGTTGGGTCGTTGAACGCCATGTCAAAGTCGGAACCCAAAATATTGACATCACGTACTTTGCAGTACATCTTGAATTCGAAGTCAAATGGATCATCGAGATTTTTCTGGATGCGCGAACAACGTTCCGAAAAGTTGATTTCTTCCTGATATGCAACACCGACACGCCCGTCATTGAATACGGAGCCCCCTTCTTCAGGACCAAGCAACCACGAGTGCGGAACCTGCATGGCACGCATCATCTTCTTTGTGAAGTATTGCAAATCTGGTAGTTCATTCCATGGCTGACCTTCGAGGGTTTCGACCTTGGAGCCACGCTGGTCGAAAGATACCGGAATGTAGATATCTTCCAACTGGGAAATAGGATTGTAAACAGAATCGACTCCACGGTTCTCTTGGCCGATTACCTGCGGGACGCGCTTCTGGTTCAATTCGTTCTTGAAATTGTTTACGACCCATGAGGAACGGTCTGCACGCATTTTACCAGTATCGATATACCATACGGTACGCGAGGGTGCACGCTGCACTCGGTGAATCAGGGCTGCGTCTTCGAGAAGTTCTCGTTGCTTGAATGTCTTACTGGCGTCTTCTAAAATCGATTCGCCAAAGGGCCAGCGGTTGTTATACCGGTCCGATGGGTCATCATCACCCGTAGCACCCGCAAATTTACCCTCACTCATTGACAAGTGAACAATATGACTTGCCGGTATGACTTTGGTGTTGCGCATTCCGGACGAAAGGCTCAAGCTTTTTATGGAATCTTGGAGTCCACGGTTATCAACCGCGAGTTCGATATTCTCAACATTGAATTTGAAGTTCCGGACGATCCATGCCACGACTTCTACAGTTTCGTGGTCAACCAGTGCACCAAGCACGAAGCGCGGGTGTAGGGAAAATAACTCGAAGGTGTCGGGGTTACGGAAGTAAAACCAATCTCCGTATTTTATAACATCCCGGAAGTGACGCCAAAGTCTCTTATCCCATTCATTGATTCGGCTCCACTGGGTCATGTTCTCCATGATGAGTGCCGATTCTTCTTCGGTTGGGTCTAGAGCCCAGTTGAATTTCCAGAAATGATTTTCGTCGTTCTTGGGCGTACAATGCTCAGCGGTAATGTCAAGCGCTCGCGCTACGTCGGAGTCTTGATCCATCCAGTCATATAACTTATATCGCTCCATGCGGTCGTAACGACCACGATAAACCTGTTGGAGCATATTGAAGTTATCACTGGACCCAGACCACGAGTTATCACCCCCATGGGTATGGAGGGTAATTTTTCTCTTGCGACGATTCTTACTCAGATTCGGTGACGCGGTGGTGGTCCAAGCCATATTACAAGTGCCTTCGAGACGGTGGTATCCGTTTATTTATCCAATATAGGTTCATAAAGTCCACGGGTCCACTTATTGGTCAAGTAGTGGGGTATAAGCGCTCACCCCAGTTGTGGTTCCTCTACGATTCATCGGAATTGATTTCTTTCCGGTTTGTGCTGGCCCACCTGATTTATTGATGGCGTCCAAGGTATCCGTTCGTGCTGCATTACCAGCGATTGTCAACTGAATCAATTGATCCAATTGGTTTGTTTGTTTGGCCAATTCAACGTTTGTTGGATCATCTTTCAGTGATACTATTTCTGGCTTGGTAACGTCTGATGGAGCTACCACAGCCGCATCCCCGGCTGATTGCGGTGCTACTCCCTTAACTGCGGAGACACCTTGCTTACGATTGAGCGCGGAATCTATCTTCGCTTTCTTTTCAGCCAACTTCATCTGTTCGAATTGTTCCATGGCATTCAACCGCTTCGTCGCTTCGTCATTCCCGAAGAACGATAGAACATTATCAACAGCGCTACCAACAGCATCACCAATATTGGTGGTTGTTTCTGGTGCGATGTCTTTGAGGAAGTCATATACGTCAGACCGTCCGGTAAAAACAGCTTGTCCTGCTTGATGCAAACCAAATCCTGCTGCTGCACCTGCGGCAACAGTAGCGGCACCGGCTCCGCTGATTAAACCACCAGCACCCCTTGCCATAGAACCAACTCCTCCCCGAGCGGCATTTACGGCTCCACCAAAACCACCTTTCATTTTACCACCGAGTCTACCCATCATTCCTCTACCCAGTCCTCCCCGGGCTAAGGTATTGGCAATGATAGCTGCGGTGTTGGCACCCAGTGCAACCACGAGTGCTGCACCACCACCCAAATTATTCTTAATCGTTTCTTGAAACGTATTGAACATACCTTGGGCAGTTGCATCCATCGTTCCTTCTGTGGCTTTTTGTTGTTCACGAAGGGCTTCGAGTGTTGCATCCTTACCTTCTTTCGCAAGTGCCACCTGAGCAGAAATTATTCTCTCTGCGTTTACCGATACTTCAGCAAGAGCTTGGAAACGATTTCCGGAATCTTCTCGCAATACTGATGCAGCTTCCATGGTTTGTCCGGTCAATCCCTCAAGACCACTTGCCAATTCAATCATCCGCTGTAATGCTTCAGGGGTTCCTCCTGTAGAACTTTGGCTAATACGGAACAACTCTCGTACCAATGCGTCATTGTTGCCTTGTGACATCATAAGGGCTGCACCCTCACGACGTTGGAACATATCGATGCCACCAGCTTCAACGATTTCCTGTACCAAATCAGATAATGAACCCAACCCCTGTGACTCAAACATAGTACGTTGGGCACGCATGGATTCTAGGGTTTGCTGGCTGATAAGCCCGTTGAAGCGCAATTCTTCGAGGGTCATGGCATCGTCTTCTTGAAGCTTCATAACTTCAGCAACCGTCTTACCAGTAGCAAAGGCAATGTCTTTCAATAGTTGTATTTGGTCGCGTGTTTGGCGGCTAGTCAGGATAGAGTCATTACTAGCTTGGACACCAGCACGGCGCTGTTGTTCCAGAATTTGAGTCTGGATAACATTCATTTCTTCGAATGGGATGCGTTCGAGGAATTCCGCACCAAATGCTTCTTTGGCTGCGTCTCTATTTTCTTTAAAGGTTTGAGCTACCTCTTCTAGGTTCGAACCCAACGTACCAATCAACAACCGCTGCTGTTCTGCAAATTCCATAACAACAGGGAATGTAGAATTCAATGCATCACGATTCTTCAGAAGTCCAGCGCCAAGATCATCGAGAAGTGCGGTGACACCAATCATGCCACCCTGACCGGCTTTGAACATTTCGTCAATAGTGCCCATGGCATCCCGGGCTGCTCCCTGAACATCCATCAACGATTGACCAAAGTCGATCACCGATTGGTTGACACTGAGCATGTTCTTTTCGAACTCAGTTACCGCACCCTGCTTGAACAGTTTGAAAAACTTGGAAAATGCCGGTAGTTTGGTCTGCTGGAATATTTCAGCGGCTTCTTCAGACGCTTCGAATACCTTACGGGCTGCTTGTGCGCCAGCAAAGCTAATTCCTTCTTCGCCGCCACCGCCGCCTTCGCCGCCACCACCAGATGCCTTGGACAGCAACGCCTTTAGGTTTTCGTTAATGTTCTTGAGTTGTTCCATCGCATCCGGGCTTGTTGTGCCCCCACTCGATGAAACAGAATCGGAAATTTCTTTTTTGGTGTCCTTGATGAGTTTGCCCAAAGAACGCGTTTGTTCGTCGCAGCAATCAACAAGCTGTCGTAGCAGTTCGGTCTGTTCGTCCTTTAAGTCACCCGTAGCAACATTTCTACGAGTGACGGTTACATCACCGCTCGTATTAACATTGACTGGTGATCCCCGCTCTGTGGCGGAATCACTTGGTTGGCCGGGATTGGTAGGTTCTGCCACAGGTTGTAAACTCCATTAATCATGGTATTTACAGCCCGTGGTTTTATTCAAATCATGTATTCTGGGAATCTGGTTTTGTTTCTTCCTTTGGTGAAAGAATCAGACTGATGGATATCAAAATCACAAAGAAAAGAGCGATTATCCCCATTGCTCCGTAAAGCCCTATTTCCTCGGCGTAGTAAAAGGGAACGATCCATACGGCGAACCCAAGGGGAAGGCATATCAGAAACAGACCGAACGAAAGAATCGAACTTGGTTCCCCGATATAATCTCTCGGGATATCGTCATTGGGTATGTTTTTTCTGGGCATATCGACTCCACAACAAAACTCAGAACGTGGATAATAGCAGGTAGTTGAAATTTTGTCAAGAAATTTAAAATTCCCCGATGTTGTCCATATTCGTTGTTTTTCCGGTAGCCTTATTAATCATATCCTCCTTTTTCTTATTGGCCCTATTGATGACATCGGATAGGAGTTTGATTTCTCGATTGGGGTAACGCTTCAATGTCTCGTACTGAATTGCTCCCCCATATGCGAGGGATATTTCAGCAAGAATTGCTAGCGTACTCTCCTTTTCTTCGCGCCTTGCTTCGATTTCTGCGAGGGCTTCTTCGGCTGTGTTGAATCCCCCGCTTGCCCAAAAAGCCGGTTGGCGTCCAACTCTAGCCTGAATGTTTGTTCCCCATTACACTCCTCACAATTGTATTTGATATCGGAGAATGAGACGATCCATTCAGAAATCTCATTGATCTTTTCGGTTAGACCTTCGGCTTCATCGGTTGGTAGATTCAATAACCACTCACGAATATATTCTTGTCCGTCAACAGCTTTACCATCCGAACGCTCAACCGAATGGATTGAGGCTTCAAGGTTGTCCAGCGCTGTATCGGATGCCATGTCGATAATACGCGAGTAATTTTTGATCGCCTCTTCGTTGACAACCATCTCGTCGAGTTTCATATCACCCATGGAGTCAATCTTTTTGTTCCGAGCTAAGCTCTCTTTCATCTGTTCGATGACTCGCTTGTACGACGGTGGGCGCAGATTTACTTTTTGTGGTACCCGTTTCAGGCGGTAAGTGAACAACTCTTCCGCAAGGTCATCTTGGATAACCTCATACCGAAGAATGTGTTCATTGATATCGAGTACCAAGGTGTTTTCATGTCCACATCGACCGTTGAGTTCTTCACCATCCTCAACTGCCTCACCCTCTTCTGGTTCTCTGGGTACCAAATTTTGACAAACGTGCTTCAGTTCGAGTTTGGGTCCATAGCTCACTAAACGCGAGGCCAGTAGGATAGCTTCCAAATCCAACTCACACAACTCTGAAGCCAATAATACATCAGGGCAAATACCTTTCATCATTCTGGGAATGGCTTCACCGGAAAGCAGCAACCACGGATCACGATAGTTTTGTTCTGCGAGAATGCCGAGAACCCCGACCGGCAAATCCAGCGGATCAGCTTCGGCAGAGATAACATTCTCGGGGTACCAACGACCACCAGTCGGTAATGCAACCGAAACGGACGGAAAAGCATCATTCTCGATTAGGTCTTGGATCAATGGGTTGTTTGACATTAAATTCTCCGTGGGTCAATGAGCGAGGTATTTAGATCACCCAACTACCCTATTTTCAAGAGAAAGATGGTTCTATTTGGTGATAAAGTCAAGAAAATACGTTCGTACTTTTTTCGTACTTTTTCGGTCGAAATTCTTTTTCGAAATCAGTAACTTACAAAAAAGTACGGAAAAAAGCCGTAAAGGACTAAGGACTTTATAAATTATATAATATTATTCTTTGGCATTCAATCTTTAGGTACTTCGTACCTAAAGATAGAGTGACCATACCGGTACCCGGTTTGGCTGAAGGTTGCTTCGCAACGAAAAAGGTACTACCTTGTTGTTAATTGAACGTCGAGGAACAACATGAGATACACCGGTCGATATGCACAAGCACAGAAAAGAGAAGAACGGGCAATCTTCCAATGCTACTTTCGTGCAATTAATGAAGCACATAAGGATAGTCATCGAGAAAACCTTCGTTTAGTTCGGGAAAACATGATTGAAGGGGATAATGATTTAACCATTGATGTATGGAAAAACTTTCTTAATGTATGTGAAGAACTACGCATCGATGTTGCACCGATAACTGACATCGTGAAAATTAATAAGGAGCATCCGGGAAAAGGAAATGGATATCGAATTCCGAGAAAAGAAAAAGACCAAATCGGGTATCTGAAAAAACTACAGCGTCGCCGGGAATGGCGCGAATTATTTCGAAATGAATTTGGTTTTGAAAATTCCGTCGTGCTGAATAAATTACACGAGCGACCACAATTACGCGTTGTTCAATCGCGGGTCGGGTAATTGAAATTCTGATTCTGCTCGGGGCATATAATCAGAAACGGCTAGAATAGCCTCGCCTCGGGAGCAGTCATATTCTTCCTGTCGGGCATCAACCTCATCCCAGAACTTCGCTTCGCGAGAATGTTGATAATCGATGAAAACTTGATCCGGTCCTTTACCCGGGAATTCCCAAAAACCACCCACCGTTCGGATATTACGCGATTTATCGTCGTCATCTTCTGGGTTCTTGATGTAGTGTTCTTCCCACGACTCGTGCCAGATTCTAGCCTTCTCTTCGATAAGCCAGTTGACCGCATCCTTGCCGTGTTTTTCTGGTGGAGCCATTAATCGACTCCCGCCTTTTATCTTCGGAAAGGTAGGCAATCCATCTTGGAAGCGATGATATTTTTCTGCCAGACGGAGTGCCTGTTCCGATGTCATGTCCCGGCCTTTTGAACACCGGTAGAATATTTCTTCGAGTGTTCGATAGAATTCCGGATAACTGTCAATCCACGGCAAGCAGAGACAATCCATGACGAATTTCGCCATGGCATATGTCTCATCAGTGGTGAACTCGCAAAAGGTTACGAGTGCACCGTTCTGCATCTCTCGTTCGGACTCAATCATGTAAATCTGGAAATGAACTCCGTAATTTCACGTTCGCTGGCACCCTTCTCTTTCAATTTATCAGGAATGCTTTTGAAATAATCAGAATGTTTCATTGGACTAATCAGTTCGTAGATCAGTTCAGTTTCCATTCTACTCAATCTTGTGCCACCAAGCAAGTAATCTTCGAATGCTTCCACAGACCACTCGGCGTGCGGACGAATCAATTCGAGGATAGCTTTCGCATAAACGCGGATTTCATATTGGGCATGGAAATCGCATCGGAGATTCAAGAAATGAAACAGGTTGTGCATATTCCCCTTCCAGTACATTTCACTGTATGTGGCTACAGGAAGAACCATACGCGCAAGCTCGCGGGCGATCCCCGGGAAGTCATCACTGATGTGTGCTACCCCGTTTTGATCCAGATAGCTCTGTATTAGCTCCTGAAGGCTTTCCTCAGTCGGGTAGGGGTCATCGTTGTCTGATTCGATAGCACGCCTCCTAGCCTCATTCACGGCTGTTGCAGCGGCATCTTGACACCATTGCAACCGACGCTGTACACCATCAGTAGCCGGAGGCACAGTTCCGATCTCATTTGGACCCAGAAGGTGCTTGTATCCTTGGAAGGATGTCTCGAAACATTCCTGTACGACATTCATGACAGCGATGTAATCATTCTCGCTCAGCATGTTGTCCTCACGACCCTGTTTGTTCGAGGAACTTTGTGGTGCAAGATGACCGATGTCGGGCTCGTACATTTCGTCCTTCATCTCAGAATAACGAGCGCTATACTCGTTGATCGAAAAGGTACGATGGCGATGCCATTGACGGAAAACGAAAATTGGAGCTTTGATATGAAATTTGAAATCCACCATCTCGAACGGAGTTGTATGGAGGTGGCGCATCAGGTAACGAATCAGGCCGCGATCACCGCGAGTCTTCTTGGTTCCCACACCATATGATACCCGAGCGGCATTGACTACTGCGGAATCGTCTCCGTAGAAATCGACAAGGCCAACAAATCCGTGATTGAGGACATTTGTGTATGTTGGTTCCCAGACCGAGACCGGAGTATTGCCACCGGCACCATCTTTGGAATAATCGACAAGGGATAGGTTATCAGATGCTTCGTAGTCGTCGGGGACTGCGACTTTAATAAATCTCATTGGAGAACTCCTGTGTATTTTCTCCAATTAATATAGGACCGATGAGGTAGAATATCTAGATCAAACCCTTGTTTCTTTGTCTCTCCGCAACATAGTCTGCGACCGTTATACCACCCGGGAGGACAGCTTCTCCGTCTGGTTGAGCAAAATATACAACCGAGTATTGACTGCGCTCGAACATATCCTTACTCACGCCATGGAGGGTGGGTGGATATACCGTTTTGTTTGCCATAACCAATTGCATCAACTCACCAAACACCAGACCAGTTCGAAATTCATTTTGAATATGTTCTGGCCATGTTTTTCGGGAATCGTTTGGATAGAACATTGTGTCTTGGAAATTCCGATATAATGTTAACGTAAACATGTTAGCATCAGCATGCGGGAGGTTATCGGTGCCGGGTGGATATTCCAATACTCGGAGTCGGCTGTGGGTTATATTGGGCCAATATTTTCTGGGTATCCCAAGAGTGATAGCAACCCGTAAGGATTCATGGTGAGCACGCTCGACGCAAGAATACAATAGCCTCTTCTCGGAACCGTCGATATTAGAATCAACGATATTCTTAACCGATACATAAGACGACACCCGCTTCGAATTACCACTCCGTCCTGAAAAACTCGGAAAACTATCGTGGAGAGTTAGTTTGCTTAGGGTGTAATAATCGGATGCAGAAAATAACATTAGTCGGTCAGACACCGAAGCATATTCTGACGGGAATATTCAGACATGGTTCTTTGATTGAACTGAACACTATCTGCGATATCCGTAATATCTGAGTATCCGATGGCTTCCTCAAGATTAGCACGAAGTGTTGCCAAATTTTCCTCAACGGATAGGGACGGATCGATACGGTTTACAATTTCGGCATCCCATTCGGTCCATTCTTCCCATTCGAGTTCCGAAGCATGTTGGGATTGGTCGGTTAGGGTGGACTGCTCACCATCACGCTGCAATCGTATGAGGGTACCATCCAAGTCCCTCACGAACTGGAGTTCATTTAGGAAACGGCAGTCGGTGAGCAGTCCGTAGTCGTAATCATCATAGTCGCCACGCATTATCGCGAGTTTGAGTGCTATGATCCAAATATCTTTGTGGAGCCCGTTACGCATGGCTTCGGTGCCGAGTTCTTGCATAACAACTCGCCGGGTTTTTCCAAGCATTTGACATGCGGGGTCTGGGGAACCATCATCGAGGGTATCACCCTCTTTGTAATCGAAATCATGTTCGAGTCGTTCCCGGTCCCATCCAAACATCATTGTGCAAATATCTTTTAGACATTTGGCGAATGACAATTTGGTTACGGTGTAGCCTTTCTCTTCGAGTGCTTCAGTGATAAGCATACCAGCAGTATCTTTACCACCACCGGCTTTGGCGGTGAATCCAATGACTTTCATGATGTTCTCCAATCCATATGAATTAAGATAATCAGTATCGGATGTTATTTCAAGTTATGCGGCTTCCTCAGATAGCTTATCCCAACCATACTTCGCGATTAGCGCGGCCTCGGACCGACCCTCATCTGCGGTTTTGTATTTGAAATCGGATTCGTTGAGCGGCCAAATCTTTCGAGCCAATTCGACGGAATCGCCCTTGGCGGCTTTAATCAACCCGGCTTGGCGTTTCCATACCTGTGGAGTTACCATGGTGTATTCTAAACCGAGTCCAGTCAGAATTCCCTGCCACTGTCCGAGGTTCTGTCCGAAACGGAACATTCCTGTGACGCCTTGCCCCGGCATCGCAGAAACTTTTTCTAGAAAGACATGATCGACATCGGTTATGAGTAATTCACGACACGCGACGAGGTCCATGTCGTTACGTGTGGTCTTCTTTCCTTTTTTAACAAATGGAATGGAGACTGTTGGAGTCCGATGTGTAATGAGTTCGGTTGGGTTATAAAAAGCAATGCCGCCTTTGAGACCCGGGTCAATTCCTACAATGTACATATGTCACCTCTGCCGTATTTAGAGCAGGGGCGATCACAAAGTCAACTGTACATTCCGGGATAATATTCCCCATATTGGTCGGCTACGAGGGAGATCAATTCAGGCGTCAAAGTTATCGTTTCATCGTGTCCCTTGAGTTGCCATGTATTGCTGGATAGTTGCAGAGAATTCAACCGATCCGACGAACATTCGAGTGTCGTTCCCATGACAGCTTCGAGTGTGGTGAAATCCAATTCTTCTTGGTACAGGACATGAACAAATCGAAAGCGTTCCCGGAGGGTTTGAATCACGTAATCATAATACAACCAATCATTTTGATTGCGTGACACGACTTCAAACACCCGTTGCTCAAAATCCTCTTGATTTGCTACATCGAAGACCTTGGCCGATTCTGCGTATCGCGATGCCAGCCATGTTGCTTGGTCTCTAACACCGAAAATAACATGCTGGTCCCTGTACAACGCTTGGAGGTGCGAGAGGACATGCACCGGGGGTATATGTGGAAAGTCTTCCTGCCAGAAATTCTTCCAGTGGATGGTGATATTCTCGTCTGAAATTATATTAGGCGATCCACTTGAATAACGTGTCATGTATTTTTCCATATCACGTGATTCACCATTCACGTACCCTCGTAGGTCGTGGATGAGGTCGGGGTCGGTGTATTTGTGGAAATAGCGAATTCCGTTAGCTGTGGAAAGCGCATTCTGGAGGACTGTAGTACCGGTTTTGGGGAGACCAATATGAACGAAAAACTTCACTTCATGAGTCCAATGAAAATTCCCTTTAGGAATCCGTATGTCCAGAGTATGGGAGCGATTACCAGAACGGCCAACCAAGCAAACGAGGACAACTTCATAAATGGATCAACCGCTTTCTTCATTACCAAAATGGCAACCAACAAATACAGCGACCCGGCGAGTACGTATGGATTATCAAACAATTCTGTCAAAATTGAATCCCCAGATCATCCTGACTGCAAGTTACCTTACGGATGGTAAACCCCTTTGGTTCTTCTGAGGTCTTTCCTAAATTCTCTTCGATGAAATCAAGGCAGTACCCGTATGGGACGGTCGAGGAAACCTCCCGATACTCGTATGGCTCGTCCTTAACCAACTTTTCTAACACCAAAGTCATTGATGCCAAATCGGTGGAATACACGATGGTGTCACCTTCCAGTCTGCGCTTTCGATAATCGCTGATGATTTTAATTTCATCGAACATTCCTTTCGGATCGATCCCTGAGTAATTGGCGGTGACGGTTGGGTAACGAAGTGGGGATATTGACGGGGTGACCGTCATCCGTCCTTCCTGTTCCAGTATGTTGAACATCTCTACCGCCTGACGATGACGCTGCTGGTCGAGAGCTAATGCTTCACCAACAGTAAGGCCGCTACCATAATGTGTCTCAGGATGATAGGTTTGCAATTCTTCCCGGGACGGATGCGACGTTTGGCATCCGATGAGAAAAACAGAAATTATGAGTAGACGAAGGAACACCGAATTAGTCTTCAAGTGGCAACACTTCCATCAGGATTTTCGGTTCCCGCTTCGGGGAGATTCCCGCTGCGAATTCCTCAGCCTTGTTGAATGTAGTAAAGGTACGAGAGGTGGCAAGAGCGTACTTCCCCTTGACACCATCTTTGGTGTCCATACGACAGATAACAAAATAGTTCATGCGGCATTCCTCGCGTCTTCCCACTCCCAGTATTGTTCCGGAAGTAAGAATTTGATGTTGTGTTCGTTAGCATGCCCGATCAGCGCCTTTTTGTCAACGCCGCTGAACCGAATCAGCAAATACATGTAGATGCCAACAAACTCGGGGCCGTGGACTTGATGTCGCTTTCCATCAGCCGTTTTATTACCCCAGTGTTTGTAACTGTGCAACGTATGTGCAAACTCGTGTATCAGTACCAGACGAGTACAATGGGAGGGCAGCAAACGAATCTGGCTTGCGCTACCCCATGAACACGAACCGCTGGCACGGAATTTAAGTTCCGGGATATCCACGTTCAATCTCTCACACATTTCTGATAAGAGAGCATGCAGATATTTCTTCTCACGACGAATGTTCAAATCAGTCGTCTTAACAAAAGAGCCGGTGGTATTAGGGACTTCTTTTCCCAGATCGCGAGCCATGATATGTTCCCATTTATACACTTTTGATTTTTGGGAATCTCGGGGGCGATAACGCTTACGTTTCTCGGGATAATCGAAATTCTCATCCCAGTGGGTGATGGCAGCGCGTGCTTCTTCTTCGGTAGGATAGGCGACGGTTTCCTTACGAGGATAATTCGAATACGAAACTTCGACTTCCTCGAACATAGCCACAGTTTTCCAGTCGGTGGTGCAATTGCGGTTGGGACGCCAAAACACGTAGAACTCATCGTAACCGTTTTCCACGATTCCGAACAGCCCGTAGTTACTGGATTTTTCTTCGTGAATTACCTCAAACTCCGAGGTGTAACCACCAGCGTCGAGATAAATATAATTACGTGAATGTCTTCCTCTCCAAGTCATTAACGTCTCCTAACTCATTGAATATACGGCATATTAGCATATTACGAAGGCGTTGTCAAGTTTCTTGAAGAAATTTAAGTGGCGAATTTCAAGTCTGGGAGGGGATCATCCGGGAATAAACCACCGTTTTGTAAAATCACTTTTGTGTATACTGTCCCAACACATGTTGTTTGCTCAAATCCGAGCACGGAACTCCGCTCGTATATCCATTTCAACCTACCAAGGTGATGAAGATATCCATCGGATATTATTTCGGGTATTGCGGCAATATGAACCAGAGCATCGTATTCTGAAGCTGTGATTTCTTCGACTAGGAGTTGGTCAATAACTCCCGCGTGTGAATCCTGATATGTCCGATTGAATTCTGGGGACGGTGGGATATACTCTACATCCTTGGCTCCGAAAGCCAACTCATGACTATCCTCTTGTTTGTGCCACGCTGCAATGACTAATCCACCAGCACTCTTTGGAGCATTGCGTATTTGGAACCACGACGGGGCGTTTTTAAGCCTATGGGTCATACTCTATTCGGGATTGTTTGTTTTCGAGATAAACCTTCATAGTATCATCCGAGCTAGCGGCAATATCTTCCCGGTGGGTAATCAGGAACACGCGCTTATTCTTTTTCTGACTGATTTCCCGCAAGGCTTTGATGGAATTGGATGCACCACTTGGGCACATACCGGAATCCAGTAACTCGTCAACTGCCAGAATGTTTATGGGGTAGTTCATGTACTCAAAAACATCTTGGAATGAGAAATTCAGTGCCACGCGAAGGCGTGCCCGTTGCCCGCGAGAGAGATTTCCGTAATCAAAATCCTCACCATAATCGGTAATCGTAATCGTCAAATCGGGATTGAATTTCACGTGATGCGGGAGTGATAACTTTTCAAGCCAGTACGAAATACGACGATTCAGAATGGGCAACCAACGATCAATAATCGATTGGCGCAAGAAGCTATCCTTCTTCGTAAGCAGGTCTATCAAATAATTATAGTGTCGAATCAACCGACGCAATTCTTGAACCTCGGAATCATCAACATTCTTGATAGCTTTTTCTTGAAGGCCGACAATACTTTCACTATGTGGGTTCGTTTCAGCGGATGTTGAAACAAGCTGCTTTCGTATATTCTCCAACTCTGTTCCGGCTGATGCGGCTTCTTCGACTGTTTGGTAGGTCAATTCGATTTGGGAGTAATCTTGTATTCGCTCTTCGATGCCTTCCACCTTATCAGTTTCCTCGACGATAACAATTTCCGCCTCGCTGATTTCTGCGTCGATTGCCTCGAATGCCTCTAGAGATTCTGCACCACTTTGTTGTGCTCGTCTCAGTGATTCAGTGGCATTCTCTCTTACTTCCGGATCGGGTTCCCAATGTTGCTTACACGTTGGGCACTCACTGTTATCCAATGAAGCAATAGTAGCCTCGGCGTCTTCCATCTCTGATACTGCACGAGTGGCTTCGCGTTCGAGTTGATCCTTAGTTCTCTTCCGAGCAGATTGCTCCGAATGTAAATGCTTCAACGTCGCGGTGGCATCTTTAAGAGAAGCCTTAAGCTCGTCTATTTTCTTGATGGCAGCGATTTCGTCATCGACATTGACAGATTCCAATAGGGCTATGCCTTCGGTTAAATCTGTAATGGTCTGTGCTTTCTGTTTTTCCCATGTTTCGGCCCGCGCCGTGAGGTCGTTGATCTGTTCCAGAATTCGGGCATTGGCTTGTTTGGTTGCTTCTGCTGCGGATTCCGCAGAAGTAAGTTCTTTGTTTTTATCCTTGCGCTGTTCCTTCAGAAGGTTAGCCTTAACCGTCATGATGGTGAATCCAAACAACGGTTCGATAATGCCCCTTTGTTTTTCATCTTGGAGTTTGAAAAACTCATCAGATTCAGAAGAGTTGGCCACGATGTACTCAAACAGGGTGATACCAAAACCCAACAACTCGGTTATTTGTTGCGTGGTTTCTGTTTTCCCCCGGGAAATATCATACTTGAATTTCCGTTTTTCTTTTGTTTTGAAATCTTCATCATTGTCGAGTGTTTTACGGAAGAGGAAAAGTTTTCCCGGGCGCTCGGACCGCTCGACCCGATATGCGTAATTTCCTTTGGTGAACTCAACCCAAACAATCATTTGCCCTTTGGACAATTTGTTGATGAGTTTTTGATTGGATATTCCCCGGATAACTTTTCCGAACAGGACATAACACAATGCATCGATGATGGCAGATTTGCCGACGCCATTCCGTGAGGATTCACCTGCGTCATCGAGGTTTTCACCCATAATGCAGGTGATGAAATCACCAGATAAGTCTACGATTTCTTCCTTTGGTCCGTAGGACAGGAAGTTGCGAAACCCTAGATTACCAAATATTAATCCGTTGGACATGACCATCCGAAACAAAGTGTGGGACGAGTTGTGCCGTTATTAACGTACACAGTATGTCTTATAAGATTACCCTCTTTTGCTTCGGAATTCAAGGCGTCAAACAAAACACTCGCATCTACTTCGAGCATTTCGGCTAGGCTTCGGGTTGTAACGGTGGGATCGTTTTGGATAAGCGTAATAGCTTCATTCATCATCGTGATCGAACTCCTCGGATTCGTGTTCAATTTCAGCGCCAACGGGACGCAAGGTATATCGCCTCATACAGCTACACTCGGATTGAAAGTAAAGTTCCACATCGTTCCATTCCCAATGCATTTCATCACCACAGCATTCGGATGTCGATTCGAACATAACGTCAAATTCGTCGGACATAATAGTTTTCCATTCAGGTTGATGTCATTGTTTATCGTTTTTGGACAAAAGTCATGCACCCGCATCCGGGTCAGCACTATTGTATAGTTCTTCTAAGAGTCCTGCATCATAGTCGGACCCTTCGGTATCGATTTTTCTTAGCTGGTCGATAACCATATCATCCACCGATTTTGCATCGGGGCTGATTTCTATTTCTTCGGCAACATCAAGCTCTTTGTTCATAGGCCGCAAATAAACAGTGCGGCATTTTGTCTCAATAAACTGTTTCAGTTCGATGGCTTCTTCTACTTCAATACCAACATCATCTTTTATTTCGATAACGGCTTCCGAATCTTCCAAGTCATCAAGGCTGTCCAACATCTCACTTAATGTGGTTCTTAGATAACTCGGAGCATCCGGCCAGTTATCAAACTCGGGGTCTTTGTTCCATTCAAGGAACATACATCCACGTTCGGTATCATTTACATCATTGAAATTATGCGGGAAGGCGTTGCCGGGATACCACACGGGAATTCCGTGTTCATTCACCTTCAGTTGGCGCTTGTGGAAGTGACCAGAAAACACTGCATCGCAGTTTATGAAATGGTCTGCATGTAATCCACCTTTGTCCGGCATTGGCATACCATCGTTTACCAAAAACAGAGGCAATTCGAAGTGACCAAAAATATATTTCACTTCGTAACTGGGAACTTCTGCGAACTCCCCACCAGTGAGCCATGGTGCGAGCAAAACGTCGTTAATCTCTACTAACTCATTGATTAGAAAGATATTATTTTTAGAGCCCAAGTAGGGCAACGAAGTGATATCCCGGTTGTTTCTGAAATAGAGATCGTGATTCCCGACGAGCCAATAAATGGGAATTCCCAGTTCATCGAGTAGTTCGATGGCACGCCATGAATATGTGATTGTATCTACACGAAGGCGGGAGCGATTATCGAACCAATCTCCCATGAAAATAACAGCATCACATTGTTCTTCTCGGACACGCCGACAAAACCACTGGATGAAATTGAGACAATCGCGGTTGTGGCGCTCGCTGTCGCTTTTGTCACCGAAGTGAATGTCGGTGAACACCGCAGCCTTATCGAAGAGTTGATTCATGTAGGATTATATACGGTCGAGTTTTTGTAGTATTTCGGTATAGTTCCATTTACGGTCACATTCATTACATTTCATATTAATCGACATACCACCGGACGGGCCTTTAAGGAGATCACCGGTACACCCCTCCCACGGACAGACGAGTGTGTCCTTCTTCATCTTCTTCATCTTCGCGAGCATAAGCTGGAACCAATAATGACCATCCTTGACGGGTTGTTTTGGGATGTTTACCAGTTCCTTTGATTGAGGAAGATGAAATAGTTCTCGAACGTGTTGCATGAATGTCATGCGTAAACTATAACGCCAACGAGATTAAAAATCAACCGTATCTTTTCTTACCTTTGGTAAAATGTCTTTTGTGGAATACGCTATCAAATCCCTCGACATCTTTAACGCCGTATTGAATTTCGGTTGCACCCTCATCATCCACTTCAACCTCGGTTTTTCTGATTCCATCCTTCTCATCCGACATGGCCTTTCGTCGCGCCGTAGCTGTTTCCTCATTCTCCACCTGTCGGGTGTTGGATGGGTCGAAACCATACTGTTCCAGAATGTCATCACGAATCCGGCGTACTTTCTTTTCCTTGTCGAGTGTGGTCAGAAAGGAGTGGGTAACGATTTGCGTCATATAGCCAAACGGGTTGGCTGATTTTTCTGGTTTGAATTTCAGTGTTCCGTTGAGGAGTGATAGAGTAGCCTCAGACTTCATGTCCTCGATGTACGTGTATCCACGCCAGTTGGCACGTTGTGCGTAACGATCTACTAACATCATAATCATCTTCACCAACTCGGGCGTCATGCACTCGGCTGCGGTGGGCTCAGTGTTCTTAGCTTTCTTTTTGGCCGCTTCCCAGTTTTCCTTTGACAAGCTGATATGCTCAAGAAGCCTCTTGTTGTTCAAATAATTCTGTTTTCTACGACGCTTAACCGGTTTTTTAGTTGACGCATCTTTGGCGTCTGCTGCCTTTTTGGCAGTTTTTGTTGTGGTTGCCAATTTACTCCCCTCGGTTGCCTTGAGATTTCCTCAAGAAAGTTATATCTTCAAGATGTTCACTTTCTTGAAGAAAGTCAAGGCGATTTTATTATAAATACGTTTTGAATACTTAGGGGTTCCAACATGGCTGAACAGCAACCACAAATCGACGATTTCCGTCCTTCCTTCGCGCTAGAGCATGTAGCAGCGAAATTGGAACCCTTTGACCTTCTGCGTTTGGGCCTCTCGTTGGGTGGTGCTGACCAACGCTCGGATACTTCCGATGCCCTTCAGGGTGGTGCGGTCTCGAACATACCCAATGCAGGCCAGCGGGCCGCTGGTACAGTTGATGCCGCAAACTCACAACTAAACTCACTGAATACTCATGCCCTTGCGCCGATATTCTTAACCAACGGTTTAGTATTTCCATACAATCCTTCTATTTCGGAAGGAATCTCGGTGAAATACGATACTATGGAACTGACTCATACCAATGAATCATTTCATGTGTATAGCGGAACCGACAACGTTCGAATAAACATTTCGGATGCCAAGTGGACATGTGATACTTTTGACAACGCGGTGTATGCGTTGTCCGCATTACACTTTTTCCGGACATACAGTCATATGGACTTCGGTGCAGGTCGAACAGGTCGTCCACCAAGCCCGATGTGGTTTTCTGCATACGGGAACTATGCGTACCACCGTGTACCCGTTTTGATGGAAAAGGCCGACTGGTCATTCCCGGCTGATGTTGACTATGTTGGTATCCCGGAATTCGGTACGCCAGAATATCGTCAACGTGTTCTTCAGTACGAGAGAAACGAAAGCACCCAGTATACTTGGTTGCCGATGGTTTTCACCATTTCATCCATCTCGTTGGTTGTTCAACACTCGCCGTCGTTCTGGTCCAACTGGAATCTTGACATGTACCGTTCCGGTGAACTGCTACGACAGCGGAAGAATTTCCACATAACAAATCCAGCATTGACATCGCGTAATGGCGGGGGCAGACCATAATGGCTTACGAACCAGATTACGAACAGGCGTCTCCTTTTGGTGTTACCACAATCATCAATCGATTCATGGTGTATTATGTGCACCGTGTGGTTGAGCCTCACTTTTTGGATGCCGTTATTGAGTTGAATGACGAGCGCTATGTCAACCGTCCTGATATTTTGGCGAATGACTTGTATGGTGATCCTGATTTATTTTGGGTGATTGCAGTCCGTAATGGATTACAAGACCCGGTTTTTGATTTCAAGAGGGGTGAGTTTTTCACAATTCCCCACCCATCATATGTGCGGTCAATTGTATAATGGCTGCGGCATTCAGAAACAGACAGAGACAACAGCTTCGTGACAATACTGGTTCGAACGAAGTTCGTGATTTGGATGATAATCGAAATATTAATACACGGACTGGGTCTGCGGTAAATCGAGTTATTAACGAACAAAACGGAAATACCGAAAGAGAAGGAAACACAACCGCAATACGAAGTCAGACCCTTTTTAATAAAAAGACCGATATTAGTAGCGGCGGTGTACGGTTTGGTAGACGGCGACGCGATATCCAGACAAGAACAGCAGCTACCAATATCGCAGAAAACACTGACAAAGCAACCGCAACACAAGAACGCTTCGACACGACAAACATAGCACAAAACATTAGTGTGCAACCACGTGATGATGTTGACTCATTGAAAATCCCAGATAATGTATTATTGCCTTACGTCAATATGCAATATCATTTGGTTTGGTCTATGGTTCCTGCCGAGGTTGTCCCGAAAGTTCAACAGAATATTCCTATTGGCGCAACGTCACCGGAAACTGGAAATTTCAGTGATTTACAGCGAGCAATATTGGCCGAAGGGTCTATCCCGTTTGCATCGACTGGTGACGTATTCCGCTTCGAGCGAGCACCAGAGGAATTCGACCCGAGTTCTGCCGATCCTGAATTAATTTCTCCTGACCCAACGAGGCTGTTCAGGCAACAGTGGACTCCCAAGAAGGGTAGGCATTATTACAACATAGAATCGCTTTCTATGGAAAACGTAATGGCCCCAACTGCGGCCAACCCATTTATGAACTCAATGGTAAGTGGAAAAATAACACTGGTCGAGCCACACGGGTTTAAGTGGAATGAGGATGCACGCCGTGTAGCAAATGATAACGGATACAATGGAATATCACTGGGCCGTGTTCTATGGCGTTTGGATATATTCTTCTCTGGTTATAACCAAGATACCGGCGAGTGGCAATCGTTTATTCCGTTGGACACGAGGACACGGAAAGTTCGACTATTAACCTATTACATGAATATTACCACGGTCGAAGCAAAAGTGACCCATACCGGAACCACATACGACATGAGTATTGTTCCAAGTGGGCATTCGGCGTATCGTCCTGAAGAAATCAATATTGATGCAACTGCTATTTTTACTGGAAGCCAATCCCAGACACAAACCTTTGGTGGATTCTTAGACCGCGTTGCACAAGCCATGAATAGATCGGTTTCCGAACGAACTAGTGGACAAGTTGTGCGTAATTATGAATTCAAAGCTCCAGCGACTTTGTTGGCGGCGGAATTCTTTTCGGGGGAATTTGAAAGTAAGCTCGGTTTTCTCAAAAATGATCCGAAGGGCGGGTCTGTTGTGAACACGGGTCGTGATATGGATGTTATCACGCTTGTTCAAGATGCGTTGAAGGACTTGGAACTTTCATGGAATAACATCCTCAAAAAGGATGATCCGAAACATCTCAAACCACGTGTCCATTGGGGAATCCGATTCAACGTTGTTTATGGTTCTGGTGTAAATCCCGGAACCCATGATTATGACGCGATCACCAACCAATACATTATTGAACCGTTTGTAACGTACAAGCATGCCACCATAAACAATCGTGCGGAAATGGAAAAGGTGGTTAATGTTCAATCTCAGGCAGACCGAATTCGGGAAATGTTGCGATTGGGAATGATCAACCGAATTTACAATTACATCAATACGGCGGAAAACAACGAGGTTATTGAAGTTGATATTGCGTTGAAGAATTTTTATTACCACACCATGTTCACGGAAGCCCAAGGCTCTGCGAGTATGGGTGGTGGACAGAATTCGGCTGGTGCATCGAAGAACACACAGATCATCGTTAAGGACGAGAGAATCAAGCAAGAAGGAACGATTAGTGATGATAAAGGTGAGGTCGTTCCCAGTAATTTAGAGAATTCTGTAGAATCATCCCTACGCCGACTGTTCGGAAGCACAATCGATAATCCATCCGCTACGTGCGATGCTCGAACCTTTAAGAATCCTGCTGATGTTTATGGTGGTGGATTCGGCGAAATGCCGAAAACGGATGCCACAGGTTCTATCGGTGGTAGTGACCAACTCCGACGTGCCGAGTACCAAGCAAACATCAATGATCATATTCAAAATGATATGATCCGCATTGAAATGGAAGTGCGTGGTGATCCACTATGGCTGCTGACATCATACGGAAAGGATAGTGGAAATATCTTAACAATTGGTGATCAATCAACAAATCTAAACCTTTCGTCTGCATTGGTTCAAACTCAAGCTGCCCGATGCTTCTTTCTGCGGATGTTTGCACCGCACCAAGATGATTACATGAACCCAGATCGTGATGAGGCATCGACTGCTTGCAGTATTCTTGGCGGTTTTTACGAAACCATCAAGGTTACATCAAACTTCCAAGGTGGGAAGTTCACCCAAACGTTGCTTGCAGCTAAGATGAATCACCTAAATTACATTGAGAACAACATTAGTTTGGCAACGAATTCGGAAGTGGTTAGTGAACCGGTAGGAACGGTAACTACAACTCAAACCAATGTTCCACAGAGAAATCAGAGGCCGGGTAATTATCAAGCTGGAATATTTGTGGCATTCCCACGTGGTAGTGATAGAGCGTAAACAATAGGACAGGAATATGCCAAACTTTGACGATGGCATCAGTAAGGCGGTAAGAAGTAGCTGGTCTGGTGGTCGAAATACTCCAAATGCTGAATCTCCATTACCGGGATTTTATACCGGTATTGTCATGGACGATGCTGATGATCAGCGCATGGGTCAGGTATGGGTTTATATTCCGGGAATATCACAACGACGAATTCGTCAGCAACAAGCCCTTCCCACATATGGTGGTACCGCCCCGGATAGAAACAACAGCACCGGCAGTATAAAATGGGATCAAGATTTGCGTATGGGGTGGATTCAGTGTTCTCCTCTGTTACCGTTTTTTGGCGGTGATGATTATCGTGTATCCCGAAGCCCGGGTGGTGATTATAGAAACGCTGGAAATGGTGACGTAAACGCATATGGCTTTTGGGCTCAACCTCGCATCGGTGATGAAGTGGGTATTCTGTTTGCCCATGGCGATTCTGCGAAGGGTTTTTGGATCGGGTGCATGCCTAAGTATGCCCGTAACTTCATGGTTCCGGGTTCTCCCGGGCGTCCACCAGAAGACCTTGACGACAAAATCGACGAAGCTAGCGAGAACGATCCCAACCCGTCGCTCCACAAGGTCACCAAACAAATTAAACAGGAAGCTTCGCAGACGGTTGATCCGTCGTTGGTTCCTGCAATGGATAAAGTCCGTCGATTGAGTTCGAACAAGGCGATCCCCGTTGAACGGGAATTGATTGATGTACTCGTCTCCCCAGAGTTCGCACAAAATGTACAAAAGGCTGGACTACTCACTGACCCGCTGCGTGGTGCTGGTACATCGAGTGCCCGCCGTGAAAGTCCGTCATACGTGTACGGATTTAAATCGGCTGGTTGGAATTTTGATAGTGAAAAAGCAAACCTGAACACCGCTAGCGGTGAACGCGTTCAATTTGGTGCTTCTGGTGAAGATAACGTATACAAGGATATCAATACCACTGGTCATCAACTAACCTTTGATGATCATCCTGACCACCAAGGCGTTCGGCTCCGTACTTCTGCGGGTTCACAATTATACTTTGCGGATCGGTGTAACGAACCGTTCATTTACATTTCCACTGCTCAGGGAAATGTTTGGCTGGAATTTATTGACAACGGGAAGATCAACATATTTGCTGAGGATAGCGTTTCTGTCCACTCGCGTATGGATATCAACATGACTGCGGACCGTGATATTAACATCGACGCACAGCGTGATTTGAATCTTCAAGTACGACGAAACACAAACTTCACATTGAAGGGAGAAAACAATTGGGAGTTTGGACGTAACGACTTGCCTCCAGAAGACCTCAAATACAATTCGAGCCCAGACTGGGGAACAGGAACTCCACAGGACACCCTTATCCACAATTATGGAAACGTTGACTGGGTGGTCGATGACGCATTCAGTATGAGTATCGGGTCCGGTCTTGATTTGAGTTCTGGAACAACTGCAAACATAGAATCTGGTTCTGACCTTAACATCAATGCCGCTTCCGATATTAATGTTGAAGCTGGCTCGGCAATGAATCTGCTTGCTGGTGGAGCGGGCGCACTCACTGCAACAACATTAGACTTTTTTGCTACCAGCGGGGACTTGATTGCAACCGCCGACGAAATTCACTTCAATGGACCGCAAGCAGCAACCGCTGGATCGGCAGGAAGTGCATCAACAGCGTCAGCGGCATCTCTGCCATCGACTGGACGCACGTTCCGTGTTCCAACGAATCAGGAGATTATGGATTGTGAGGAACCACCAGCCGTATTCGATACTTTGGAAGGTATTGTTGTTCCACAACACCAGCCATGGCCGGAGCGTTGTAAATCGACGGCGGGTACACGTGGTTTCGTTGACGAAGCTCCCGTGGATGTGTCCCGTGCTGGTTCCACAACCGAGACATCATTAGCGCCCCTTAACTTGCCGGAGGAAACACGATTCCGTCAAGGACAGCCGTTCTCGACTTCGAATCTCACCGAAGCTCCCTCATACAATGACGTGGCTCCACGCGGAACATTTGCCGCATGTGACACCTACACCACATCAGACAAGGGTGTTGAATTCTTGCATCGGCAGGAAGGATTCCGAACGAAGGCATATCCGGATGCAGATGGATATTCCATCGGATATGGACACTTCATCAAGGTGGGTGATACTATCAATGGTGATACGATCAATGGGCGTGTCACTCAGGAAGATATTAATTTCTTGAAGCGTACAAAGGGCCAACTAAACATCACGAAGGAAGAGGCGGACCGTCTATTCCGATTGGATTTGGTTAAGTTCGAAGAAGATATCTGCTTGGAAGTTAGTACCAATATCACGCAGGGTCAGTTCGATGCTATGGTCAGTTATGCGTACAATGGTGGTCGTGGTGCGTTGCGTAGAATGATACAGCGAAGCAATTTCAATACCGGGGATTTCTCTTTGGTTCCGCAGGCATGGATGAGGTTGTCAACTTGCAGTCGATGCCCTGCTTCCCAACGGCCACGAATCGAAGCAGCACTTCGAAATCGTCGCCGTCAGGAATTGGAACTATTGTTCGCTCAGGTTTAATCGCAGAACAGGTCTTCGGTATGAATCCGACGCTCGCCCGCGAGGCGATGAAGCTCTTCGGTCATCTTTCGCATAGCTTCGATTCGGACTTGGCGAATTCGTTCCTTGGAAACTGAAAACTGTTCACCAAGATCATCGAGCGTTCTTTGGTTTTCTTTTTCCGTAAGAATCTGAGCTACGAAGACAGTTTTCTCTCGATGACTCAATACCTGCATAGCTTCCGTAACCAGTTTTTTATGAAAGGTAATTGAATCACCAATCATGGCGGACTCTTCGGCATCATTATCCGGGTCTTCGAGTGTTTCTCCAAGAGTGGATAATTCGGACTCACCATCGGAACTGCTTGCGACTGGATGATCTAACGACTCGTAAGGGCGTTGAAACATTTGAAACATCATCATGACATCGGTCTCGTCCACATTATGTGCTTCGGCCAATTCCTGAACAATATCATTGGTAATCTTGAATGTGCCGTGAGCCTGAAGCTCGATAGCAATCAACTTCCGCATCGAATAGAATAACTTCTTTTTGTTGTGGTTCGTACAGAACTGAACGTAAAAGAAATGACGCATACCGAATCCCTGCATCATACCTTTGACACAGGTCTTGGCATAAGATGCAAAACGAACATTATCATGTTCCGATGGTTTGAATCGACGGGCAGCTTCCGAAAGGGCCATCAACCCCTCGGATAGAAGTTCCTCATCCTCAACGCGATAATTGGCTACTTCTTTCATGGCACGACGAATCGTCGGTCCGTAAGCCATAAGGATTCGGGTTAGGTAACGATTATCGTCACCACCAGTGAATCGGGTTATTTTATCGTTCTTTGGGTCCATGAAAGCTTTGAACCCCTTTGGGTTACTATCCCACCAAGCGCGGAATAAAGCCTTTTCCTCCTCAGCAGTGAGTAGTGGTAGATATCCTTTAACGAATTGTTTTGCGTCGCTGGTTTTTATTGCATCACGCATTATTTTCTCCAGTTCTCTTTGGTTTGTATTTTCCGTAACGGATTGGATGGTAAATAGTCTTCATGCTGGTCAAAAAGCATGGCGACCGAATCAATATGGTTATAATTTAGTGGATTTTCAAGTATGGTAGCACCTCTGTATCGTGGTTTTTCAACTGTTGCGAATGATGGAATTGACACCCGTCTGTTCGACGTGGAGTTAGTTAAGCAGGATTTACTCAACCACTTTAATACTCGTGTTGGTGAGCGTGTGGCTAGACCGTCATTTGGTTCCATCATTCATGACCTGTTATTCGACCTCTTTGATTCTCGTACCGAGGGTCTGGTGATCGCAGACGCTCAGCGTATTTTCAGCGAAGACCCCCGGGTAGTACCACTGGAAGTCAACGTTGACATAAACCCCGATGAGCATCAGATTACGTTAGATGCTACCTTACAAATGGTAGAATTCGATATGAATACCAATTTCCACGCTATATTCGAGGCTAGAGTCTAATGGGCGTACTACAACGACAGAACACCCTGTTTGTTTCAGAAGACTGGGTCCGTATATACGAAGCCATTCAGAACGTGGATTTCCGTGCCTATGATTTCGACAATTACGTCGCGGCACTTCTCGATCACCTTCGTGATGTCTTTCCAGAGGAATTTAACGACTGGATAGCATCTTCCGAATTCATCATGAAAGTTGAAGTTTTGGCTTGGTTGAGTCAAAACATCTCATTCCGAATAGACCTTAACACAAGAGAGAACTTCCTTGCAACCGCTGAACGCCGGGATTCTCTAATCCGTCTGGCTCAGAACGTTTCCTATAAGGTTTCCCGCGTCCGTGGTGCATCTGGCCGCGTCCGCGTCGAGGCGGTCCGAACCACCCAGTCCATCTTCGATTCAAACAATATCGACCTTCAGGACCGAGAGATTCGTTGGAACGATCCACGAAACGAAGACTTCTTCGAACAATTCATTTTGGTCATGAATGCGGCTTTCACGGGCCGTACACAATTTGGTCGTCCCCTGACCCGGGTAACCAGTGGTACCACCCGTGCAGAACAATATGTATTCAATGGACGCGCTCCGGCTGCGGGATCGTATACATTCACGGCGACCGTTAATGGCGTTTCTCTGCCATTCGATATTATCAATGCCAATTTGAACAAGGATACTGCCCGATCTGAAGAGATTGCTCCCAACCCAGAAAATGCGTACAACGTACTTTACTTCACTGACGGTAAGGGATTGGCATCGGATGGTACCGGTTTCTTCTTCGAGATGCGTCAAGGTACGATGCAATTCCAAGAGGAAGAATTTGTTCAGCCCGAGGTCGTGCGCACCGTAGACATCGAAACTCAGAATATCAACAACGATGATTTCTTCGTGGAACAACTAGATGCTCAGGGTGTTGTCGAAGAGGTATGGGAAGAAGTCGATACCATTTTTGGTGAGAGCGTTTCGTTCCTTCCGACCGACACCACCGGATTTATCGACGAGGGGTCGGACAACACTGGAAACCAAGCCACCGGTAATGCTCGTCGAGTATATGAGTTAGACACCCTTGAAAACGACCGAGTCCGAGTTCGGTTTGGTGATGGCTCGTTTGGTGAGATTCCGTTGGGTCGATTCCGCTTCTGGTATCGTACCAGTAACCCGCAACCACAACTGGTTACCACGTCGGATATTGGTGAACAGTCGTTTACTATTCCGTATGAGTCAGATGGAACAATCTATTTCTTGACGGTTACTGTTTCTCTGAAAGAGGACATTGGAAACGCTGCATCGTCGGAAACAAACTTTTCGATTCGAACCCGAGCCAATCAAGTTTTCTACACTCAGAACCGAATGATCACGGGCCGTGATTATAATGCGTTTTTCCTTCGTGATAATGCTATCCGTAAAGTGAAGTCGGTCAACCGAACATTTTCTGGTCAATCTCGTTTTGCGAAACTGCACGACCCAACTGGTCTTTACGAGAATTTGAAAATTGTGGCCAGTGACGGACGGTTCTATCAGGAGCGCATCACTGGTGTAAACTTTGCATCGGCTGACACATCGATTCTTACGAATCCTCTATTGATACAGAACGTCATTGAACCACAGCTTGCGGAAGCCAATAAGGAGCAATTGTATTTCAACGATTATCCGGAACAATTCTTCCCAACAACCCATTTTTGGTTTGAAGACTCGGTAGTAAATCAGGAATCGCGTGGCCGTATTGTAGAAACGGTAGATGCTGCGGGCACATCGATTGCCGTAGGAGACGCCACAGTCGCCATACCAGCACGTTATATTCTTACGGATTCTGTGTTGCGCTTGGATAACCCTCGTGGCGCTACGGTGCGTGTGGAGCGTGTGACAGACGATACTGGTTCCTCCGCCGACAGTATAATACTCGAAAGAAACATTAATGACGACATTCGTATTGTCTCAGTCTTTCCGCCATTCCGTGATAAGTTCACGGAAGCAGAAAAGGTTCTCATCGAACAGCAATTGGAATTGAAGTTGGATTTCGGTCTATCGTGGATTCAGGATACCCAGACATGGAGCATCATTCTGGCTGAAAACTTGGATAAGCAGGAATCCGGTGGTGATTTCTCATTGGTCAATCAGGGCGATACCAGTGGGTTGAATCTTGACCAATCGTGGATGGTTTATCTCGAATTTGTTCCGGGTGGAACGGACGAAGACCAGTGGCGTGTGGTAGATCGCGGCCTTGGTGTATTTTTCGAATCCGACAGAGAAAACGATTTCTACTTTGCCGGTAACGAACCGGTTGTTGATCCCGAAACAGGACAGGTGAACTCCGATACTATCTTGATTCTGGAATCGAACGAATCCCGAGACAGTCTCCGTCGCCGTAATATCACCAATTTGAACATTACGCCGATTATCCAATGTGATGTATTCTGTTACCAGTTTATTGGTGACGGAGCGACGACCCAATTTACTACTTCAGAAAATCCATTGAGCCCAACTGTCACAATTACGGTTGACGACGTTCTTCAACTCAATGGAATCGATTTTAACATCATATCTCAGGTGTCTGGTGACATCATCGAGTTTGTGGTTCCGCCAGCGGATGGTGCTGACATTCTTGTTTGTATTTCGCTGAATGACATCTTACGTACAACCACTACACGAGTGTTTATTGACGTTCAGGGTGATGGAGCGACCGATACATACGATCTTGGTGTTGAATCTCCAGTGCAGGCCGAAAATCTGTTTGTATTCATTGACGGTGTTTATCAGCGTCCGTTCATTGATTACTCAACCACGACATTGATTAACAACAACGCTGCTATTCTGTTGACATCAACCCTGCCGTCTGGTGCGAACATGTTCGTCTATGGTTTGGGCGGAATCTCAGAACCATTGTTCGGACGATTTGATTTTGTTGCCGATGGTGTGTTGACTGATTTTACCGTGGCTGTTGGTAATCAAACAGATGATAGTGTTTGGACATGGCAGGATGGTCTTTATCAGGGTATTAGCGAATACTCTGTAGCAACCACCGGAACCAACACAACTGTTTCATATACGTCTCCTCCTGCGGCAGGCGTCGTTGTGTCTGTTGCCGTCCAGTTTAGTCCGACTCTGGTCAGTAGTAACACTTACGACTTTGGTGCATCGGATGGCATCACAACAAATTATGTTCTTTCTGACGATACAAATGTAACCGATGATACCACACTCGTATTTCTTGATGGTGTGGCTCAGGCATCTTCTGCGTGGGCAAATGTATCGCCGTCATCATGGTCTGCGCCGGGAACCAACAATATCACCTTCGCAGTAGCGCCTGTCGCCAGCGTGGATGTTGCTATGTTCCATTGGCCCGGTGGTGTTGGTACTGACCCGAACGCAACGGCTGGCCAGACCGGTCTTGGATTCGGTGGCGGAGAAATCACAGAATTGCCATTCGGAACTAACAACCTCGGTAACATATCAGTGCAATCACTACTGGTTTCTTACCTTGGGACCGATGTGCCGCTATTCGTCGAAGACACTATAAAAACACCAGACGGGTATGTTAACCCGAATGGTCTGGAAGTGCGTCCCGCTGATGTGGACAACAGTGGTTTTGCTGATAGTCCATTCATCTTCAAAGACATTGTTCTTCAGGATGGCTTCACCGATTTGGTTCTGTGGCGCGAAATTGAGGAATTCGGTTTTACAGTACTCGACCCGATTAGTTTAACAACCGGCCCACGGGGAACTTACGGATTATCGACCGGTAATGATATTGCCGAAGGTGAAGCCATCGATAATAGTGGATTTACCTCCGGTATCCCGGAACAAGTTCAGACCGCTCTGGATCAAACCCAATTCACCGTCCAAAATGGTGATATTCATTATGACCTTGCGACGGATACTTGGTTGGTTGCGGACCTTCAAACCACGGTAACGTGGATTGCTGCTCCAGATCAAACCGCATTCAAACATTTGGTTGGTCGTAGTAACCTGAAATTCATGTGGTTGCATTATGCCCCAGACGCAGTTCGTATTGATCCATCCGTGTCGAACGTTATGGACGTTTATCTGTTGACCACAACATACGATGACGCGTTCCGTACAGCACTCGACAACAATACTCCGGTTGCAGATTTACCAGCGGCACCAACGACAGAATCACTACGCATCGACTTTGCTGACTTTGATGACTTCAAGGCGATGAGCGATGCACTGATTTACCATTCAGCACGTTACAAAATCTTGTTTGGTGAGCAAGCCGATACTGAATTACAGGCAACATTCAAAGTTGTCCAATCGGAAGGTTCTCTTCTCAGTGAAAATGATCTGAAGCTGAGAATCCTCGATGCTATTGATGTGTATTTCCAAGTTGATAACTGGGATTTCGGTGAAATATTCTATATGACCGAACTTCTGGCGTTCATCCACCAAGAATTGGCACCGAATATTCAGACAGTCGTGGCTGTTCCAAATGCGGATACTGAGTCCTTCGGTCGGCTATTCCAGATTCGTTCCGAGCCCGATGAGCTATTCATTTCTGCTGCTAGCGCGGACGACATCGAGGTGGTTAATTCGTTCACTGACGAAGAACTCCGAATCGGAATAATTTCGTAATCATCGTTCAAATGTTCTTTTACGGTCACCACCCTTCTCGCAGGGGTGGTGACCGTATTTGTAAAAATACTTCTTTGCACGAACGAACTTCCCTTTAACCCAGAATCCAAACTCTCTTTTTTCTGGTCCGCAAAGTAAAATAGTCCAACACGGTTCGTCGATGACGACAGTGTGGCGATGGAGTGCCGGACGGTAGGCGAAAGACCATCGAGGGCGGAATACGGTTTCATCTTTACCGAGATCGGTGTAGCTACCTGAGATTACCCAACTGATAAACCACCATGGGTGGTCGTGTTTGTAGAGATCATCATCAGAGGAGAACCAATGATGTATGCGGATGGAAAAGAAGTAAAAATCAAAAACCCAACGCTCCATGTAGGGGCATTCGGTTAAACCAAGTTGTTCTTTCTATGTAAATTTCATGTTAGTTCCTGAAAAGTGGGTACCCGGGGATGGATTCCAACCACCGACACATGCTACGTGGTAGACCTTTGTCCCATTCCCCCTCCCGTTCAATTCCATCCATCGTCCTTCCCGTATGCATCGGCGGGATTTCTGTTGGACAGCTTAATAGGGCTGAGTCCGGTAAGATTGAGCGGTAACTTTCACAGTGTACATCCGTTACGGCACCACTTCTCAATCAGTATCTACAAGCACTGCTCTGGGCTACTGAGCTACCCGGGCATAACTGTATTCTGTAATTATGGTTTCACTGATTCAAAATGTCAATGTTTCTTTGGAATAAATTCAACCTCGCGAATCGAATCGAAAACAATATAGGTCTCAAACAATGATTTGGGGATTTCGTTGCATGCTAACTGAAGTGGATGTTTCTCGTCGCAGAGTTCGGTAACGTCGAGATGGCCAACAGCGCCCCATGCGTTCTGTGAATTCAAATCATTTCCGTCATCCCAGAAATCAACAGAAATGGTTTTCCGTGAATATCCTCCATCTTTCCTCAAGTGTACCGTAAGAGTACCAAGGGAAGGTAATCCGTCCTTTATGTTGTGGGTTATTCTTGCTATGCCCCGTTTTGGCCAACCACAGGTATAGTCTGGCTCCACACCCACATCTTCGATGACGATAAAAGTTTCAAACATATGGCGATAATATTCAATATTATGGAACAAGTCAATAAGGTGGATTTTCGTCAGGAAAGTGATTACCTTAATCATGTGGTTATTCGTCGTGAGCGAGGGGTAAATAACCGATGAATCTAGGACATTAATAATCCATGGCAAAAGAACGCAGAGCCTTTAACAACTATCCTGATAGTCTTCGAACCCGGCAGAACAATCAAGAGACATTCATTGCGGATGATCCCTCGTTTGAGCCGGAACAAGCGGATTTCCTGAATGGCTTCATTGGTGATACCTCCGTCCTCACTGCCGAGGATTTGGAGCGCACACCCCCTATTCTTGAGGGCACTGCCGAGCGTCAGAAATATCAACTGGCGGTTGGTGCAACGTTTATTAATCCTGATACCCAAGAGCGCGAAAGCATTGCGTCTTACACTGACCTTACTAATCAAATTGAGGCAAATGGTGGCGACGTAAGCGACCCAAACCGTGTCTTTGCCGTAGATTTCTATGCTTGGACCCCACCAATTGATTACGACAAACACATCAATTTTTCCCGTTACCTATGGTTGGGCGCTGGAACGGCGGATGTGCAGGGTGAGTATGTTACCAAAGAGATTTCTCACTCGAAGACAGTAATTCATGAATGGGACGGTGTCACATTAACTGCTCATGCCGCCCTCATCGAAAATGGCCTACCGGCAATCATGCCAGCAGGAACATACGTCGAGGATGCCAGTACTATTCAGCGATTGGTCTACCGTTCCGACGGTGTATCATGGCAATTACTGAATCTCGAAGTTGTCTCGGATGTTCCTACAGATTTCTCGGAATCCCCAGTCCCCGCATATTTTTATGTGGCACGCACGGGTCCAGATTACCAACGACCAGTCGTTTGGAAATACAGTGACGGGGCCGGACGATGGATTCCAATGCCGGTAGTGGTCAATCCCGAGACTCCAGAAACTCCGCGTACTGGAATGATCTGGGAAGACAGCCGACTCGCTGGTGAGCGTGTTCTAAAATTCTTTAGCAATGGTGCATTTCAAAACCTCACATACACTGCAACTGACGGTCCTCCCGGAACGGTCGGAACAGATGGGGAATTCATATACGATATTCGTGAATATGAAACGTTGACGGATGAGTGGTCACGAAATAACTGGTGGAAGCATCAGGAAGATTTGTCTCCAGCAGACCGCACCGCAACCAACAACGAAGATCAAGCCATCCGACCTATTCTAGAATTCTGGGATGGTATTGAATCGGTTGCCGGTGATATCAAGGACTCGCGAAATGATAGTCCGGTATACAAGAAGTATGCAATTGATACCACCACTTCCGAGGGCTTTGATACTGGCGAATCGACCACCATTTTTGAATATGAGCGGGGAACCGGATTGGATGATCCTGTTTTGGGATTTCCTCTTACTTTCAACTCGTCTGGTGAATTTGTCTTCACCCTGACACTGGAAGATGATCCGTCTTCTGCGATTGGATACCACTATTTCTTAGATACCAATACTGGATTGTTGCATAGCATCTGGCACAAGTCGGATGTGTTGACCGAACAGTCCGTCGATGCCAATGGATTGTATGATGTTCCTGTTAGCATCTCATCCAATGCTGACCATGATATCCTAACCACGGCGTCACGCTCCAGAATGCTCCGTCACATGACGAGTGTTATTGGTGCTCAAGTAGGCTTTGAGGGCTCGCTGACGGGCCAGAACTCGTATCGATGGACGGATCGCAGTCCTACCCTTGGTGCAACCATAATCGACGCTGAGGAGACATTGCTGCGCACACTAGGAACGTTGCAGGACGTTCGGTTGAATTTCCCTGATGCAATCCGGCGTGAGGCAAAAGATTACAACAAGGTTTTGTTCCGATTCACCAACAAGTTGAATCAATTGTGGGACAACCTGTCGTTCACAAATGGTAACGGGTCTCTATACCCGGGATTGACTGCTAGCGAAGCGTGTGATGCGGTTTTGACATCTATCTTCATGGGCCGAACGGAAGATTTCCCGTACTTCAATTCTGATATGGGAACGTTCATCGAGACCATCGTAACAACTGGAACAGCCACGGTTCTTGATCCGAATGCGAAACCAATTTTTATTCCACCATCACCACCGCGTGTTGGTGCATCGCCCACATTTACTCCGCGCTCGTATGAACAGCGCAGCGGACAAACTGTACTGCTTGGTCACGAAGGAACTCTCATTCCATCATTTGCTGACGAACGAGATTTGATTTGGTTGGAATTCCAAACGCGTCTCTTTAATGCAGTTCCGGATAATTTCAAGGTCGAGGATTCTACATTCTCAGCCCGTTTCAACAAGGCAGGTCTGACACTAACGGACCATTATGGAAATTATATTCCTCCGACCTCTATCGAACCGGTTGATGATGTGGTTACAGACTTCAATGCTGTTGTCGGTCCAGTTGACGGATTCCGTGTATTCTCTACAGATACGGCGGTCTTTGCTGTTTTCAGTGGTGGCCAATGGCTGACTCGCGCTGCAATTGTTGATGACATTTTCCTGAATAACGCAGATAGTGAATACTACATCTATAATGGACTCGGAACATTCTTGATTGATCGTTGGGATCGACCATTTTCTTTTGAGTACTCTACAAATGAATTCAGACAAATCATCCGGCGCGATTTTGAAAGATTCATCGTCTTCCGGGAACAGGATTTCAGTGAAAATACCACATTCGATGATACCGACCCCTTCACTTGGAACTATCGTTCCGCAGGCGTGGAAGGACATTATGTCGGAATCTACAATCGTGTATACAATACATCACGGCCTCACAGTTCACCTTGGGAAGTCATGGGTTATTCTGTTGAGCCAGACTGGTGGCGTACTCAGTATGTTCCCGACAGCACTGCTGCCGATGGATCGCCACGCTATGGTTCCGGCCATGGCATGTGGACAGATTTCTCGGGCGGTATCGTCGCTCATCCAACTGGATCAATCCAAAACGATCAATTCATCATGGCGGGTCCGATTCCAGTCGATGCCACAGGAGAACTCTTAGACCCTATTGCCGCTGGTGTTGTTGATGAAACAAAACTCGACCAACAGAGAATTGACGACATTTGGATATTTGGTGATGGTGCCGAGGCTGAACAAGAATTCCTGAATAGTTCGTTTTACGCGTTTTCGGTAGCTCTCGCTGGATACTTGATGAAGAACGGTCAGTGGACGGACACCCTATGGGTATCCAATCGTGTACCTGTTGGTGAAACGGGAGCATTCCCGGTATTCAATGCACCACATATTGTAAATGGAGACACACTGACACGTCCTGCTATTAGTTCACGTCCAATTCACTTGGAGATTATCGATGGCGTCACTCAAGTTAACCTCGGTGTGCATGCTTGGATATCCGAAAAGATTAATGTCGAAGGAAGTAGTGTAACTGAAGATTTCGCACGTGTTGTTAAAAATACTTCGCCTGCGCTCGTATGGAAGTGCTCTGGTTATATCAACGAATCCCGTACTGTCATTTCCACGCTTTCCCGTTCCGAAATTCCGTTCAGTGATGTCCATGTAATATTGCATAAATCACAACCGATTTCTCAGAACTTTGCGTCTGGTGTGTTGGTTGCCCGTGAAGCCACTGGTGTTGGTTACCGCGTGTTTGGATTCGACCCATTCGACCCATTCTTCACAATTGAACGCTCGGCCATTCCGATTGCTGGTGGACAGGTTCTCCTCGAAGAATCGTTTACTGTAGAATACACGGACAGTGATGAATACAACGTCACTGGTGGCTCGGTATTTCCGAATAAGAAACTCCAACACACTTTTGAAGTAAGTGAGTTCCGTTTGCCTTCCAAAACAACGTCTCAGGATACTGCAATTCTGGCTGTGTTGGTTAACGGATCACGCATGAAGTCTCAGCACATCACTGTTGATAACAAAGCCAACACTGTAACCATCGAAGACATCGTTGAATTAATGGAAGGTGACTCGGTTGTTGTGCAAGTATTGACAACACAATCATCGTCTACTACACAAATTCGTCAGTTTGTTGTCAACAATGTGACGTTCCCTTACTTCGCATCCGGAACTGGAGAATTCGAACGAATCGAATATGGTCGCTTCTTCGAGACTTCCACCGAAGTTATTAATTTCATGATAGGTTACGGTCGTTTTCTGGAAGCACAGGGTTGGGTATTTGATACATTATCTGAAGGCGGTGCGACCCGAGACTGGTTGTTGGGTGCCAAAAGGTTTGCACGATGGGTTCTCGACTTGGAGAGTATTTGGAACCCGAATTCCCAAGTTGATATTCTCGACGAAGGAACGTTCTACTACAGCCCGATGCAAGACGAAGCACAGTTCGTTTCTCCGTTCGGTCAAACGACCAGCGTAGAGACCATCATGAATGGTGCATACGGGCTTTTGAATCGGAATGCGGAACCAATTGATTCGGATGGAACCACTGTATCCAGAATTGATGACCGTGTAGAAATCACACGCACCGACACTAACGACGACCAAACCGAAATTTTCGGTGTCCGTGTTAATCTCATTGAAGCCGAACACGTTGTTGTGTTTTCCAACACAACCCGCTTCGACGATGTAATCTATGACCCGATCAGCGGTCTTGCACAAACAACTTTGGTTGTCGATTCGTACCGCACGTTGAACTGGCAGGGTCGTTTGGAGGCCGATGGTTATATTCTGAGCGGTGGTTCTATTTTGCCTAACTTCGAGAAGCAGGCATTTGACTTCACCCGTTTCTACGACCGCTTCAACACTGTTGATGATCCAACCAAACGAGAATTGGCGCGAGATTTGTACGGCTATGTTCCGGCAAATCAAACGCGTTCCTTCTCGAATGATTTGACGCGAACCCCAAGTATTGACCGTCGAGTATCATCTGATAGCTCGCAGTACATGGTTCCTGCTGGTGCGGCAGACAGAACGCGCTTCGATTATTATCGAGGAATGATTCAAGCCAAGGGTACTAACCGTGCTATCTACGCGTTTACCCGTGGTACCACAATCGGTCGTGATAATTTCACAATTAATGAAGATTGGGCATGGAAAGTTGGACCAGATCGCTTCGGTGATACCCGTCGTGAAGTGATTCGACTCAGCGTAGGCCGTCAAGATTTCCGTGATGAGGTACAGGTATTTAATTTCGGAAACCCTGTTGACGCTCGAAATAATACCGTTGAAGTTCAGGATTTTGACCGAACTGATCCTGATGCAAATACCCAATGGATATTGCCTCCGTCGTCCAGTAGTGTTGATGATACGAGTAACCTAGAATTTCCGATTGACCGTGACACGGGTCTGGTGGATGTTGATCAATTTGATTACTTTGCCAAGCTTTATGACGTTGATGACAACTTCACGTTGTTAAGTCACGTTCAGTATGACCCACAGTTGGAGAAATTCGATACTGGTGCAACATGCTTGGTTGATTTCTTTAACACATTCGATCCTGCACGTTACAATGCTGGACCTGATGCTGCATTTTCAAATGACCGGTGTTGGGGTCAGGAACAGGTTGGTTCTCTGTGGTGGAATCCCGGAAGAAAGGCATACGTAGCGTACCGTGATCTGTTGCCTGAATATGAAGATGCTGCAAAATATTGGGGTGATCTGTTATTCTATAAGGCTGCGATAGAGCGCCCGGATAACGATGACAGAACGGTTATTACTGTTTACGATTTTCTGGACACAACGAGAACAACACCGATTCCTCACGGGGTAACCATTGGTGAATCGATATCCATCTCGATTCGCAAGTGTGACCAGACTGAATACAATTTGACCAACGTCGAAGTAACAGCGATTTCCACCACCGAGTTGGAATTCGAAATCGAGTCTAGCCCGGACACCCCGGCCACTGGAGACCCGGAAGCCGTTATCGGACACATTGATGTATACGAGTGGGTAGAATCTCCAGTATTGCCAGAAGAGTGGGAAGAGTTTGTTGAGGGTCTGAATGATCCGAATCATCCTAATGGCACGCCATTGAATGTTGATAATCCATCGTATGTTGAATTAACCATACGTAATGATGACAACGTTCAAACAACGACTTACTTCTTCTGGGTTCTGAACAGCACTGGTGATAATGGTCGCAACAAAGACCTAACCGCTGCACAAATTGCGTCTCGGATTGCTGATCCAATTACAAATCAAGTTCCGTGGTTCGCTCCCGTTGATGCCAACAACATGGTCATCTTTACTGATGGCGAAAAGGTAGAAGACGGGTATGGTTTGGAAATAGCCATTGATAGCCGATTCCTTCAGACACACGGTGCCTTTGTTCTGTTCTCCCAAGGAAGTGAATTCTTCTCTGTCCCCGAAGAGATAGTTGAAAAAATGGCCGACTGCCTTGCGCAGATCGATGGTAAAGGAAATACTGTTCCGTCTCCACTACTCGCGGAATCTGAAAAGTTTGGTTCGTGCTTCTTCCCGATTCAAACAGTATTTGCGGATGTTCCTTCTGCTGTTGATGTATATGTCAGTTCAATAAATCGAATTTTCCGAAGAAAGAATCTTTCGGACGTAGACATCCTAACCGGTATCTTCAAACTGGACGACGAATTTGATGCAACGACAAATCCTGATGGATACTGGCAGCGTACCGCATTCGTCGAGAGAAGTGTTGAAGACCAAGAAGTATACGAGACCGTACAAACCATAACAGAACGGGATCGTCGTTTGTCGCTCAGCTTATATGCCGAGGGCGATGTTGTTCGTGTCATAGAATCCGGACAAACCGATGCGTGGACAGGAAGTGAAACTCCAGCTAATTACCAACTTAGGGATGGTGGATTCGTGTTGGTTGGAATTGATAACAACACAGCCATCATCAATAGCAATATTGTGACTGATGCGGATCGATTCCGTGGTTCGGCAGGACAGGTTGCTGGTGCGCTGTTTTTCTTGATCTACGATGTCCTAGAAAAACTCGAACAGAATGACTTGATTTACTCACTGTTGCACGAAATGAAAGTGCAACACCCGGACCCACGTTGTGATTGGTTCTTCAAGACTTCGTACATTACCACCACCGTTCAAACAACGACGGATAATTCTCCGTTCGTGCGTCCGGATGAGGTGGGAGCGATCCGCGACAATATTCTAAACACCAAACCATATCGCACTAAATTCCGTGGTGATGTGAATGCGGTTGCCGCTGCTGAAATTGAGCCATTTGAAACAAACATCATAGAATTCCCGGACAAGAAAGTCACTTTGATTTTGGATCGTCTTTCATGTAATGGATTGGACGATTGTGGTTGGGACACATTTGCTTGGGATGCCCGTGCTCTTCCGTGCTCAGTATGGGATAAACCATTCTGGGATTACGATGATTTGGGACGCGAAGAATACTACCTACTTCAGACACTACAGGGTGACGGAAGTACGAGTCAATTCGTTGTCGATGCGCTTTTTGATCCAACCCTGTATCAAATCCGCACCGTGGTCAAACAAAACGGTGTCGAAATTGATGCTGACTATGTGGTAGTAACGACGAGCCATACACAAATATTCGTAGATACGACGTTTTCTTTGGCTTCGACGATGACGGTCGAGGTATACCAGTCACAAGGATTTTATCAGGATACTGATCCGACATTCATTGGTACTACATTAGATGACTCGTTGTTCCAGCCAGCGCCAAGTGATTACGAGCATGCGGTGATTCGTGCCAATGTTCCGCCGACCGAATTCTACACAGTCGTTGGTGGAGATGGAAACACATTTTCTACTTCTTCCGGCCCGTGGATTGAATTGTACTTGAACGGAACGAAGCAAGAACCACAGGTGGATTACGTCTACAACTTCGATTATGAAAACTCTGTGTTCGGGGCAACATTTACAGTTGCGCCAACCCCGGGAGATGAAATCGCCTATGTATTCATTCGTGGATGTTTTGATATTAATGACCCAATGGGTGGACGCCCAGAAGAACGTATCGTCACGGAAGTATTAGATAGCGTTAATATCTGTGTTATTAACGATTTTACTGATGCGTATCTCGGTTGGGATACAACGCCATGGGACACCACTGCATGGGATCAAGCACCACTCAATGTTGGACGCCGAGTATTCCTGATTAGCGTTGGTAATCAAGAAGAAACACCACCGGGAATGGAATTCTTTGACACGTCCGAGGACATAGTAGTTGTTGACCCAACGTTGATTATGGGTACGAGTCCGATGTCTTACGAGATCGTGTCTGTTGAACTACAAAAGGGCGGAATTGGTGTATTTTCTCCAATCACCGAAGGTGTTGAATTCGGTTTTGTTGGAACATTCAATAATGCGATTTCGTCATTGATGCCGGAGCAACAGGATTTCATTGCGGATGGTGTTGATTTCGTTTTCACCACCACAGCAGGAACAGAAATTGCTTACGTCTTCTTGGATGGTCATCTCAAGACCGAGGGTGTGGATTACACGCTGGATGGAACACGTACTATCATCACGTGGATACAACCAGCACCGGTTATCAGCCCGAACAACGCAACAGTTTTTGGTGTAGGTTACATTGGTGACAATTTCACCACTGATTATGAAATTGGACACGCCGACAATTCTTTGACTGAAGAAAACATTTTTGTTTTCCAGAATGCCGACTTGGTTGATCTTGCCGACTACTCGGTTGTTCCCGGAGTGATAGATGTTCGATTTGATACTGCACCGTTAATTGATGATGAACTTATTTTCTTCTCATTGGGTAACGCGTTTGCAGATGATTCCGCCGCATTCAATATCGACAACTACACGGCTGGCGCAGCACAAACCATCTTCGTCACAACTTCGGGTGGATTTGCTACATCAGAATCAACATGGGTATTTGTCGATGGTAGATACCAAATTGAAGGTACGGATTACATGGTAACCGGAATTGATGAGGTCACGTTTGTTGTACCACTGGCTGGTGGTGAGGCAGTTGAGATTCGCATCGTCAATCGAGGTGTAACCGATATGGAACACATCGTATTTGCATCTACTGCTACAAATGGTGCGCCGACTGATGTTATTCCGGGCTTGGGTGATGCACAGATTATTGAGCGTGTTCTTATTTTTGTCGATGACACAGTTCAAAACGGATGGAAAGGACCACCAGATAATCCTGATTACACCATTGCCGATACTAATCCGGACACCATCGTTTGGAATATACGCCAAGAACATATTGAGTTGGATTGGACCGGTGTAACCGGCGCATCACTACCAACTGGTGCAGTGCCAGCGGCATACTTTGATATTTCCACAGTGGCCACGGATTACCGATTCTGGTTTGATGATACCACAACAGTTGCTCCACCAGCAGCAGGACGTACTCTGGTAGCTATGTCATTCACTGGAACCGAAACCGACCAAGAGATTTCAGATTTGGTTTTGGTTGAATTGCTAGCAGCCGATGCCGAATTCGCGAACGCTCAGAATGGTGGCGGTGTTTTCCGTGCCATCGACGTGGAATTGGTCACTGGTGGTGCTGTAACGCCTGCTGCCGATGGCGGCGTAGCAACGGGCCTAACTGTATTGACGATAGTTACCGGTACCGATGCACCGACAGGTTCCACGATTACGGTCCGTGTCATCCGTACTGTTCAGATGAGCACCACATTGGTGATTGATGTCAATCCTAACCCGGGTCAAACCGTATCCGCTCAATTTGTTCCATACATCGAGGCAACTGATGTTGTCCGATTCGTGTTCAATGGTTGGAGAGTTGGGCCACTCGGTGGGTACACAGTTCCTCCGTTGGTTGCCCCTCTGGACACACTGGGTTATGACATTGTGGATGGTATTTTCCGGTTTGATTCAACTCCTCCGGAGAATGCATTTTTCGCAATTAATTACACCGTGGCCAGACCTGCTGGTTCGCCGGAATCTATTCTTGTGAGAATGGAAAACATTGCGGCTGATATTCTTGCTGACCATGAATCATATGATGATCCAAACGGTTTTGAAACAAGCCGTCCGGTAGGAACTCAAATCATCAACACGACCGAGAATCGTACCTATACATGGGACGGAACCGTGTGGAATGCTGACCCATTCCCGGTCCCGGGCGACCAGTACTACGTCACACGTCCCCAACAGATTTGGGAATGGGACGGCGTGAGCTTTAATCTTCTGTTTTCAGTGGGTGATGCGTTCACTAAACCACCGGTTGTTGATTATCCGGCGTTTGGTCAGGGAATCACTTATGGAACATACGCTTTTGGTTCATCTACAGATGCGTTGGCACAGTGGCCGGATGCGTTTTACATCATGCAGCACCCGGGCGATTGTCCACCGTAAATATGACTAAATCGAGGAATTTCGAATGCAATTGTCAGATCAACTTAATATCCGCTTAGAGGGACACGTTCTCATCCGTGAATACGATGAGGAATCTGCTCTTATAACGGACCGGTCCAAGGAATGTGGGGAAGAATTTGCCACAGAACAACTCCGTGACCGTTACATGCGGAATGGCGAAGGTAAGGTTTTACTTGACCAACGAAACGCTATCCACAACGAACATGCATCAATCATCATCGCACGTGGCTTGGCCAACCGTGATGATGGTTCCGTTTACTCAATGCACTTCGGAACCGGTGGAGCAACCATCGACCCATTGGGTAACATCATTTTTGCTACACCGAACACTATTGGTGCGGCTGACCTGAATGTTCCGGTTTACTTCGAAATTGTTGATGACACGTTAAGTGCTCCTGCCGGTAACCAAATGGCTGTACGTCATATCAATGGAACACTGTTTTCCGACGTGGAAATCCGTTGTGTAATAGACAAGGATGAGCCGTTCGGACAACAAGCTTTCGATAATGTTGGGTTTAATATCAACGACCCGACGTTGTTTGTTTTTGATGAGATTGGTTTGAAGTCACAGGACGGATTGCTACTCACTCATATCACATTTTCACCTATTCAGAAGTCTGCAAACCGAATCATAGAAGTGGTTTACACACTACGAGTGAGAATCTGTGAGTAATCGGATAAATACCAGACTAGAGGATTCAATTTAATGCCAGCCTACACATTAGACAATAGCCGAGGAACTACCGTTGCCGTCATCAACGTCGGAACAACTACTGGTGCTACGTTCCCTATTGAAATTCAGGGACAGGGCATTGCTCCCTACGGCACGATTCACGCAACCACCCTCTACCACATGTTGGAGAACTTTGCGAATACGATTGAACCAGTGAACCCAGTCGAGGGTATGAACTTCTATCGCTCGGATTTGCAAATTCCCCACTTTTACGATGGTAGTGGTTTTGTGCCATATCTGACGCGTAGCAGTGCAAATTCTGGTCAGTTCGAGATGCTACCTACCGCTACGGGAATCGACATGACCGTAACAGGAACTACGCCTCTTTTCACGGCCCCGGCTGACGGAACAACATGGTTGCCGAGTTATTTGGTTCTGGTTTCCACGACTGCAACTGCGGTTACTGGACCAGCACACTTCAACCTTCAGATTTCTGCGGCTGAGGATGTACTGGAGCAAACAACAATCGCCAACCCGAGCACAACGAATTCTCATCAGTACAGCATCGAGGGTACCACTAGGTTCGCTTCTGGCGCTGAGACTATTAGCTTAGAGGTAACGATTGCGGCCCCTGCCACGGCATTGGTTATGAATGCGTTCCTCTTCGGATTTAACAACAGGACATAAAGTAGATGCCTATTACACTCATTCCATATGGTCTTCTTGACGGCGGTCGATACGGTATCAAACTGGATGATATCACTGGTGAGCCATTGGCTGCGGCGGTCGAGATTTTGGACACGCTTCCGTCTCCCGCTGATCCATCAAACTTTGATGGACGTGTGGTTTTTGCAATTGACGCACAACTGCTTTATGTTTTTCTGGCGACCACAATCGAGTGGTTCCCGTTGGAAGGTATTCCAGCAGAAGTAGGTGCCGTCGGTGGTACCCCTCCGACCGTCCCAGTTCCGTCAATTGGATCACTTTTCTTTGATACTGACACGGAAGTTTCCTTCGTATGGGATGGAGCAGCATGGCAACCAATGGGCGGACGGTTCGCCGGACGGTTCATCGAAAACATTGCCATCTCGACTGGTGTTGCAGGTCCGGGTGGTGACACCTTTGCTCTGGGTACGACCCCGGTCTACAGCGAGTTCGTCGAAGTTTATTTAGATGGTGTACGACAGCTTCCGAATCCGGGTGGTGACTATAATGTAATTGGTTCGAACGTCGTGTTTCCGGCTCCGGTCCCTGCGGCTGTTGAAGTATTCACCAGAACTCTGGAATCGACTGTTCTGGAATCTCCGGCACTGGTTCAAAACACACAATGCATCACGGCAAACTATGATGCTCAACCAGCGGCTTTGACCGACTTTGATGTCGGTGCAGCGGGAATCGACCCGGCCTGTACCATGGTTTTCCGAAACGGAATTCTCTTAACGGGTGGCGGAATCGATTATAGTGTTTCTGCGGCTGATACCGTAATCACCGGCATCATCAAAACCGGTGCAACTGTTGCTGAAGTAACCACTTCATCAGCGCACGGTGCTGGTGTTGGTGATGTAGTAACCATTTCAGGGTGTGCGGAACCAGAATTCAACGGAACATTCACGATTTCTTCTATTGTTAGCACGACTGTCTTCGAAATTCCCGTGGTAATAACTGCCCCGGCGTCCTGTTCTCAGGCAGAAATTTCTGTTCCGGTAAGCTTTAGTCCTCCGTTTACGAATGATGAAATTATTCTGAATACTCCAACTGTATTGAATGATGACATTGTCATCATGACTTTCCAGAGAATCCTCGTATCTCCAACCACGGGTGAGGCCAATACCGCCTCCAATCTCGGTGTTGGTGTAGGACTGTTCTCAACCAAGACCGGTGAAGATTTGCGCTTCAACTCGATTTCTGGTGGTAGTGGTATTTTGGTTACGGATACAGGAAGTGGTACAGTTACCATTACCGCTGATGCTCTGCAAACATTCGAATCCCGTGTTGGTATCAACTCGTCGGTTTACAACCTCGGTACCACGGAAAGTTACATAGGTGTTCGCGATACATCCGCAGTTGTAACAATCGATCTTTCTACGGTTCCTCCCGGTACGTCTGGGTCGGGTCGTCGCTTGGTGATCACGGACGAATCTGGTGGTGCCTCAGTAAACAACATCCAAATTGCACATGCAGGCGCAACGTTCAACGGAGCCGCAAGTCCGCTGTTGATTACGTCAAATTATGGATCAGTTACCATCGTTTATGACGGTGCCGATTGGTACATCACCTCACAGACCTTCTAAGGTGAACTGATATGGTAACAAAGGCGACCAGAGACGTAGTAGACCTGAACACACGGGAAGTGATTGATGGATTGCGCGTTTCTGGTGACAATAGTGCTAATTTTAGTATCAACGGAACAGTGATTGGGGCAACGCTTCCCGCTGACGGAACATTTGTCAACATCGGTGCGACGAATGCAAATGTATCTGTAAATCTGACAGTAGGAACCTCCTTGGATGTCACTGGTGCTACAGTTACCGGACTCGATATCGCCCCACCCGTTGGTGCGATCATCATGTTCAACGGAACGTTTGCGTCCATACCAGCAAACTGGCAATTGTGTGATGGTACTAATGGCACACCGGACATGACTGACCAATTCGTCTACGGAACAAACATTGAAGGAGAATTGCTGGATTCTGGTGGTCAAGCAGATGCAATTATCCCGAACCACACACACCCGATTAGCGACCCGGGCCACAGACACACGGATATAGGTCGTGCGCTCGGTGATGCAGACGGTACTCCGGGTGGACAGGGTTTCAGCGGATCACACAATACCGGAAACGCGACTACTGGAATTTCCATAAACAATCCAACTGGGGGTGAAGACGTGACGGACAAAAACCTCCCACCTTTTATCAAATTGGCATTTATCCAGCGAATATCCTAAGTGAGCGGAACTCCTGAAATTTACTAAATACCGATAGCAAAACCTTAAGGGGAAAAAGTAATGGTAACAAAGGCGACCAGAGATGTTATCGATCTACAAGTTCGAGAGATCATAGACGGTATTAAAATCACCGGGGATAACACGTTCGCAAACTTCAGTATCGACGGTACGGTTATCGGTTCGGTCAATCCTGACGATGGAACATTTGTAAATGCGACGGCTACCAATCTCACCGTTACCGGCATCATTGATGGTACTGGTGCTACGGTTGTTGGCTCATGGCAAGCAACCTATTCTGACGTAGCTGAACTTTATGAGGCCGATGAAGATTACGCCCCGGGTACGGTTGTTAAAATCGGCGGTGACAAAGAGATCACTGCCTCCGATATTTCGGGCGACGATGTATTTGGTGTTATTTCATCCGAACCGGCCTACGTTTTGAATTCCGGAAAAGAAGGACTATATTTGCCAGTAGTTATGGTTGGTCGTATTCCTGTCCGCGTGAAGGGTCCGATTTCTAAGGGAGAGCGTTTGGTAGCTTCCAACACTCCCGGCGTAGCACGAGCAGCGTTGGCCAGTGAATGTTCTGGCAACACACCAGTCTTTGGACGCTCACTAGAAAATGGTGACGAAGACGGAGAGCGCTTAGTAGAGTGCGCGTTTGTCACAATACGATAAGGTGGGTTAAATGACTTACAGGCAAGACGAGGTAATCGAAGCCGTTGATTACAACTCATTCCGTACCACTCTTCTAGATGTTTGGGATGTCGGTAACGGCATGCTCGGATATGGCCAAATTGATACTGGTGGTGCTTCGGCAATACCCACGGTAGCAGTTGGCGCGGATGTGTTGAGTACCGAATGGGAAGCCCTTCGTTTTGCTGCACAAACCGCCTCCGACCATCAAGGGAGCACTACCACATTCCCTCCGGCGTCAGAACTATTAGTCGATGAAGTTATCGAAGCCCACGAAGCCGATGATGGAAATATCTACGACTTCGATGGCAGCTTGGCTACCATTACCACAAACTCGCTTCTTTTCGATGCGGGTTCCGTTTCCGTATTTTCCAATGAATTGGTGAGCACCCGAGGAAGCTCGTGGAGTGTCCAGTTAGAACATCGCTTTACTGCTATTCATCCAACCGTTGATGACGCACGCTACTTTTTTAATTCTGGAGGTGAGATTCGTTTCCGTGGTTCGCGTTCTGGTGGCTCATCCAATGACCAAAATACGAGTTGGACAGATATTCTGACAAATATGGGCACTATCATTTTCAACTACACCGAAACAACCGGTGGTGGTTCTGGGTGGACTATGTCCACTATTGGTTATTACGATCTCACGACCTCTTGGCAGAGGATTGCGACTGGTATTGACCCGGCTGGTGGTGCATACGCATCCAACGAAGCAACAATTGATGCACGTGTTCTTGATGGACCAACGGGACCAAACGGTGACGTTGGCCGACAGCTTGAGTTCCGTGTTCGATATACTGATAATCACACCAATGGATTTTTCGATAGTGTTAACGGGACAATTGAATCCCGCATCGACTATCAGAAAGCAACATCACCGCTAACAATCCAAGACCCAGTTTTTGCATCGTCTATCGTTCTAACTGACGGGTCATAAATCATGGCCTATGTTCTTGGCGATGACATCCTCGACACGGAGTATAATGACTTCATCGGGGCAAGTGGTACTGCCGCTTATGCATCTCAGGTCGCAGTCGATGCAGCCGCACCGTGCGTGGGGGCCATATACGGCGTCGGGTACGGCGATAGGGGATATGGGCAGACTACCATTACCCTAACCGCAATCACCGCAGGAACGGTCATTTCGAGCGCTCAGTGGACTGATATGCGGGATGCCCTTGCCGTTTGTTCTGAAAGTCAGGACGGTTCTCCGGATTCACTCATTCCGCCAGCAACAGAATTAGAAGCTGGCGACTTGATTCAAGCACATGAGTCTGATGCTCCTACAAGTGATACATACGATTTCAATAGTGTAATTTCGGACATTGATACGAATCGTTTCGTTTTGGATGCAACGAAAGATGGCACGTTTTCAACGATTACTACATCAAGTGATACCCGCACATCATCTTGGGGTTCCGGAACAGGTTCCATTGATTGTCAATTCAATTATGATTTTGGTTCAGAAGATGATGCTCGATACTTTTTCAACTCGGGCGGTGAAATCCGAATTGATTTGAGTCATCCAACGGGCTCGTCTCAGGATAACAACTGGAATACGGCACTCGGCACTGCACTCGGTCAAGTTCGGATGGGATACACTGCTACCACAAGTACGGGAACCAGCGCATTATCATCCTCGGTCGGATTCTATGATTTGACGGATTCCTTCCAAACAATACTGGATGGAACCAATATTGGTACCGGCGCATATTCTGCGAACGATGTTCTTATTGAAGCCCGACGACTAAACTTTTCCGGCGTTAATGGTGGTAATGGTGATGGAGTGCGCGTTCGTATAACACTGACTGACCAGCACACAAATGCATTCTCGGATACAGTATCTTCCGGCACTGCTGCCAGCTTCACGGTTCTCAAGGCCACTTTCCTCTCGGGTATTATCACACCGACCGGTTCTCTTACCGACACGTTCGACTAACCTTGACACGTCTCCGGAGTGGAGTTATCTTCTAATATACAGAAGAGGTTCCTGATGGAAAAAATAGATATAGATCAAATAGTTGCAAAGGCCGACCGCCGAGCCGTTTATCTTAATCAAGTAAAACATGCCAAAGATACCTTCCGTGCCCGTAATATTCTGGCATGGGATGGTCATATATTTGAACTGTCGGAGTCGTTTCTGTCTTACGTTTATATTCGCTTCATGGAATGGACCACGTCGGTGGAAGAATCACCCGATCCAATTATTATTTTGGATAAGAACGAGGAGCCCGTGTTGGTCGAGGACGTGATGGCCTTCGTGGACGCAATCAACGAGGCCCACGCCGAAGCATTGAACGAATATTACGATACATATTCCCGATTACAGCATGCTCAGAGTACCGAAGAATTGATCGGAGTGACGTGATGCACGGAATGCTCATGTTTGCTCATAACAACGAGCTTTTTGATTACGGGAAGATGGCATACGCTTCTGCGCTTTCTGCCACCCACCACATCGATGCGCCAATTTCCTTAGTAACAGACAATGAAACATGGGACCAATTGTTTGGGGCGTACCCCGATGCCGGTCGAATATTCGGTGATCCGATATTAGTCAAAAATGAGAAACAGAACCAACGCCATTTTGATATGATAAGCGGCCCCCGAAAGAAAGCCAAATATCATAATCTTACCCGACTTCGAGCATACGAGTTGTCACCGTATGACGAAACGTTGTTGATAGATTCCGACGTATTGGTTCAAGATCGCACATTGAATATGCTTTGGGGCTCCAACCAACATATCAGGATGAACAAACGAATAATGAATTTGTTCAAAAACGAATTCGCGGATCATACGGTGGAAATCAGCGATAACGGGTTGACTTCTTTTTGGGCGACAATGTGTTATTTTCGGAAATCTCAAACGGCAAAAGATTTCTTCGAGTTAGCAAACCTCATTGCACGAAATTATGATTACTACGGGTTGTTGCATCAATTTCCGGCAGGACTAATCCGAGTCGATTTTGTTATGACCATCGCTGCACACATCATGAGTGGGTATGTGAATGATTCCATCGTGGCACCATTGCCATGCGAGTATACCGTTTTTGCGTGGAATCGGGACATCATGTTTGATATTGAGCGAGGGCGTGCGACATTCCTAACCGAAGTGGAAGGCAAAACATTTCCGGTGTCCACGTATCAGACAGTTCATTGCATGAACAAAGATAGCATGATGGCCATGGCCGACAGGATAATTGATCTGTATGCGTAAGTTCAAACGACAGAGAGGTTATATAACGATAGCTCAACGAAGCGGGAAGATTAATTACCTTCGTATGGCGTATGGTTTGGCGTTAAGTCTGAAAGCAACCCAATCCGAAGTCCCTTACCTAACAGTTTTGGTTACTCCGGGCACACATATTCCAAAAAAGTATTCCGAGGTCTTCGATGAAGTGATTGAAATTCCATGGGGGGATGATGCTGAGCATCATACATGGAAGATACACAACAAATGGAAGGTTTACCATCTGTCCCCATATGAGGAAACTATTCTCCTAGATGCCGATATGATTTTCCCAACTGATGTTAGCGCATGGTGGGATACCCTGTCGGATCGGGATGTGTGGTTTACGACTCAGCCCGTAACGTACAGCGGTGACCCAGTTGAAATAGGGACTTATCGTCATGCTTTCTTTGAAAATGAGTTGCCAATGGTGTACACCGCCTTCATGTATTTCAAACATGGCGAAGTAGCACACGAATTGTTCAGACTCGTAGAAAGCACATATCACCATTGGTTGGATTTGTTTGGCCATTACTCGATTAGGAAGTTTCCGGACAGCTTGTTATATGAGATGAAATACTATCGTTCGCGTGATAGATATTCATGGTCGCACTTTTTCAAAAACTTTCCAGCAAACGTTAGTGGTGATTTGGCTTTTGCTACGGCAACAAAAATAATGGGTGCTGAAAACGAATTTACTGGTTCTGGGTTGTTCCCAACCTTCACTCATATGAAGCCCGGGGATCAGGGAGTCAAACCAATTCGTCCCTCGTGGACTGAAATGTTTTCTCATTCGTTGCGTGACGATCTAACGCTATTGGTGGGAAATTATCGGCAACAATATCCCTTCCATTACGTCGAGAAGGAATGGCTATCTACAAGTATTGTTGGTACGTTGGAGAAAGCTGCCCGTGGATGATTTTTACATTTATTATGAACCGGACACTCAGGCTAGCTTGGTTGGTGTAATCAAAGCGGTTGCTCCTATTGAACTAAAAGAGATGGGAGACATGGAGTTCATTCGGGTGCCATCCGATATTGGTTTGGGGTTCACACGGGGAACTACTCCACTCACGAACTGGGTGGTTAGATGGGACGCTGATGCTGATGCGATGTGCCTCGTACAATTAGAAACCGACTCTCTCCGAGAAGCACCGAAATTTCTTGAAGTAATTCCAACTAAGGAAGAAAATCCTCAAACCACAATTACGTGGAAACCTTCCGAGGGTGTTTTTAATGTTCGAACACGAGGGGTTAGCATCACTCATCCAAATCTGGATATGAACTTTTTTGTCACCCGAGAATGCGATCCCAACATTCTTTATTATCATTTCTCGGTTCGGCTTCTTGCTACGATGAACCGGGTCGGGTATGATATTCCTTGCAATGTTAGCTTACCTAAAAAATTCAGTGTCTACACCAAATTTGAGTTGGACCGATATCAATTAAGGTACGAATAATGAAAACATTTAATACTAACGAATTTGATATCATTTACCTTTCATATGACGAGCCACGTGCTGAAGAATTCTATGCCGACGTGAAATCCAAATACCCGTGGGCCAAACACGTTCATGGAGTAAAGGGATTCGACTCTGCGCACAAAGCGTGTGCTAATCTTTCAGAAACCGACCGATTTATAACCATTGATGGAGACAACATCGTCGATGACGAATTTTTCAATATGGAATTTGAAGTCCCCAATGACATCGAAGATTGTGTTTTTTCTTGGGCGGCAAGGAACCACATCAACGGACTCAAGTATGGTAATGGCGGGCTAAAGTGTTGGCCAAAACAATACGTGCTTGATATGCGAACGCATGAGAATGCAGACGATGACGCAGCGACGGTCGATTTTTGTTGGGACGTAAAATATATCCAATTCGAAGATTCGTATTGCGAAACCTTCACGAACGGAAGTCCGTTTCAAGCCTTTCGGGCGGGATTCCGTGAGGGAGTCAAAATGTCACTGGATCGTGGGCGGAAAATAAAATTGGCGCAGATAGACAACAACGCGCTGTGGCACGGTAACACCAAAAGAATGGAAATATGGGCGTCTGTTGGTGCCGATGTCAAAAACGGATTGTGGTCAGTGTATGGAACTCGGTTGGGTGCATACATGACAAATCTCACTGACTGGGATCATGATGCAATTTCCGATTATGATTGGTTTGAGACGTTTTGGAATCGAGATATTGCCCACAAGATGCAACATAAAATGGGCAATGATATGTACTGTCCTTATATGAAGTATGAGTGGGATTATTCTATTTTGTGGGAAGAAGTCTGCACCCTTGGAAATCAATTGCGTCATTCTATGGGTTTGAAGTTAGGTGATCTCGATGAAGATGCTTCCCGGTTTTTTAAACACGTGTATGTAGCACCGAGCCGAACCGGTTATAATTGATGCCCGACGATCTTATTAAATTTAAGAAAGAGGTGATGGATAAAATATCACCAACTTTCTGTGCATCCAAATGGTTCGATGCTGTTATATTTTTAAACGAAGGCAGAACCAAATCCTGTCATCATACCCCGGCACACCCAATCGATTCTGTTGAAGTGAAATTCAATCCGATGGCGCTTCACAACACAAAAGAAAAGAAAGAACAAAGGCGGCAAATGTTGGCAGGCGAAAAACCCGAAGCATGCCAGTATTGTTGGAATGTTGAGGATGCAGCAAGTGGAGATGTGTATCCGGATAGGGTTCCGTATACACACCGATTCTCTGGCATCGATGTGAAAATGGCAGGGGCAGCATCCATGGAGGATTGGTATCTGAGAACGTTGGAAGTCTCATTTGATCGAACATGCAATTTCGCATGCTCATATTGCAGCCCCCGATTCTCAACAACATGGGCCAAAGACATCAAGAAGCATGGTGGGTACGCTCTTCAAATGACGGCCCCCTACTATGCGGATGATGGGTCCAAGCTCGCAGAGCCTTATGGAAGGAACAACGAGGGCAATCCGTACTTGGAAGCATTCTGGGAGTGGTGGCCAGAGCTTTCCCGAACTCTGGATCAATTCAGAATTACCGGTGGAGAACCCATGATGAGTGCATCGTTCTGGAAACTGGTTGAGTTGATCAAGAAAGAGGGAATCCGGGATGAAATGCTCATTTCAGTGAATTCGAATTTGGGCTCAAAGGAAAGTCTTATTAACGATTTTATTGGTTTAACACATTCGGTTAAGCGATTCTCGCTGTTCACGTCTTGCGAGGCTCACGGGGCGGCAGCAGAATATTTGCGTGACGGACTGGACTATCAGTATTGGCTTGGTAATTTACGAAAGATCATGATCGAGGGCAATGTAGAATCCACTACAATCATGACTACCATCACGGCTGCATCATTATTCTCGTTTACCGAATTCTTAGATGACATAATCGCCTTGCGTAATGAAGGACAGGGGCATAAAATTATGTTATCTTTCAACATGTTAAAGAAGCCACAGTTTATGTCTATTCTCATTCTTCCGGACGAATTGCGCGAGGATCGTGCGATGGTCTTGGAACAATGGCGGGATGATCATATCCAACGGGATGACCTACTGGATTGGGAAATCAACGGCGTAAACAAAGTCATTGCGTATTTGCGTGAGGGTAAAGACCCGGCGTGGTCAGAAGATTTACGTCATCGAATGCGAAATGAGCTTGACTTCTATTTGTTCTATAGGCAGTATGATGAACGACGTGGTAAATCATTCCACGAAACGTTTTCACCGGCATTGGTGGAGTGGTACGACGGACTCCTTGACCAATACGAAGAAGATATTAAAAAATACCACGAGTTCAAAACGAGTGGACGAAAACTTTAACCAGAAAGCAGGAGATGCACTATGGGTTCTACATCTTTCGGCAGTGTCAACAAATCGGCTGACGAACCAACAGAAGAAACGGCAATCGGTTCGTCGGTTCAGACCGATGACGAACTTACCACCTCGATAAAACAAGCACAACGCCACTGGGGTACGAATCCAGAGGGGACTCTTTATTGGGGAACTAGCAACGTCGAAGAAAACATCCCACCGGGTCTTTATCGGTGCGCACATCGCGACGATGTTGGTCCGTGCTTCAACAAACTCATCATCGAAACGGACACCCTCATTCGCCTGCCAGATATGGTCTGCAACGAGGTCATCGACCAGATTCAGGAATTTTGGTCCGACCGGGTCAAAAAATCCATGGAAGAGCGTGGCTTCATGCACAAGCGTGGTATTATGATGTACGGTGAACCGGGTTCCGGTAAGACCTGTACTATTCAGGTTCTCGTGCAGATGCTCATCAACGCTGGCGGTATCGCGATTTACGCGGAAGACCCCGCTATCCTTTCCAATTGCCTTCAGTTGCTCCGGCGCATCGAATCAGAACGCCCCGTCATCGTTATTCTCGAAGACTTCGACACACTGACGGATCGTGACCATCGCGAGAACAACTGGTTGGCGGTGTTGGACGGTGAAGCTCAGATCAAGAACGTTGTCTTTCTGGCTACCACCAACTACATCGAACAAATCGACAAACGTTTCGTGGATCGCCCATCGCGTTTTGATATCATCATGCCGGTGCCCATGCCGACCGCTCGCGACCGTGCTGCGTTCATTCGTTACAAGGAACCGTCTCTGACGGACGAAGAATTGTACGAATGGGTTCAGGCGTCTGTTGGCTTCAGTCTGGCACACGTGAAGGAAATCATCATTTCCGTTATCTGTTTCGGGAAGCCGCTGGAAGAAACCATTGACCGGCTGAACTCGCAACGCAAGCGTGACTTTTCGAACACCGATTTGGAGAACGAGGCACGAGGTTCTTCTGGTGTGGGATTTGAAAAGAAAGGCGGTCCGAAGAAGTCGTTCAATGACCGAGAAGACTTTGACAAGTTCCTCAAAGAAGAGCTTGCCGAATGGGACTACACGGTCGAGATCAAAGACATCGAGGAAGTTGCCGAGTAATACTGGCACCAAAATGTACGACATTGTATTTCTTTCATACAACGAGCCACATGCACAACAGCACTGGGAACTTTTGAAAAATAGATTCCCACGTGCTAAGCATGTGGCTGGTGTTGAAGGAATACCCCGAGCCCACCGCGCAGCCGCGCAACGATGTAAGACCAAATACTTCTGGGTTGTTGACGCCGATAATATAGTCAACGACGATTTCAATTTCGATTTCAAATGGCCACGTGTTGATACCCGTGACGACCGTGTTGCTGTCTGGAGAGCCCGTAACAACGTAAACGGGTTGGAATATGGATATGGTGGTATTAAATTATTACCACGACAAGTCGTTTTAGGAATGCCTGACGGGGTAATGGATTTTACCACAAGCATCAGTGATTATTTTCATGCAATGGAAGACGTGGCATCAACGACAATAATCAATTCATCACCCTACGAAGCATGGAAAGCAGGTTTTAGGGAATGTGCAAAGCTCGCGTCCGGATTAATGGGCGGAGACGAAAACACAAATGAAGAACGCATGGCAACATGGATGCACGAAGCGCAGGATATTCCGAACGCAGAGTATTGTGTTGCGGGTGCCCGTGCTGGATCGCAATTCGGACTTACGAATAAACGGGATCGCTTTGTGCTGAGACAAATCAATGACTGGGAATGGCTTCGTGAACACTTCAATACAAGTACTGCCAAAGAAATGGGAAACGCGTAGACTCGTCGTTGCAATGAGTCAGGTTGTCCAACGAGCCAACTGGTCTGATAGCAACCAAATTTCGTTATCTTGCCGAGAAGGCGAACAAGAATTTAATGAATGGGTTTACGCCCACGGCGATCCTGTCAGACCATTCACGAGAGATGGGCACGTGATTCATCAAGAATCCGACTTTGGTGGATTTCTAAAAGGGTTCGAAACGGCATCCCCTTACTTTTTTGAAATTTGGAAGCATTTGGTGAGTGAGTACGGTCACGTATACCGAATGCGTTTGATCAAGTTAAGGCCACGGACCTGCCTCAGTTTTCATGCGGATTACAATCGTCGAATTCATATTCCCATCATTTCGAATGATCGTTGCTATATGGTTATAAACGAAACGGACCAACACCCGCCCAAGAATTCATCAACGCACGTCGATTCCCTAGAAACACATCGGCTTTCTGCTGATGGTTCCATGTACCTTGTTGATACTCGACACCCTCATACTGCATTCAATGGCGGTGAAGTAGACCGTGTTCATCTAGTGTGTTCGATATGACAGATGCGATTTTAATTTTACGTGGCCTCGAAGAAATGTATCCTGAGATTGAGTTTGTCTCGCGATTACGTCAGGCGTTAGAAGATCATCCTGATTTAAATTGGGGTGATGCATTGTCGCGGGGTCAAACAACATCCAAGTTATGGCTCGTGCATGAGTTGATCATGAACAAGCAATACGATCTTGGTCACGTTGCGCTATGTGGTGGTTGGGTCGGTCTGTTAGCAAGAATGATTTTTGACGAGAAGCGAATCAACGTAGACCACATCCATAGTTTGGACATTAGTGCGGTTGCCACCTTCGCGGCGAGAACAATCAATCAAGAATATGTAAACCACAAGTTTACTTCAACCGTGGCGGACTGCCACGACATGATGTACAAAGATCAATACAACACGGTCATTAACACCAGTTGTGAACATTTCCAAAACTTTTCAACATGGACTAAACGAATTTCTCCCGGAAGGCTGGTCGTGTTGCAATCAAATGATTTTACAGAAATGGTCGATCATGTGAATTGTGTTTCGAGTGCCGAGGAATTGGCCGATCAGGCAAATCTGGAAACTGTTATGTTTACCGGTGCACTTCCGTGTATTAAGTATACCCGGTATATGGTAATAGGTGTGAAGTGAAAGAAATACGGATTTTAACTCCCCACACTGTTGCCGAATTCACCGTGGCCGAGGCTAAGGCGAAGCGAGCGAATGTATTTCCTGACTGGAATTGTACGGTCGGGATGAATTGCATTTACATAGACTTTGATGGAATTGTGTGGCGTGGTCCATGCCGAGTTGGGGGAAAACTAGGACATATGCTCACGGATTGGCAACTCCCAAAAGACACCATACGATGCAATCTCCCAACATGCGATTGTGGAACCGGAATCAAATTGCCCAAAACACTCGGGGACGATATTTCCTGCGAGCCAGTTGAACCCCAGTTGTTCAATGTCCAGTGGGATTTGGGTCGTCGATGCAATTTCGATTGTTCCTATTGCTGGCCAACAAGCCATAACAAAACAGACCCGTGGGTTGATATCGATGTACTATTAAAAGTAGTGGATAAAATAGAAGCTCGTTATGATGGGAAGATGCAATTCAATATTGCTGGTGGTGAACCTACATTACACCCAGACTTTTTGGAATTTTGTTCCTATATTTGGAGTAGGGGTCATCACATTCATGTTCAGACAAATGGGACGATGAATGTGACCAAGGCACGTGATCTTGCGATGATAGCCGAATTATCCATATCGGTTCACTTCGAGTTTGCTAATCTAAGTAAGATTACAGATAATGTTAGGTCCATACTCTCTGGTCCTCACAATGGCTTGGAAGTGAAAATGATGGTACCGCCGATGTCGTACAATTCACGGATTGACGAAGATATCGATGAACTGAGGCGTGGGTTGGAATCAATACCGAATATCGATGAAGCTCGGGTGATCGTCACCCCACTTCGTGACCCTGATACGAACCAAATGATGCCATACTCTGAGTTTGAGTTTACTACTTTTGGAGACCTTGATGTCAGATTTTGAAATACTAGTGTGGGAGGATGTGAAGCCAATTTGGGATAAGCATCTGTGGCCCGGTCGTGACAGTCAGCCTGTAACCTCTATGAAATATCGCGGGGGATACGACATGGAATACAAAAACCAAACCCCGTATTTCATCGGTTTTGTTGATGAACCAGATAATGTAATCGCGGTAAACAGTTATGTGCCTACAAAATCTTCCGGGAAGGAATGGCGTAGCCGAGGATTATGGGTGCACCCCAAACACCGTGGATGCGGTCATGCGAAGGAATTGCTTGAATTTATGATTGACGATATTAAAAAGAAAGGCGGTACATTCATTTGGACAATGCCAAGGCGAGGTGCATTGGAAGCATACGAATCTGTGGGATTTAGTCAATCTACAGCATGGAAAAAACAGGATTGGGGCGTAAATTGCTACGCTTTTCTCAGATTTTAAATGTTCGAATACACTCATAAAAATCATTTCAAATTTGGATACCGAATCCATGACGATCATTATTGGATGTATCCGACTCCGGCGAATCCGGAACACGAGTTCGCTGTAGCGTATGGTGTCTGCAAGTACGATCCGGAAAATTTCAGAGAGGAGTGTTTTCGGGCAGCTAGGCTGATTCATGAGAGTAGTGATGAGAAAGCCAACATTCTGTTTTCGGGCGGGAACGAAAGTGAAATTGTTGTGCGGTCGTTCCTTGCGCAAAATCTTCCATTCAACGTCAGTATTCTAAAATTCAAAAATAACTTGAATCTTCATGACATCTCGTTCGCTGTTGTATTCTGTGAACAGTATGGAATTAGCTATGATGTCATCGAACTGGATATAAAAAACTTCTTGGAAGGTGAGGTATTCGATTACGCAGAGAGAACAAAGTGCCCATCTCCCCAATTACCTCCCACCATGTGGCTGGCTGATCAAATTGATGGATTGCCTATCATGGGGTCCGGGGAACCATATCTGTCGAAGGTAGTACCGGATGATTACATTCCCGGGAAGTCTCCCTATGAACCCAGTGAGTGGGTATTCCAAGAAAAGGAACGGATACAAGCATGGTACCGCCACTTCCTGATTCAGAATAGACCAGCGGTTCCGGGGTTTTTCCAATACACCCCAGAATTGATGTACATGTTCCTCAAGAGTCCTGTGGTGCAGGAATTGGTGTCAAACAAACGGGAGGGAAAACTTTCAACGGTGTCCACCAAGGGGGAAACATACCGGCTATGGTTCCCCGATATGATAGATCGTCCAAAGTTTCATGGATTCGAAGAAATAATGGAATGGGATCAGGTGGCGCGTGAATCACTTCAAGAACAGTACGGTCAATACGACCGGGTGAAAAGTGTAGAATATAGTGCGTTTTGTCG